TGAAACTGTGCATTAGGAGCGCCCAGATGTAGTCGTATTTGTATAGAGGCTGCGGCGCATTTTCTTTCCACCATTGCTTTTGTTTTGCAGAGGCTAACCACCCTTGGAGATAGTAGTCATCAACGATGTGGAAGAAAATCATCCACAATACAATGAATGTTTTGCTCATATTTGAGCCTCCTCTTATCCATATTTGAGAAGTGCGTTTTTAATATTGATAGATTCTCCGGGATTTAGAGTTGGGAAGAGACTGTTGTTAATATCAGCAATCCAACCATCTTGATTATTTCCAACCCCTACAACACCACTTTCTTTAATGCGTTCAATAAATTCAGCAGTTGGAAATAAAAGTTTTATAGCTTTTAACATTTCAATTTCTTCCCTACCCAGATATTTTTCCAATCTGGAAAGATCCCAATGAAACGGCCCTCCAGCAAATCGACATACAGAGTTTTTTAGCATAATACAATCCTTGCATTTTTGCTGTGAAGTACAAAAATCTTTGAGTTCACTAACCGTCCAACTACTTAACGGTTTATTATATTGGTACGCTTTATACCATTGCTGATACTTTTCACAGGTGTCTCGACACGATTTACAGCCGTTTTCCGTTGCAACTTCCCATCCGATTGTGCAGTCGGAACACGGATTAGCTATCAACATATCGTTTTGTTGCTGTTTTGAATATTCAGGGCGACTGGTCGGATATTCACTACAAGACAGCCCTTCATATATATCGCAGCTATTGGATTTATAACAGGACACTAATATACACCGCCTTAATAGCACACATCATTCGTTCGTTTTACTTTTGATAATTACTCCATTGAAAAACTACTTTCCCACACGGACACGAGTGAATTTTATGAAGAAGTTCTTCCGCTCCTTCGTAAATAATAACGGAGTTATAATCAATGTTTTCCTTTAACTGATCTGCTCGTTTTGATACAACATCGAGTGCATATAAAATTGCTTCATCATATGTTGGAAACCACTTTTCGGAGGCTCCATATGATAACGGGCAAACTCCTCCGTCTTCAAAAACGATATATCCATCCTGGCTTTGTTTATATTTAGCTATAACGCTTACCTCCTAAAAGAAGATCATTTTTAATGACTGCACTGTTCAAAATAGAATTTGACTGGGTGAGGAGTAGGAGTGACCAGGCCAAAACGAACAGCGTTTTTATATGTAACACTGTCACGCATGAGAACATCCGGCATATTTTCTACCATTTTGCGGAACCCTTCTAAAGTGGATCTGCTTTTGTAGTGGTTGCAGCTCCTACAGGCAGGAAGCATATTATCCAGCGTATCCTCTCCTTGCTCTGACCAACCATTGATAGGGATAACATGGTCAACCTGCATATCCTTGTATTCCAGCTCACACCCACAATAAGCGCAGTGCCCATTTGCCTTTTTATAGACCGCCATGCGCTCATCTTTGGTTAGTTTTCGACGCCGGCCACCTACTTTATCGAGCATAATAAACCCCTCTTAATCAAATGTTTTCAGATCTTGTATGGGAAACAAATTATGAGCGATCATATCATATGGCTCATCTTCCCATGAAATTTGGATTGGGCAATCGGAGACTGGGACGCAAATTAAACGACTATCTAAATGTTCCTTTGTCATTCTTGACCAATGTTTTCTGTATGTCTCCCACTCTTCTTTCGAGGAATATGTATGTACCTCTGGAGCTAAAAATCTATCTGCAATCCTCCAATAGCCGGTAGAATAAAATGGCATTACTCTAACAGGAGGTTTCTCGTGCGCCCAAATTTGACCAGATTCATCGCAGACTAAATATCGTAGCCCCCAAGAGCGTAGTTTGTTTATGTTAAATTTCATAGCGCTAAATCAGCGAGTTCCGAAAGCTTGATAGACTGCTCAGGCTTTAGGGACGGGAACGCACCTTTCTTTAGATAGATAATTTTTCCGTCTACTCTAAGAGTAGTCATGTCGCCAACACGTTTTAGCTCGCCGTCGCCAAGAACATCAAGTAGGTTTTCTGCGTGTACGATTTCATATTCTGTAAAGTGAGTCTTTCGGATGATGTAGTCTGGATCGTTGATAGCATTAACCAGATAATTCACATTTAGGTCAGTTTCCTTGTGCTTTCCGTGCGATAACGAAATGTGGATTTTCCCATCGTCATTCACCAGCAAAACAATCCCGGTGTTTTTAAGTTCAAATCGTTCTCCAACCTCAACCTCCAGCACTTCACAAATGCGAGGGCGCATCATTTCGGTGGTATCATCCACATGATTATCCATACTGATCTCCTTTTCTACTGTATAGTACAGATCCCCAGTTTCTTCATCCTGGTGTTCAACAAGTCTTTTTTCTTCAACTGATTTTGCAGGTTCAACGAAAGCCCATTCAAAAACTTCTTGCGGATAATATAGTGTCATATAACACAATTTACCGCCGTAGTATTCTCCTGGTTTATGGCAACAGTTCCCGCTTGTGTCCCCACAAATGGAACAAGTTTTTGTATTAACAGAACACGCAACACTGATTTTCTGCTTTTCTCCACGCTCAATCTGTTCAATTAGCTTCTCTGTTTCGTTGATTCTTGGAATAGTAGCAGTTGCTTTTATCCACCGATGACGCTCATAGAATGTTGCCCACTTATTTTCATCTGTAACAATCTCAGTTGAAACAATTTTTGCGATTCTGGTTTCCCCGATACAACCATACTTCCCAACGAACATTTCTGCCATTTGTTTAAGGCACTGAGAAGAGAATCGCTCGTTATCGTCATCAATTTCATTGTCACAAAGCCTAACGGTAAATGTGTAGTCATCATCTGCAACCTTACACCCGATTAGTGATGCAGCTTCGATTGGGCTTCCAAGATAAAACTCTCTACATCCAGGAATGGGCTTTTTACAATACAAAGGACACCAATCTCCACATTCTTCTTGCTGCTGACATACATATCCAACGGCTTCATTGATGGTATCAAATACCTTTCCTTCTTTGTTAATGAACTTCATGGCTATCCTCCTGAGCCAGTTTTGCACCGCAATATCTACAGTATCGTGCAAGCGGGTCTATGCTATCAAGACGATGACAATTCGGGCATACACCCTTTCCATTGGCACACAAAATACGATGTTCCCCATCGTCAAAATATTTCTCCCACTGCTCCGTAGTAGAATTTGTATAATTGATGTCGATATCGTCACCCCAGTCTACATGAGCACCAACTTTTTCGTTGGAAAAGTGTGTAACACAACTGGTGGAAATACCATCAAGAGCATCGTCTTTAATAAGCCTCTTGATCTCGTTCAAGGAAAGATTTTCTTCCAGGTCACACACATATAGCGTCATTTTATAAAGTTGTGCCATTACTGTTCTCCTTATCATCAACATTGCAGAAAGGACATCGGTGAGAGCAAAACCTAATGCTTCCATCTAACTGACATATGCCGCAGCCCTCTCCGTATTTGTTCATAACTCATTGTTCACTATTCCAGAAAGAGCAATTTCCACATTCGCCCATAATCAATCCCTCTTTATTCAAAACAGATAATATAAAAAGGCTTTCAACGTGCGCTTCCATTTTCCATTAACATATTCATAACCATTCACATAGATATGATTGTTAATAATAGTAGTTGTAGTGCGTAAGCCACGTCTGCCCGGAGGGGGAGGGATTATTTTACCGTTAAGCTGGATATAACCCCGATTAACGATACAGGTTGATGCTTCGCCAACTTCAATTTTAGAACGATTGATGAAGCTATTCATTTTCATTCTCCTTTTCGGCGTATCCCTCCAGATCATCCAAGATCTTGCCAACCAGATCTAAGGCGTCTATCTGCCCTCTGTCACTCTGGTACATCCACTCGCTGCCACAGGAAAGAGAGATGGTGCCATGTTTTTCAATATATGTGCAGATACGTTCAAGGATTTTGGCGGCGTCCAACACGGCTTCACTGAACTTACCGGGATCGTCGATACCGTTGTTGACACAGAAGATAAGATAATCATGCAGATCTGTTCTCAATTTGCTCATAATAAACCTCCTCAATCCGGGTAAGGTATAATGCTTGTTGCGGAGCAAAGTCTCCAAACAACTCAACCTCTTTTTTGAGGCGGGCTGATATAGCAGCTTCTTTGCTTTCAAAACGACCAATGAAGAGTTTTTTGCGATTGATTGTAATACTGGCCGTCCACTTATTTCTTCGTTTATCAAAAGATACGCCAATCACACCAGAGGTGTTTGTAGAACATAAACCTCGATTTCGGTTATTTTCAGTATAACTACAACAGCGAAGATTAGTTTTTCTGTTGTCGTAACGCTTGCGATTTTTATGATCAACGTATTCATCGGGGGCGGCGTGCATAACAATTCGGTGAAAGCGAACAATGCGTCGGATGCCGGCATAAAAATAGCTGCTGGTAAGATATCCACCTTTGTCAACATACCAGTTAGTACGGCTTTGAATAATCCGAAGGTCTTCGATATCAAAAAAGAACTCGTTTGTGCCGATATATAAAACGCCATATGTATCAAAGAGTTTCACATTGTTCGCCATTAGTCTACACCTCAAATATTGCTAAGCTTGTTATTCCAGGTATGGCAATTCTGAACGGATATCTTCAGGAACATTATTTCGCCAAACATAGGAGTTTTCGAGGATATAGTTGTTATAGCTGGCAGCGGTTTTATTTGCACGCATTTTTGCCTGTTCTGCCCATCCAACCTTTTCTTCATCATTACTGGACTTGTATTGCTCCCAAGTAAGACGATCTGTTTCGTATGAGGCAATCATAGCACGGCAAGTATCCTCAACCTTTTTTAAGGTTTCATAGTTGGTGGCATCATCCACCTTCTGGATAGAACCAAACCAGAGGTTCCATGTGGCCTTGCCTACATGGGTAGCTCCAAAGAAAATCCCGGAACCAATACCTGCGATAAGTACGATGGCGACGATAAGGGCAATCAGCTTCTCCGATTTAGTCATCACTGCACCCCCTGGACGAGTACAGTGGGCGAATCCAGTTCAAAAGGAATATCGGAATAAAGATAAGTACCCGTCCACTCTACATACTTGCCATCGGGCGTGAAGAAGAAAATCCCGTTATCATTTTCTCCATAAGAGCCATCTACATCGGCCAGCTCAGTATTGATAACTCCGCCATTGGAGTAATAGCTTTCTGTGTAATTGGGACTAAGGTAACTATTCAGACTGGACACCTTTCCGTCAACTACGAAGCGCCCAACAACACTACCAGACTCAGTGAACAAAACAATGTATCCCAAGGGCTTTTCTACGGCACAGACAAGAGTGTTCGCCTTTTCGCGCTGCCCATTGACCCAGTAAGCACGACGGATCAGGTTAAAGCGTTCCAGAGAATAGTCGATGTCGGTAGGCGTCTGCTGTCCTTCAGTCAGCTTGTCGGTAGCCACCTGAGTGTTTTCAATATTTTGCTTAGTGCCAGAACTGGCGTACTCGCCGCAGGCAGTCAAAGTGAAAAGCATAGAAAATGCGAGGACGGCGACCAAAATCAAAGAGATGAGCTTTTTCATGTTGAGGTTCCTCCTAAACTTGTTTATTGAATATGCGATAATTAAGTTTCCCCCACAATAATATAGAGTTTTTTCTTGCCCCATTTCACCCAGAAGCAGTCAGGCTTATCCAGTGTTACTACGAGATCGGAGCGATTGCGGCGAACTTCGCTAATTGAGGGAACTACGCCGGCGTCTCTTAGAATTGCGGGAAGAAAACGCTGGTTGGTAAATAAGGTTTGCTTTTGCTCAATGCACTCCCAGTCTTTCTTGTCATACGCCAAAAGGGATGAAGGATCGACAAGGGGTGTGCCGATTACAATATTCAGATACATAGTAGGTAGTCCTTTTATTACAACCGGTTTATTCTTACCCGCCCACTCTCGTGGGCGGGATTTTTTGGGGAGTTGAAGGTTAGGTATTAAAGCCGGGCAGCAACGCCAACGAATAGTACGCAAGGTAATTGCTGGCCGAGCCATCTGTGTACACACTACAGAAAATGGTGCTAAAGTTGTAATAGGCGGAGCGGAGCCACTGCGCTACGCGATCTCCATCTTCATCTTCTGCGTAATAAGGAACGTCTTCCTGCTGATAATATTCGTACCAGTGACCTTCCTTACCGTAAGAATAGATCTTTCTGCCAAACAACTCCTGCTCAGATTTCAGCCAGAAACGACAGACAACCTTATGAAGTTTACCGGTACGGTCAGCACAGAGTTTATAGACCGGCTTGGCAACAGCCGCCAGTTCATCGGAAACAAGGTTGCCGAAATCGTTCTCTAAGAACTTAAACATATCGCTTTCGCCGTAGGTAACAGAGGTGCCGTCGGCCTGCATGGGGCGACTATCCTTATAGGCCACAAGCATCTCCCAGGAGATAGGGGACTTGCCGCCAGACACCAAATCATCGTGGTTGAAGCCGATAATACGATATACGGCAACAAATCCATTTTTCATATAATCTTTCTTTGTAGCGCCCAAAGCAAACTTCTTTCGGGCATTGCCGGATCTTCCAATCTCATCAATTTGCTGCCAAGAAAGATGATCAAGATTGGTCATAGGCTTAACCAAAATGCGATCGGGGTGATCAAGCGCCATCAGTAAGGCTGCAGAGCTTCCTTTGACATTAGGGGGAGAAGTCTTGAAGGTGCCGTTGTCCTTAATGGTAAAAGTACAGCCGGGGAAGTTGTCAATAGCGAATACGTCGCCAACATTGACATTCAAAAGACTACAGATACGAGGGTTAAGCATTATTTTACCTCCTTAAAAATAGCTGTATGTAGGTGTTTAAGTTTCTTTTGGAGTAAATCCGTTGCAGTTTCGCAGCCAAACAGGATCAAAATTTACCGGCCAAAAGAACCATCCCATCTCGATTCCATACGGATCTGCTTTGATATTAAGCTTCTTAGCATTCTGTGCATTTTTCTGGGAAAAGAAATCGAACGGATTAGTTTCATTTCCAGGATAACGACAGCAGCTATGGGCGTCTCCCGGAACGGAACCTCTATACTTGCACTTATAACATTCGCTCAAACCGTTTCACCTCAATTACAGATTAGATTCATATTTTGCTAACCACTGTTTGCAAAGAGGTTTTATAAAATCCTCAAAAACCTGGGCGATCTTCTTTGCATTAGCAGTAAAATCCATTTCAATACAAGAGATCACATCGTACCCATCGCAAATTTCCATAGGGGTATCTTTGAAAGCCCTAAGTAACGCCTCATATGATTCACTTTCACTTGCGCGATCACAGGCGTCTTGTACACGTTCCATATCCAATTCAGGATGGTCTTCCAAATCCTCTGGATTATCTGTGTCAATTCCATAACTGCTGATAAGCGCCTTTACATTCGCAAGAGTCTCATCATAATTAACCTGGCAGCGTGCCGCGATTTTATCCAACAGATAGCCCTGGTCAACTCTTGACACCAAGTGCATAAAACTCTCGGAATTGGGCGTTGCTACCCAACTATAAGCGTAGTTACCACAGTCGGACATGATAGTTAGATCGTAGCGCTCCAAATCAAAGTTAAAATTCGCCCAAAGACAAGAACCATAATCGGGATCGCCTTGTTCCTGCCGATACTCAATAGTGATGATGTTTGGTTGCTTAAATCTTGTTTTCGCCATAAGGAGCCTCCTCGCTATAAAAATCTTTTGCGCGAACGCATTCAGCGATTACTTCCATGTCGCCGCAGATCATCATCTGTAAAACGATGATATTATTTTCGGGGTCGTCAACCAGTCGCTCGCTGTCATAGGAATAAGGGCCGCTATATAGAGGTTTTTCGTATACCCTCTTTTTAGCAGTGTGACCGTCTGTATGAAGAAGTTGCGCGGCTCGATTACTCTTCAAACTAAATTGCTCGAACCAGCTTTTGGGGTGATTTTTCAAAATACTACCGGTAACGGCGTTGATCTTAATGCTTTGAGTGCTATGAACATTGGTATAGTCAAACATGGCGGTCTCCTTACTCTGAAATTAGGTCAATATAGGTCTTAACCTTCTCTACATTCCAGAAGACACGCTTGCCTACTTGGATGCGGGCTTCTGCCATTTGGCCGATCTGTACGGCAGATGAGCGGCCACAACTCAGCATGGCCTGCAGTTCTTCGGTCGTAACAGCAATTTTCTTATCGGTAGGGATATTGCTTTTTTTGGTAGCGATCATTGGGTGTCCTCCATATCCTTTGGGGCTTTCTGAACGGTTATGAAGTCATACTCTCCACTCTTTTGGATGATCATGGCACAAAGTTGATTCCCAAAGACACAACCTCCATCAATACCAATGTCGCCGGTTCGCGGAAAGCAAGGAACTTCTCTAAATGGGGTATGGCCGAAAATTACGCGCTTTTCGCGGGGTCTGGCGTCAATTTCAAGCCACGATCTGCCCCAGAGCAAATCCTCTTCGCTGTTGCTGATCAAATCAGGATAGGTAAGGCCGGCATGACAGAAGATAAACTGTTCCGTTTGATGGTACAAAGGCAGAGACCGAAACCATCCAAAGTCCTCCTGGATTTCTGCTCCATTTCTTTCGTAGTCATAAAGTGTAAACATTCCGCCATTGCGCATCCAGACAGTATGAGAATAGTTCATAGGGAGCGATTCGTGATTTCCCCGAAGACAAATCACTTTGTCTTTTCCTACCTGGCTCTGGAGCTTTTGAAGGGTTTTGACTACCTTATAGCTAAATGGGCCACGATCAATGTAGTCTCCCAAGAAAATCAGGGTGTCGGTAGCGCTGTCATAATTGACCTTGAGCAGTAGATCTACCATGGTATGGTAGCAGCCATGGATATCCCCAATAGCTATAATGCGTTTACTCTCCATACTACCAATTCACCTCCGGGATCAAGTGGAAAAACTCAGTATGACTACCCACATCAAAAACGGTTACGCCATCTTTATTCCAGATGCGGACATAGTAAATTTTGAAATTGCGCTCGGCGGCAAACGCCCGGATATGTAACATAGCCTCAGACCGGATTTCTTTGTCGGTCTTAGCTCTACCATCGCGGTCGTAGTCATAGATTTTGGCAATCTCCCTGGTGCGACCGCCTACAAATACAAGGGAGTGATGCGCCGGTTCAAGAGTTTTCTTTGCCATGTTATCACCTTGAATAATTTAATGTGTTGCTTATCGAAAAATGACAACCATGCTGGGGAAGGGGGCAGAATTTTTACCGTCTCCAAATTTCAATCGGCCTCGAATGAAACGAACCTCCACATTGGGTTTTTGGTAAATATAATCGTGAAAGTAGGTAGTGTCGGTACGAGCGGGGATTAGCAAGACAACAGTTGTGTCAGGCTGCGCAGCTTCTTCGGAGCACTTCTTCACCCAGTCTTTGATTGTTCTGCCATACGGCGGGTTGCAAAAGACCGTCTGCCCCCCCCCACGACTGCTCAAGTCCATTATCTTCATTAGTGAAATAGCGCTCACACTTATGGTTGACATGATCAGCGCAAGGGTCAAGGGTGAAGTGAAACTCCGAATCCAGCTGGTCAAAGAATGCCTGGGGTGTTGCCCAATCCATAGCTTTTGACGAGAACATGACTTCGGTATTCATTTGTTTCACCTCATAGTTTTATTTCGATCAGGCTTCAGGAATAGCCTTATCAGCACGGGTAATTAAAGCGTTGCCACAGGTAATACGGTCAGAGTCTTCCTCTTTGCTGGGAACGAAAACAATGACATCCCATCCCAAAGCCAGAAGAGGCTGCTCAAATTTAGTATAGACACTATAATTATCGTAGGTAGTGGTAATGTCGTAATGGTTTTCGACAGCAGCATTGGTCTGGTGGATCGGCGTAATCTTGACGATAAACTTTTCTTTGTCGAAAAGGCTGTCTAAAACAGTGGCATCCAGGATTGTCTCTTCGGTTACGGCGAAATTCAGTGTATACTTTCTGCCAGCCGGCATAGGAAGCCCTTCGGCAATGGCAGCAATCTCTCTCAGACTCAGAGATTTACTGTTAAATTGCATGGCTCGCTGCTCATCTGAGGTACTGTTGATGCTGAGTTGCAGCCCAGCTTCACCATGGCGCAAATTGTTCTTGATTTCACACCAACGATGCAGGTACTCAATCAAATGCTGATTTCCTTTGGGCATCATAGTAGAAACAACAGGATGAATGGTGACTGCGTGTAGACCGCATTCCTTGACCAGTTGATCCAGTCGGTTCTCGGTAAATTCCAGCACAACGGGGTTCCAGGTAGGCTCACCCATACGGGCATAATGGACATTGAAGCGGTTGGTAAAGCGCACATCCTCGTGCTCAATAATATAACGGATCTGATATTCCAAATCAGGCAGCGAGGCATTTCCGAAAAATCCATATTTATGAACATCGCAGAAAGTGCAGCTCATAGGACAACCCTTTTGTGTGCTGATCGTGGCGACCCATTTATCACGCAAATCAACCTCGCGATGGGTAACACCATCGATCTCTTTGGTCAGGCCGAGAAAATTCGCTTTAATGTTGTTCTCTTTGCCGTAGTCTCCGACGGTAAGAAACTCCAAACCGCGCATAGGGTTAAAGTAGATCTTGCCGGTATGAGTCAAAACCATTTGTGTGTCTGACATAATAATCCTCCTATTTGCCGAACGCCTCTTCATAGGTGAGTTCGGTAACTTCAAGAATGGCATTTACTTTAGCGTTGTTAATTCTGCCGCTGCTCAGGGCGGAACGCAGACGGAGGCCAGTTTTTGTCTCCAAATCTTTAATGAAGACGTGGTTTTCACACATCCATTTGCGAAGTCCCGGAAACACAACAGACTGAGGTTTAACATGAATACTTCGGTTTTTGCGACCTTGGATTGCCTCATGGACGGCTTGTTTGCTGATACCATACAGATCGGCAATCGCCTGATAGGTCATACCGCGTCTGCGGCATTCGATATATGCTTCAACTTTTGTCAAATCAATCACCTGAATAATTTAATGAGTTGCAATAGGGCAGATGGTCATTCCGCGATCTTTGAAATATTGAATAGCATCGTCGGCGTGTAAATGCTCGAAAATCCATTCGACAGAGACATAACGACGCTCTTTATAGATTGTTCGGTAGGAAATGGTCTTGAAGTCTTTGGGGAAGAGTTTGCAGACGGAATCTTCCGGCCATTCACGGTGCCATGCACGAATATAAGGACGCCTACGAAAGAAGGTATGCGCCATATACAAACCTTCGTAAATATCAGCGTTCTCTGACTCCAGGCGATCCCTCATCAGTTCCCAATCAATCGCGTTAGCAATTACCAGAACTTCCGGGATTTTTGCGTCGTCGCCACTACACCAACCGCTACACCCACACCGCACCCATTCGCCATCATCGATCTTAAATTCGTGGGCTACATCATAGATTTTCAACATTTAACGCTTCCTCCAAGTATAACGCTTAACGCGAACATCCAACTTATAGCGTTGAGCGGTTTCTATCATGTGGTGAGTTCCTTTGCTCTGTCCGTCCCAAAAAGCTACAAGCGCATCGGCGTTCTTTGCCATTTCCTCATTGCGGATGTATCCAGCAGCGCGTCCGTGTTCATCCCAGTCAGCTTCAAAATACCGGATACTATAACCGCGCTCTTTGGCATAGCGCTCACCAAGTCGATCGGCCCCACGAGCCATACCACAAACAATTTGGATCTCATCGGTCACATTTGCCAGCAGTCGATCCATAACTTGAGCAAGTCCCTCGTAGTTATTGAAGTCACGGCCACCAGCAATGATTACGCGAAACATGAGACCACCTCGTTACAGCTTATACAGCACCAGACTATTGTGCTCAAATACTTCAGCCAACATATCCAGCACTGCGCCCCAGTCGCCACCGGCAAGACCGCAGCCAATTCGATAAGGCATAGCAATTTCTACGTCAGGCGGAATATAGCCGGCAACTGGAGAGCAGGCAGTCCGAAGAGCGCTCAGATCAGTACAAGAGCGAAAACGACTGTAATCCAGTTGACCAAACAAATTGATAATCATTCGTCCATCTCTGACATGGACACCAAGGTTTTGCCCTAACAGTTCAGCAGGGTTACGGCGGTGTTCATTGCAGACGCGCTTATACTCCTCATACACTTCAGGGTACATTGCTTTGATCTGCTTGGCAATACCAGCGCCCATAACTCCCATACAATTCACTTGATGGCAGATATACATAGCTCTGGAACGAAGAACATCACCTTTCTTAATGGTAATCATTACAGCCACACCTCTACATATTCACGCTCTTTGGAGAAAATAGGCGGACACTTATCGACAACCCACCGTCGGCGCTCGATAATACGGTCTTCCATGGGGATACCTACGATCTGCTTATAGCAGCAAGAACCATATTTCATGCAGTGAGGATAATCCTCCCAATCAATGCCACGCTCCAGCAACATTTCCAGAATGTTGGCTTGGTTTTTCTTATGCAGTTCCTTGGCACTGTAAAATGCTTGCCCCGCTGCTTCAATACTGTTGCGAATGGCATCCTGCTGTCGCCAGATCAAACAGTTGCAGACTTCTTCTTTGGGTAGGGTAAAAACACGAGAATCAAACAGGGCATCTTTAGTAATCGCTTTTGAATATCGCCGGCACCGCTCTTTATCTTCCTCTGAATTAAAATCAACACGATGCTCCTTTTGATTGATAGCGGAGTTCCGCATAAAGAAGTGACGCATCTGTTCTTTGAATGCGCGATTAAAAGCCAAGGTTGCCATGCTTGCAGAAACGCTTGCCATCTTCTGAATATTGTAACCAAACCAACTGTCTGTGGTGAGGGTAGCGTAATCGGTAAGCACCAAGGTAATCTCATCGGACTGGGTATATCCGAAAACACAACCCTGAATATTCTCACAGAGATATTTCATCGCATCCTGCATAGTGGCGGTCAACACTTCATCAAAAGGTTTTTTGAAGCCTTTGGTAAAGGTATGAAAAGCTTTACCATCCAATCGAATGATGACAGGAACACGACGGGTTAGATAATTCCGAGAGACGCCCTCGTACTTCTTCATACGATCGCCTAAGCTATCTTTCTTGTTTGCCATATCATTTTACCTCCTGATTGGCAGTTTAGTTGTTGATGGGGGGGGTAAGACAAGCGGCTTCAACTTTATCGTACTCTTCCCAAGGAATACGAACGGCGTGCTTGTGATCTTCCAGATAGGCAGTTCGACCATTAGCAATCAGCCAGTTATCAAAAAAGGTCTGCATTTCCGCAATAGCAGCATCTCCAATGTCGCTGAAAGCGTCTTCATACAAATCTTCGCAGGCAGAATCAACGATACTACGAGCGTCCAGGCTCATATGAATCTCTGAAGTACCCCATACATACTGCGGACGCTGGGTGGGATCTGTCCAGTCGTCATTATTCCAGCTATCAAAGAACTCATCCCAGTCTGTAAAGTAGCCATCGTTATATGGGAAGTGATCGCTATGACACATGGTAAATTTGGTGCCAAGAGCATTTGGCTCATTCTTTGTGGCGCGGTCAAAAGCTTCCTGCAATTTCTTCTGCTCTTTTGCCCACTTGCGCTGCTGAGCCGCGCTACAGTCACATTGCAAAGTTGTTCTGGGAAGCTGTTTGCCACAGTCGGGGCAATAACGGACAATCCCGTTATAGCAGTTAGGGCAAAAAGAAATAGACTGATGTTGATACGGAAACATACCGAATTTCTTATCAGGATCGTCAGATAAGCCATAGCGATTAGGTACAATACTTACACCGGTACCTTTGCAGACTGGACAAATACCTTCATTGTCATGCAGATCTTTAACCAACTCTTGCTCTAACAAATGGGCAAACGCATCTTTTACACTCACTGTTTCACGAACTGGTTTAACAAAATCAGACATAGGCACACCTCAAAACTCATTTTCCATGGAATGATATCTTTGAGGACACCCTTTGCACAACTCCTCCGCATAGGCGTCTCCATCAGGGCATTGCATACCATATCCATACTCACAGCTCAAATCCTGGGTATCTCCATACCATCTTTCTGTGATGGTGCCACCACAAGCACCAGTATAGCAAACATCGTTCATGCACTAACCTCCAAATGATTTTATGAGTTGCTAAAAATAGTATATCACGGATCTCCAATTTGTCAAGAGGAAATCCGTGATTTTATGAGTTGCTATTTGAAGTTTTTTGTGAAGACGGTTCAGAGTGAAGCAAGATGGAGAATTACCGCCGTGGGATCAGTGCTTTCCTTTAGTGTCTTCTTATACCGTTTTTTCCACCACTGATAGATATGCTCATGGTTTTTAATAGGTAGAAATCCCTCAATGAGCATCTGCGGCTCATTATAGTATAAACCAAACTCCTTTAAGTCTTCATCAGAAAAGACACTCAGAGACTTCTCTTGGATACCGGAGATAACTGCAGAGTACCGAATAGCATAATCAGGAAGCTGATTAGCAGAAGACCATCGAGAAGCCTCCTCAAGCTCTGAGAAGTAGGTTTCATTGTTAGGTGGTACTGTGCCACATTCTAAAACCACTTTACCGTCAAGTCGATAGAGAATGCCAGGGATATCATCTTCCGGTTTAACCTCACCATTTTCCCGACGATAAATATGACAGGTGACTTTTTTGAACGATTCTTTAATTTGCAGGGTATCGCCAATGTGGTACTCGCCTTTGCCGGCAGGAATAGCAAAAATCGAAAGTTTTTTGGCTATGAAGAGTTCCATATCAGCTGCATTCAGCGCCAGGTACATAGTCAATTCCCTCCAGTCGCAACTGGGCAACCTCCGCCCAGGGAAGCCCGAAATAAGGGCTTTTCTTTTTGTCGCAGGTACCGTTATCGATACCTATGTACTGCCGCCCTTCCATTTTGGCAGCAATCAGAGTAGATCCGGTGCCACAGCAGTTGTCCAGGACTACCCCCCCCACATTGGTGAAGGTGCGGATAGCATACCGTAAAAGCTCGATGGGTTTTTCGGTGGAGTGTAGCGCCACGGAAGGGTGGGGTTTGGGAAACCGCCAGATGGAAGCCGGATACTTCAAATCGCTGTCGGAAGACTGAACAAGGGTGTAGTCGCCGTAGCTCCGGTTAGAGTGAATGTCTTTGGCTTGTTTGCCTACGGCAGAACCCTTACTATGGTTTTTCGCGCCCTTTACCATCTGCGGATGATAGACAGGCAAAAATTTATAAAAGACCATAATATCTTCATGCTCACGCAGCGGCATTTTCTTGGCATTTAGGAAGCCGCTTTTGAGAACCTTATCCCAAATAATGTTGTATCGGTGGAGTTTGGGATTGGAAAGCATCATGGTTGCGGTGAATTTATCCTGACCAAAAAGGAGAATGACTCCATGGGGCTTAATAATCCGCTCGTACTGCTCCCAGAGTTTATCAGGTGGGATGATCACATCCCACTGATTTTGAGTCGTTCCGTAAGGGAGATCCACAAAGATCATATCAATGCTTTCGCTATCGATCTCCTTCATTACTTCCAGGCAATCACCGTTGATTACTGTATTGGGAGTAATGCTCATAGTATCAACCTTTCATTTATTCCGTCATTCTTTTTTTTGAGCGCCTACAAGAGATTGATTGATACAATCGCAAACCTCACAGTAGCTCTTCATAGTTTCTTTAAGCTGAATCTGTTTTTCCTGGGGGAGCTTCTGGATCTCACGTCCCAGAATAGCAAGCGCTTCTGTTTCAGCGGCATCCATAAACAGGCTTGGGTCAATGGACTTGCCGGCATTAAAAGTTTTTTCATAAGAAGAGTTCATCCATTCATGGAATTGGGCTTCCTGAATAGGGTTGAATGGAATACCCATCAACCCCATCAGGGTGGCCTCAAACAAACTTTGGGGAAGTTGCTGCAGATATTCAAATACGGTCATAATATCCTCCTTACCAGCAATCACCAAATGCCTGATAGCCAAGCTGGACACTGGATTTCCATTCGGCTTTCAGACGGGCTTTTAACTCGTTAGAGAGACCGCTGCACATGGCCTTAGTAAACTGGACGGTTTCATACTGGCAAAGGTAAGTGTCGTCATCAGAAGTACCAAAGGCGACATACATACCGACTTTATCTGCCCATTCGCAAATACCGTCGATTGTGGCTTTGTGCTTTGCGTAGTAGGCATCCAGATCGGTAATGTTTTTGTCCAGTGTAAAAGATCCGCGCACAAACTTCTTCTTTGCCATAGCGCTTACCTCTTTCCGGTAGAGCCAATCCCACCACGATCCTCGTTACCCAGGGTTTCCACGGCCTCAAAAATCAGCTGCGGCTGGTGCTCAATAATGCGGAACTGACAGATACGATCACCGGCATGAATAACGGTATCGCGTTTCGCCTCGGCAGGGAAAAACCACTGGTCATTATCGCCACAGTAGGCTTCATCAATGATACCAATGCTATTGGTCTGTGTAATACCGAAGTTCTTGAGGGTGGAGCTACGAGGAGCCACAAGAGCCTCATAACCTGCGGGCAACTGCATGGCAATACCCAGAGGAATGAGTTTGCATTCGCCCTGCTTCAACTCAACATCTTCGGCAGCGCGGAGGTCAATCCAGTTTGATTTGTTTCCACCTACATAGGTAAGAGGTTCGATCTTGTCGCTAAGATAGCGAATTTTAATAGTTTGCTGGTTCATGCAATATATCTCCTTTAACCCAGATATTTTTTGAACAATTCAGAAAGCTTCATGTTATTCTGCTTTGCCAGCTCAATGGCGCAAGCACAGACATTCTTTTCGGTAGACGCGCCAATCTCATCACAAAGATAAGTAAGAATATCACTATATTCGCGAGAGTTATAACACACCTTTTTATCATAATCGGCGCCAAGACAACTGCCGCTTTCGAGATCTTCGCAATCATCGCACAGGTGAATGCGCGTATAGCCATCCCACGCCTGCAGCTTTTCGCGGTGAATAGTAAACTCAGCATTGACAGCTCCAAGATTTGCGCCCTGAGCGTGTCGCCACCAGCCCCAACCATTTTCCCAATCCTCGTCGTTGATAGAACAGAGATTGGAAAAATCTTCATCTGACAGCTCCCAGACCTGATATTCCTCACGGTGGCTGTCCTTGGGTGGTACATAGTGGTAGGTACAAACGGCAGCAGTTAGATCGAGAGCTTGGACAGCCCGTTCAAAATGACCACCAGCAAGAATTTCAACCATTGAGAAAATTCTCTCCTTTCAATACCTCATCAGATGTTTTGATATATAAGCCACAGTGACACATACCACTTTCCATTTCACGGAACTCTTTACACATACATTTAGTGTCTGGACTTCTGATAAGGACACATGGGCAATATCCATCATTTTCTTTCAACTTCGCCCTAATTTCTTCTGCGTACTTTTTGTCGGGATTTACTTTAACCCTCATGCTATCCTCCTATTATGAAAGCTGCATAGCAAACTGGTTATCTGAAGAAAGAGTAATGCCGAGAACATCATCATATCTGTTCGCCTTATCGGGAATAAACCTGCCAAACTTAATAATGATATTTTTATATTTCTTCAGACGATCAAGCTTAGGCTGTATTTCGTTTGGATAGTAGCCCGTGTAAATAACGATAGGGGAGATATCTCCATTTGAACGAAATAACTTGATCAAAGTCTCGACTTCATCAATTTGCAAGAACGGCTCCATACCGCCAATTACAACCGCTTTAGTGATTGGGTTATTTGCGAAATGCTGATAAATCACCGAGTCGGGGATGTCTTTTGATGGAGCCTGGGCAAGAGGTGCGTTTTGACACACCTCAATACCCAGGTTCGATTCAGTACAGCATTTGAAATCACAAAAACAGGTGTTAATGAACATGGAGGGGAGTTTGAAATTGGTAAAATCTTCTTCAATAATCCCCTTTACACGCATTACATGACCTCTTTCTTTGTCAAAACGTCATACCACTTTCTCTCGTTAAACTCCTGTTTGCGAATTTTTTGGTAACTGCTTACGGGAGTATAGAAGCCAACAACGCGAGCATATGTATCTGCTACCGGTTTGCCGCAGCTGGGACAAGTGCTCGCTCCCATAAAAGCGTGTTTGTCAGCACACACAGAGATTTTCGTCGTGAACGCGAAGTAAATCACACCCTGGCTTGCCACATAATTAAGCATATCCCAAGCAGCATCCTCATTCGGGAAGCGGCTTTCAATATCGATATGGGCGATGCAGCCACCGCCACATTTCTTATCGAACAGATTTCCAAGCCGGCACTTTTCCTGGATCGTGCATTTCTCCATGAGCGGAATCCACTGATTGCTGTAGATAAAATACTTGTTCTGCTCGAACAAAAGATTGTCTGCTGCACAAATGACACCGGCACAATTTTCAGCAGGGATCATCTCCAGATTGAATGTGAAATCACACTCAAAGTTGTCCTTTACATCATTGATCGTGTCCAAAATTTCAGTGGCGAACTCCACGGCCTCATCGGAATACGACTTGTTACCCATTTCGTCCTCATTGATCAGACCGAACAGATCCATAACCTCATACATACCGATGCCACCAATCGTACAGAACTGCTTATCCAGTTCCACAGCTCCATCCTGATAGTTCGGCAGAAGCCCTTTTTCAATGTTGCGCTTGATCACATGACGCATAGAGAACAGAGCCTTACAATCAAGCAGCACGCGGTCTTTGAGGATATCGATATATTTCTTCTTGTTGAGCTTGCTTTCATAAGCAATTCGTACCAGGTTAATGGTGCTCACGCGGCAAGAACCTACGCTCAGAGCAGTACCGCCGATAGAATTGATAAAGGCATCCAGCTTTTTTGTATCGCTAAGCAGCCGACAACAGTTGCTCAAAATACCAATATTGTCACTGACAAAGAAGTTGGAATCAGACCACTTGATGTTATGATTGCTGCACCAACGAGCAAACTTTTCGTCCTGGAACTTTCCGTCTTTATAGTAGAGAGAGTATGTCAATACCGGGTAGGTGAACATATTTTCCTCGCGGATTTCACTCACAACCTCCATAAAGACCTTCTGGAACTCAACCAAGTCTTCAATATGGTCAATAGCAAGCTGTCCATCTGGGAACTCAACGCCACCAAACAAAGACTCCAGATACGGACGATCAAAAATTGATACGTTGGTGAAAGCGCTCTGATCGATACGAAGGAAGGGCTGGTTCAAGCGATAGATAAACTTCTGGAACTGTTGACGAGCATAGTAGTTTGGATCTTTCATGTAATATCCGCCATCTACATCTTTCTTCCAGAAATACCAAGCCCAAATCAAAACATTGGGGAGTCCAACCGCGCCAGACTGACGATTAGAAAGGAAGGAAACAAACTCAATCACATCATCAAAGTAGGTAGTAAGGTGCTTCGGTGCCTGATGGTTGTAATGATCGAGAAAGAAAAGTCCTTCTGTTGCCAGCCTTGTCAAATCATTTGCCCAACAATAGGGGAAATAGCTCGCGGTTGTGCTGTCATTCAAATAGAATCCCTTACTGAACTCCTGCTCCAGCCACTGTTTTGCTGTGCGCAAACCCCACTGCTTCTTAATGGTGAGAAAAATTTTGTTCAGCGCAAACAACTTGTCTTCGCTCTTTCCTTTTTCTGTCATAAAGCTTCTGATATCTTTATGGTTTGCATTTGCATTAGGATCAATCGAGGCATCAGCCAGAGTGTCTTTATCAACGAAATTGTCGATAAATTCGGAAAAATCAAGCTGACTGGGATGCAGCCCGTTAATATACTCAAAGTCCTCGCCGTACCGCTTCTTCAAATCTTCAAAACAACGCTCGAAGTCTTTTGACAGTTTTAGAGTAATCTCCATCTTACCGCTCCTTTTGTTCGTTAATCCATTTCACCGCTTCGGGAAACTCCATCAACACATTGTTACAGCCAAGAACGGGAACTTGTGTAATCCCCATGGACAGCATGGTGTCAACCGAAGTTTCTTCCGTGTAGGGAATGTTCTTTTCCGTGAGTTTTTTCTTCAAAATACCGCACTTAGGACACCCCGTAGAATAAAGAATGACCGACAAATCTTTACCCATGATTACCCTCCTTTTCTTGTTTGATCTTCTGAATTGCATTAAAGATCTCATCCCAAGAGTTCACTCTTACCGCTCCAATCGCCTGTTCGTTAAACGAGCGATTATGTGGACGGTCAAACAAAATTTTGAAATAGTCTCCTCCTACAAGATTGTGCGGGCCATCGTCGATCAGAATGTCGCCTTTTACCAACTGTTTGTTACTGGTGATGATAATATGATGGGCGTCCAGGAAGGGGAACAGCGCCAAGATACGATCAAATTTTGCCTTACAGGTGCGATAATCGGTGGCAGTAACCATGTAAAGCTGGTGCCCCTCGTCATAGAGTTGCTGAAGAATACGCTGACTGCCGGGGAGCGGATCAAGCCGCTCCCACAAGGCATCTATCTGAAGAACCCCGTAAACCTGTTCTTTTGTCAATTCGGGGAAAGCCATAGAAACATCCCACTGCTTTACGTCATCGATAGTAACGGTGGTACCGTAACGCTCGTTCAGCATATCTACCCAGCAATTCAGCAGGTTCTCAGCAGTGTCGTCGGCGTCAAACAGAATTGTCAACGGCATTGTGCTTTTCCTCCATTTTCTTGTCCAAAACTTCGAGTACCATATCAATACCCAGCAAGAGATCCATCAGATCACCGTTATTGACAATGGTAAAGTCGTAGGGATAATTGTCCAGAGCCGTTTCGGAGCGGTGCGCCTGCTGCTCCGGGGTCAGAGGAGAAGTAAATCCGGGACGCTCCACTCGTACCAGCACAGCATCAAAACCGTAGTGGAGGAAGATTTCGTACTCGTTGGGAAAACGACAATCTGGAATCAGCACATAATCCCATTCATCCTTGAAGATAGTAAGGATATTAACAATGAAGTCCACCCAGTAGTCCGGGGAAACAGCGCGGATCTTATCAGTACCTATATACTGCAGAAGTGTTCTGCCGCGCTCATCCTTCTGACCATCCCATCCAAAAAAAGTCTTGCAGATGTACTTAACCAGATCACCAAAATGAGCAATCAAAACGCGCTGCCCCTTATCCTCCAGGGCTTGCTTCATAAAGCTGGCAGTTGTGTCTTTGCCATTCTGAGCTTTACCTGAGATACAGATTACTTTCATACCGTCACCTCAATATCATCAAAGAAAACGGGAATTTTTGCTTTGAACTCAGCCAGCAGCGGATTGGCAATCTCGCGCATCTGAGGATGTGCTGCAACAGGTGTGCGCAGCTTAAAGAAGTGACGCCATTCACGCATATTCATGGTGATGCAGATTTCGGTTTTGGTAGAATTATTCAGAACAGAGCGAGCAATCTGAGGAGACGCGCCCAACTCAATCATCTTGTTATAGTGCAGCTCAGCATCCTCACAAGCCAACAACCACTCGTTGTAGATCGCCATAAAGGTTTCAGCATCCAGGTTTTTGGTTTTGGGATCGATCTCCATACCACCGCGAAGGTCAATGTAGGTGATTTCGCTACCAAATTTCTCGTTGGAGTAGTTGCAATAGCGGGTACTCTCCTGGGCGTAGCTGGCGATGCGATGGCGGACTTCTTCATGGGAAACACCGCGATCATTGATCAGACGAACGGTAATGTTGTAGTGCTCAATAACAGCCTCGTGTCCGCGTTTGATGATGCCGGCGACAAAACTGCGGCAAGAGTCTTCAGTGATTTTGTCTTCGCTTTTGTAGCAGGTACGACCGACTGCTTCAATAGTCTTCAAGATCTGTTCAGGGTCAATGGGCGTGATGATCTGGAAGCTTGGTTTGATAATTTTCATGTAACCACTCCTTGCAATAATTTAATGAGTTGCTAATAATTAGTGATAAGTCCTAAAGACATGACCACCAATCGTACAGTAATAAGTGCCATAGGTCAAACTACCAGTAGAAAAGTACACTACGTCGGTATTGAGATCCAGAGCAGGATATCCGGCCAGGGCTTCTTCGACAGCATCCATTTGTTCTTCGGTATAGATGTTTCCTACGGCAAATTGAGAGGGAGCGAGAAGAATTTCAGAAAGAGTGCCAGAGTATGCCTCGTGCATATAGCGGTTCAAAGCAACCTGAATTACAGCGACCTGCCCCTCGAAAGATTCTCCTCGCGCCTCGCTGTATGCCATACAAGCAAGCAGCTCTTTTTCCTCGAAGGTCAAATTTAGGGCAGCATACGGATGATCGGGAGCAATATCCTCTTCTGGCAGTGTTTCTGTTGTAACAACGCCGGTCTCCTCCGGTTCAGCTTCAACTCCATCAAGATTTGGGCTGTAATACACCAGGGCGCTTTCCAGCACAGCGGTGGAGTTCTGCTCGTCAGGGGTGCTCTCATTTGCAGAGATGGCGGGGATAACGCTAAGTGTTAAGCAAACAAGAACAATAAGTGCAGCGACAACCATTGCGGCAAGTCTCTGCCGTTTTCTTCTTCTCATTTCGGGTATTCCTCCTAAATCACATAGTCATATCCAATCAAATACCAATAACCAGAACGCTCTTTCTGCACATCCGACGCAAAAATTACATCAAAGCGTTTGATCGGCTTTTTGTCGTAAATCCGGCTGCGTAAAGTCAGCCTGGAAGTTTTACCGCTACCGATAGAACGTGTCTGAATGGCATATCCCCAAATAGAATTGTCTTTTTTACTTTTCAGCGGAAATACATCCATGACAATCAGCTTTCGCCGATCTTCTGGTTTGTTGGTAGTAAGATCGATATAGCCCAAATTTTCAAGCTGTGTCTGCATTTTGATTTTTAGATCAAAATCCGGGATATTCATTTCCCGCACCAGCTGCTCACAATGATGAAGCAGTCCCGGCATATCGGTAAAGGTATAACTCTTAGCCTGAGCGCCACCCTTTGCGACATCGGTGGCGTGTTGGGCAACGATAGCCTCCAATTCGGGATTGAGCTTATCCTTTGCGATCTTCTTCATGGTTCCATTTTTGAAAAAGGTAAAAAACTCTACCATCCGCAACAGCTCTTTTGAGTTGCCGTATTCAGCAAAGTAGTCGATCTTAATAAGGATATCGCGCTGACGAGTATCCAGATGGGTTTTTTCACTCATTGCCATCAGCAGATCCATAAAGGTTTCCGGTTTTCCAGCTTCAGCAAGGGCATACAGTTCATTGGCAACATCCCGGTTCAAAAACTTGACAGAGCTGATGCCTTTTGCGATAACTTGCTCGGCCTTGTTAAACAGATATTTGTCCTTGGAGATCCCGAAACGAGGAGGGACAATCTGAATACCGTAAAGCGTTGCCAGTTCGTTACCGCTTTTCACATCATCTTCACCATTGGCGTTGTTTAGATAAGCGGTAATAAATTCATATGGGTGGTAGTATCGCAGATAAGCACAGAGATAGCCAATCATGCAATAGCCAATAGAATGGTTATATCCAAACATATAGCTGGAGGCGTCCTGAATAATTTGTAGAAACTCTTTTGCCTCCTGCTCTGCAACATCACGGGGTTGAGGAGATTTAGAACAGTAGCCCTCCAGAATATCAGGCAGTGCTTTTTTCAAACGCTCTTCATCTTTTCGACCGATAGCACGACGAGTATTGTCGGCGTCGGAACCGGTAAAGCCACAAATTTGCTGCAAGAACTTGATAACATCTTCCTGATAAATTAGGTATCCATTGTTGTCTTTCAGTAGATCATCGATAATAGGCGACGGGTTTTTGTGCGGTTTGTGCTGCATCAAATCGTCACGATAGGAAGCACCAGAAGGGCGAAGAGCAGCAGTAATCAGGCTCATATCAAAAATACTATGTGGCTCATACTGCCGGAGCATAGAGAAAGCAAACTCACCTTCAAACTGGAAAATACCTACTGGGGAACGAAGCATATCTTTCCAGACCGCCTCATCTGTCCAGTTGATTTCGTGAGATTTAGGATAGGGCTTACCGATCAGGGCGTAAGCATCCTTGACGATTTCGATATTTTTGAGACCAAGAATGTCATACTTGACTAAGCTGACTTCGTGAACACACTCCATATCAATCTGAAGGATTACTTTACCATCAGAATAAAATGTGCCATAGTTATCAGCTAAAGTAATCGGGCTTGCCACAATGCCTGCGGGGTGCATAGACTGAGAAATTGCCACATCCAACAGACCATCGTAGTAATAAAATACTTCGGGATACTTCTCACGAGCCTTAGCTTCGTTTGCCTCAAACTCTTTTTTGATCTGAGCACTCACTTTGCCGGCCCAGGGGTTCTTGGCAAAAATCTTTTCATTTTCCTCTTTGAGTTTTGTGTACTCTTTGGTAAACTGGCGAATCAGCTCAGCACGAGGAATATCCTTCATGTGGTCGGAGAAAATAAGATTGCCGGATTCGTCAAAGAAGTATAAGCCAAACCCGTCTCGCACATCTCCGAAGACAATTTCTACATTCTCATCCTTCAGCTGCGCCATAACACGACGAAACTCTTTTTCGTCCCGCTGATGTTCACGGTTCCAGCGTAGCGCCAGAGCGCGGCAAATTTCGTCGATACAACCTTTGGATTTGATAGTGCCGATCGCCAGGATAAAAGCGGTATTCTTTTGACCAAAACGGTTGATAATGTACTCGTAGACTTTATCTCGATCCGAAGGTGAAACATCAATATCAATGTCTCCGATTTCTTTTCTATCCTCGTTACAGAAACGAGAAAAAACCGTATGCCAGGTCTCAGGATTCAGATCGGTAATGTTAGTGACATAAGCCACACGAGATCCGCCGCAGGAACCACGATTAAAACCAATAGGAATACCGTTCTCTTTGCACCAAGTCACCAGCTCAGACATGAAAAGCATAAAACCCGACATTTCAATCTTGTCGAAAACGCGCAACTCCTCTTTTATGGAAGAGTGGAAGTTTTCAATCTGGTCGGGAGTAATAGCGCCCTCCGAAATTTTGCTATCCAAATTCCGGGCGATCGTTTTGCGCAGCATTTCCGGGTCTTTATCGCCATACAGAAGCGGGTATTTGAAAGACAAATCCAAGTCGAACGGCTCCACAGATGCCGCCATACGGTTGGTATTCTCAATGGCTTCCAGATAAAGAGCTTCTGGAAGAGCACCCTGAGCGGCGAACATCTCCACCAGCTCACCGTAGGATTTGTAGGAGAGGTCAAAGCTGTCCTCGTCCTCAAACTCAATGTGTTTTGCCAACTGCATAATGCTTCGGCACTCGGCTTTATAAGGATTGAGACTATGGGTATCAGTGCCGGCAATCAACGGAATGTGATAGCGTTTGGACATATCAGCCAAGTGTTGGTTGAATGCTACCTGCTGGGGATGGTCGTGGGGCTGAATCTCCAGATAGTCATAGTGTTTAATCAGTCGCTCATACATGGGATGCGTAATCTCCATACGGTTAAGTGGAGAGGCCAAACAAGCGCTAATTTTGATTACATTTCCAGAAAGGCCCAAGAACTCATCAAAAGAAATGCGGGGTTTGTAGTAGAAGTGATCGTCCCGGCTGGAAAGACTAATCAGTTCGTTCATCTCCATCAGGCCGGCATAGTTCTTAGCGATCAAAATGGTATGGTAGTTGTCTCTGATCTTGGTTTGCTCTCCAGTCTGTCTGTCAGTATGGAGAAGTTTTTCGGTTAGATAGACTTCGCAACCGTGAAGATATTTCAAACCGGCTTTATCGCAAGCTATCTTTTTTTCTACCCATTGAAAAATGTTGCCATGTTCGGTGAAAGCGATTGCGGTCTGTCCTAACTCTACAGCACGAGCGATATAATCGCCAAACTTAGTCGCACTGTCCAGTAAGGACAACTCAGTGTGGACATGATATGCAGTGTAGTTCCTATCCACTTTGCTTCACTCCTTATTGATTGATTGTTCCAAAGACCTCATCATCTTCTTCGGCTTCAAGAAGTTGCTGCGGTGGAAACGGCAACGGCGTCTTATAGGGGGTCTTATCCCATTTGTAGCGGTAGTCAAGCTCCGCCTCAGTGGTAAAGAAGCGCTTGGAGGGACGATCATAAAAGACCTCTATACTACGGCTTTCGTAACCGGTGAGACGGTCTTTTAGGATATCGATAATCACATCCGCTTTGATGGGTTTAACACGCCACCCACTACCATTGAGTTTTGGTTCACCCTGTTTGTCTTTTTCCTGAACACGGTAAAGACTAATAATGCGGTGCGCAAGATCAATAATTGCGGAAATGCCCTGCACATCCATTTTGTTCAGCCGACGCATCATGTCGATCTTATGAGGATGAACTACCAAAATCACAACCACATTGAACTTGACAGCAAAGGCGATCAATTCCATGATCAGCTCAGCCTGCTTATCATATTTGTTGTTGTCATTACCCTCCAAGTCCATAGCAGTCATATTGTCCAAGATCAACAGCTTTGTGCCGTATTTCCGAACGGAGTCTTCCATAGACTTGATAATGTCGGTTTTCTTATTAGATTCACCATCCTTACGGATATAGAGTCGGCCACGATAGAACTCGCTGATAGCTTTCTTGGCCTCCGGCGTCACCTTATAGAAAACGGAATCGTTGAAAGAGCACTCTTTCACATTGCGTTGACCGGCAAAAATGAAGTTCAGCCAGTTCTTAGCCTGGAAATTGGGAAGCTCACCGGAGAACAGATAGGCGTTCTCACCACGATCCAGGCATTGACAGATTACTTGGTTTAGAAAAGATGATTTACCGCTGCCGTTGATACCGGTTACGATATTCAGCGTGCCGTAAAAAAGCTTCATCAGATAGCGATCAAGGTTAGGCAGACCGGTGGGAATACCGTCCAGAGCATCAAGGTCAATATCTTCAATGTCGGAGAAGTCCACGACACCGGGCACCGGAGATTCCTTAGCGTCCAAAATCAGCTCCAGAACTTTTTCCTTTCCGAAGTAGAAAAGCACCTCGTTCAGATCGTTGATCGCCCGTTTGGTCTGCGTCTTCTCATCGATGTAGAAGTGTGGAATCTCAACAACCTTGGTACGCCAGCTGCCCAGACGGTAAATACATTCCTTTTGCATTTTGAGACCGGCCTCATCGTTATCGGAACAGATGATGATAGAGTCAAACTGTTCCAACCACTCCCAATTTTCTTCAATCCAGCCAAAGTTGGTGCTGCCCAAGGGGACAGATACTGCATTGGTAAAGCCAGCTTCAATCGCTGACAGACAATCTGGTTCGCCCTCGCAGATCAGCAAAGGAACGGTGGCATTTACACGATTCATATTGAATAGCAGCGGCGTCGTATCAGCACCTTTCTGACACCAACATTTGTTTTCTCCTTTGTTGACCTTACGGGAAGGACGATACTTAACCATAGTCAAAACATCATTAGTATCGTAGTAGTTGAAAACAGTATTACCTTCGTCGTCTTGCCGGACATCAGCATAATCGATGGTAGAACGGCTGATTTTTCGCCGCTTAAAATAATCGTACACTTTGGTTTTGTCGTCACACACAACCTCTTTGGGATAGTGGTATTGGCGGCGGGTCTTAACGCCCAACTCGCCAAAAGAGTACGGCATTCCTGCCAGCTCAAAGAGCTTGCGACAAGCCTGGTTATAAGTCATGCCCTTCAGCATAAAAACATCCAGAATATCATAGCTGCGAGAACAGGCACCAAAACACCGAAAATTGTATGCCTTTTTGTTATAAATAAAAGAGGCGTGGTTTTCTGCATGAAATGGGCAACAACACTTCATGTCGCGCTCGTCATAATCTGTGATCCCCAGTTCCTCAACAATGATACGGGCGTTTTCATCGCCAAGCTTTTCTTTTGCCCGCATGATCACATCGCGTTCAATCTGCAATGATTAAACACCCCTCTCTTAAAGTAGATCTTCGTATTCGCAATCCTCAGCTACATCACATAGGTACTTGCAAAACCAAAACTCAAGGTTGGCCGGCCACTTGCCTTCGGACGTAATCTGCTCAATTAAATTACGCGCCCAATTTTCAACCTCTTGCATCCGCTCCATAGAAAACGGTTCGCAAATCCATGTGTTTGTACGGAAGCAGTTAAATTCCAGATAGTCTGGATAGCGCCCGTATAAAACGAAAACAGCGTGGGCGTAAATGTAAAGCTGTCTCAAATATTTGTCCAGCTCTATATCCGATTGAGTAGGTTTTGAACGGTTCGAGCGGGGTTTTAGCGCTCTTGATTTATGATCGGTAATATAGAGCTTTCCATCTTCATCTTCCGACATCAGATCTAAAAAACCAATAAATGGATAACCAGCAAACTCGAAGTGTAATTCACTTTCCACTTCGAGAATTTTCCGAGCAGGGAACGACAGCGTTTTCAAATACTGCCGCCCCTGCTCCAGATAGCTCGTGTAGATCTTATAGGAAGGAGCTTTCCCTGTAATTTGGTTTTGAAATTGTGTGAGATAATAGGGTACAAGCTCATCTTTTGCAAGCACTCCGGTCAGATACTTTTGAAGAATAGAGTGCATCAAGCTTCCATACTGCGCGAAAAATTTTGATTGTCCGCGAATACGAAAGATATATCGTTGCAGCCAAAGGTATGGACAGTCTTCATACGCCGTCAATCGTGAATAGCTCCATTCCATTGACCCGATCATCAAATCGTATCGCATAAAGACTCCTTAAAAGGGCAGATCGCCGTCGTCGTCACTTCCGTCATCATCGCCCAAGGCGGTAGGAGGCGGAGTATCCTTCTTGGTGGTCTTCTTGTTGCCTGAAGCGGACTTCTTGGCAGCAGGAGCTTCGTCACTGCCACCGCCGTCAGACTTGTTACCGCAGAACTCCACACGGTCAGCCTTGACCTCCCAAGCGATACGGTTGTTGCCCTCCTTATCTTCGTACTTGCGACTTTGCATTTCGCCCTGCACCAGCATCTCGCGCCCCTTGGTAAAATACTGAGCGACGAACTCTGCGGCCTGACGCCAGAAAACAACGGTAAAGAAATCAGTCTCTTTTTCCTTAGAATAAGGGCGATCGACGGCCAGATCCACAGTACAAACAGAGGTACCATTTCCGGTCTGGCGCAGCTCAGGATCGCGCACAAGGCGTCCTTTAATCACAATAAGATTCATTCAGCGTTTCCTCCCACAAATTTGGTGATTGCGTCCATCAAATCAGTTGCAGTCTTGACATTATTGATGAGACGGTAGTTTCCAGAAGGTTTGCCCTTCTCATCTCTGACATATTTTTTGACCAAAGCGGTCAGCTTGGTTCTGGCGTCCTTCAGCTTGTCTTCGTCAGTAATGGCGGTAAGATAGTTGGACACCACACCATCGATTTCCTCAACCAACCCCTCTACGATCTGCCGCTCCTCAGCAACAACAGCTTCCATCTTCTTGGAGCGCCAGTTATCGGGATCATCATCAGGAGTCGCGATCTGGAAAAACTTCAGCATAAAATAGCGATGCAAATAACTCAGACCACTGCCAACTGCTTGGCTGGCATCTCCTTGTTGCCCAACGATTACCCAGGGAACCACCAGCTGATCACTGGGATTATCCAGATTGACCCAGGTGAAGGTCATATCGGCATTAACCAGAACCTCGTTGACGCTCTCTTCCAGCTTGTCGCCGTTCTTGGTGGACTTAATCTTGGTGTAGTTGTACGGCGTAATGACTGCAGTAGCAGGAACAATTCCGGGGTACAACAGTACATGGTATTTATCCATGCCAGCGGTTACACGCGCCAAAATCTCGTCCTCGGAGACATATTTGTAGTTGTAACCAGACTTGTTTTTACGGATGACCTCAACCATCTTGCGGATACCAGCCAGCTTCTGGTAAATTGTCATCTCTTCGATTGGTCTCTCAGTAGCAGACATTTTAACCTCCTAAATGATTTAATCAGTTGCTTTCTCGGTTAAAAAGGTTGCCTCCATATCAGCTAAATGCGCCATAGCAGCCAGCGGGCACATTTCATATGCCTTATTCATACTGCTGTCACCGCCCTTGACTGCTGCATCAAAAGCTCCCATATGGAACCGGATCGCAAAAATTTCGTCTCGCTTGAGTTTGATAAAACTCTGAAGAATAATAACGGATTTTTCGCCATGGCCGAGAGGGAGCCGATCCTCAACCTTATAGTAAGGTTCTGCCACCCAATCAAAATAGCCACGCTCATCTTTCTTCGATCCACTATCGCTATATACCTTGACATTTTTGTAGTCAACAGCATAGTAGTTGGCTTTGGTCAGATCGTGAAACAAGGCAACAACAATAACCGATTCGGGATCAATACTCAAATCGGGATACCTGCCGACCATACCAACCAGGGCATCATAGACATTCAGACTGTGCTCAAGCAGCCCACCACGATAGCAGCCGTGAAAGCGAGAACTCGCAGGAGCAGTATAGAAATCAGACTTTTCAAGCCACTCCATCAAGGCATTCATGCCATCACGCTTAACAGTGCTACACAAGCTGATGAAGCGAGATTTCAATGCCTCCAGCTTCTCACCATCTTCCATAGACATTCCATCACTCCTATTTGGTTTTTCTTTTACGGAAATTGTGTGAAAATCTGTTGCAGCTTTAGGGAGAAATAAGTGTCCCAAGGTAAGTTGTAACTCAGGATGAAGTAGATCAATCTCCCAAAGATTTCAACAGAAAACAGGCGTCACAATAACATTTACCCTCTGCCTCAACTCTGGCATAATCACCAGTGATTGCTTCACCACAACCATCACAGTAGATTGCAGGAACATAGGAGCCACCACATACAGGACAGCCGCTAAATTCTTCATAAGGCGGGGTATCTAACCCATGACGCTCGATATAGCGTTTGGGTTCGTCAAAAATAGTGAGACAATCCAAGCAGATATACTTGTTTAACAAGGAACCACCTTCCAGACAGCAGTGTTGCGTCCGGTAATCGCACTGGGACGCCGGCCAATCACCTGAACCATCCCACTTTCTTTCAGCTCCGTGAGTCTGGGACGAACAAAATTCATATCCATATGAGAGATCTTGCCGTTATCCACAAGAGCTTGAACAACTTCTTCGGCAGTCATTCCGTCAGGATGCTCTTTCAGCACAGACAAAATTAAACCTTTACGATTATCACGTTTAGGGATAATTTTATTGTATGCCTCACGACGATTCTTCCTTGTGATATTCAAAACCATCGCTCCTTTGCTTTATTATAGGGATTGCTAAATTGACTTAGAATGAACAGTCACAAGGTAAAACATCTTCTTCCTGAATAAGTTTTCTTGCTACTGCCCAAAATTTTTGGGGCGTTGTCTTTTCTGTTGGGGGCAACGCTTTTTGCTTGAGACGGGCAAACTCCGGTTCCAGCTCAAACAGAAATGCCTGCCGTAAAATGCTGAAGCCAATCTTTTTTTCTGCTTGCTTTGCTTTTTCCCAGATCTCAGGGTATAAACAGTACACGATAAACCAGTGTTGCTTACCGGCTTTCAGACAGCCAATGCAGTTTGCGTGATTGAAAATACTGTAAGATTTCGGACGTTTAATCCCAATCTCCTCAATTTGATAAATAGAGCGATCATTCCAGATCAGCGGATATTCTGTGCGATACCCCATCACTGCCATAACACCGATGCGACGCCTAATTCTGGTCTGCTCGCTTGCATCAAATCCGTACACCAAAGACACATCTTCTCGGATATGAGGAGGATCGGCAGGGTAGTGCTCAGCCAGCCATTTATGAAATGGCTTAGTCTTTAACTCTTGTGTACAAAGCGCAGAGGATTGAATACCATATTTGAATGCTTTCAACTCCATACATACATCGAACTGGTCTTTATTTTCCCATCCAGGCATATTAGCGTAGGTAATAGGAATACCTAAATAATCCGAAACCTCTTGCTTGAAACGCTTAATATCAGGATCTTCGGTGCGAGAACATAAATCATGGTTAAGTAAGATTGTGTTTTCCGCTCCGTATTTCCGAACAATTTCTACGGCAGCAATCGCTGAGGAATGCCCGCCGGAATAACAGACGATATGCTTCATACCGACCACAACCATCTCGGTTGAGGTCAACTGCCCAATCCTCCAATGCTACTTACCATATGGCGTTCACGCTGCAACGGACAGTTTTACTCTGCACTTATCAATTTTACAGAAACCCGGACTACCGGGATTGGTATTAGCTCCTTCCTGTTTTAATAGTATTGATAGCGCTCTGTGCAGCGCCAAATCCATTGTCGCGGTCATACAACCGCTCATCAAACTCTTCATCTGAGCTGAGATCTACTTTCATTACGCGCCCACGCACATAATCAAAGTAATTAGTCTGCTGCAGCAAAAGTTCTGCTTGCTCCTTGGTCATATCTTCGGGTGTGTAATGGATGAATCCCATACCCTGGGGACGGGCGCGGTTGTAAAGAGCAGCAAGAACATCGGGCTTACTCAAACCCTTGATTGAAACCATGTTGGTTACTCCTCTCGTGTGTTATGTGGAGAGGAGACGCCTCATGCGAGGCGTCCACCTCCTCCATTATTTCTGTTGTTCCAGAAGTCCCATAAGAGCGCAAATACCAACAGCAACAATGCGCCCACTTGCAAGACTTCCATTTTTTTACTCTGTTGCCGCCGGAAGCTGCGGTACCAGCTCATCCAACCAGTAGTTAAGCACCTTATTGTAGGTGTTGTCATTGCCCATGTAACGCTTGAGCATTGCGGCCATCAGACCAGTCTCAGCGTTAAAGGTATCACCAGGCTGACACTTTACGACAGTCTTGGTACCATCGTTCCAGTAGATAATGGTAGCGGGGCCGTTGATAATCACACGATCAGGATGAGGCAGAGACCGGAGAGCGGGGGGGGTCTGACGGAAGTGGTCGGCGGCTGCGTTCCATCCCTTGATGAACTCATCAGTCAGGCAACCTCTCGGCGCAGACTTTGCGGGGATACCAAAGCGTACATACGGGGCGACGGGCAGCAAACTCTTTGCTGCTGCGATATCGTCAACTGAAAGAGACCATACGGGCTTAATAGGATACATATTAGTTCCTCCTCTATTACAAATAGATTTTTAGGTTTGCTAACTTATTTTTCTTTAGAGCTGCTTGAACTGTGGCTAAACAGTAGGTAACACAAGAAGTACAGCGCGTAAGCTTGCCAGTAGGTAATAGCAGGGAGGCTAAACACAGCCGGCACTACCGCATTCCAAAGCAGCATGACCGGAAGTGCAACCACCAAACCAATCACAGCTACCAGAACAGCAGCAAGGAACACTACACCAATACCATAAATCAGGGTTTTCACTACATTTCCTCCTCTCTTAATGGGCATGAAGATCGCATTCATTCAAGATCAGAAGACGGTTCCACTCCGCCTCGCCAATCAAATTAACGAGCTTTTTCATAGTCTTCTGGGGATTATCAGACTTGGAAACCACATAAGGGTACATATGCCAGCGGATCAGGAGCGCGACGGCCAGACGCTCTTTGGTGCTGAGATCTCCGGTATAGGCGAAGCTATCGTAAGCACCAACGCGCTCATGGTGATAGTAATGAGCAACCTCAGTGGGTTCGCCATGGGAATCATGGAAAACCTTGGTGTGCTCTTTACCAATATCATGGAGAATAACCGCACGCTTGAGAGCAATATCGGCATCGGGATAGTGGTCGAGCAGATAAGCCCAAGCTGCCAAACAATGCTGACCAATGGTGAACTCGTGGTGGGGATTGTCATGTTCAATGGCGCAAAGGCGTCTGAGAGCATCGTCCAAAATCTCGTATCCGTAGTCGTTCTCGATCCAGATATCGTCCCAGCCCTCAGACATCATAGGAATGTCGAAGCTCTCATACATTCGCTTAATGACACTTTCAGGAATGGTGCGTTCTCTGGCGGCGTTGTTTTCCAAGCATTTGTAATAAGGCGCTGCCGTAAAAACACAGGCGGCATTGAGATTGGGAATGCGAAGCGCCCGTACACGGCTCAAAAACTGCTGGCGGCGGCGGAAGTTGATATTAGTGGCGTCGTAGACCACATTCTTGCCTGTGCGGAGATCTTCGAGCACACGGTCATGGAGCGTCTGGAAAACCAACTCCTGATTGCTCTGGTCAGAGATGTTACCCAACAGCTCCTCACGGATCGCGTCACTGGAATGGATTACGACATCGGGCAGCTTTTGGGCATAATAGCTTTTGCCGCTTCCAGGGAGACCGACCATCATATAGAAATATTGCATTAGTTCATACCTCCAATCTCAGAAAGAAAACAACGCTTGAGAATTTCTACCGTTGCGGTTTGAAGAACTTCCTCCGCGTGCTTGTTGATAATGGGAGGGTAGGCATCCATATAATTCTTCTTGTCGGCAATCATGGTCTCAATAGTCTTGGACATAAGCTCCCGTGCCTGTTCCAAAGTGCAGCACCCACGTTTGACATCCATCAGGTAATCATGCTGGGCACTGATCAGGCAATCCTCATAAGGAACGCCGGCAAGGTATCGGGTCATAAACTCCCGCATACGCAAGGCGTGATGGAGTTGCTTGGGATCGTAGCCAAAGCGCTCGATCTTGTCCATGGTGGCGGGATAGGGATGTTCCATTGCCTTTTGCTTTTCCAGAGCCATACCGACCAAACAGTTGACCCCGGCATAGTTGTTGTAGCGAGCAATATCCTCTCTGGCATCCAACACAGATTGGAAAAGATCTTCGTATTTGGGATTGAGGATCATATAGCGCGTAAACAAAATTTCGACAAAATTGACATTTTGCTTCTTGATACAATCGAACATCAAACGAATGTCTTTGAAGTCTAAGTGCTCATTATTCTCCATGATATGGGTAGTGCTAACTGGCTTACGGTTAAGTACAAAATCAGTGAAACTGGGAAGCACGATCACTTTGGTATCAATGTCGCTGCCCTCGTAATCCAGATCGTAGTTTTGAGATCTCTGCAAAAACAGCCCGACCCACTCCATACCAGATTTCATAACGGGCACCAGATGTTCTGCCATCCGTGCATAGATTTTCTTAGCTTTTTCAAAATCAGTCATCGTATGGCTCCTTTCTGATACAGTCTCGAACGAGTCGCTGATACAACAGTGGGTCGTATTGTTCCATATCCGACCAGAACATCAGATACTCGCTGTTCTTATATGTGTCTGTCACATCGCCAGAAGCGTCATAGAACCGGCCTCCAATCTCCTGAACGAAATGGTTTTTGACTGGCTCATACATCATAGTTCCACCAAAACGCTCTTGGAGGATAAATGCAAACCAATAGCAACATCCACATAAAAAAGTTTCCTCAGCACCTTTGAAATGACGAATGAAATCAAGAACGATTTCTTTATCCATTGACTTCCTCGGAAACCTCCTGCTGCTCTTCCATATCAGGAGCGGCAGCGGATTCTTTGATAATGCCCTCCAGCACCTTGAACGCAAAATTCTTATGCTTGTAGGCAGTAAACTTGGGACGGTTGACAATGCGAACAACCACACCCTCACGAACATGAGACTTTCCTACGGGATCAGGGCCATCATAGAACTTCTCAGCCTGTTCCTTAACATAAGCACCAGCGTCAATATCGATAATGCTGCCTACATCATCGGCGAGCGTAGAATAATGAGGAATATATTCCTTGCAGAAAACAGGAACACACTTGACACCCATCTGCTCACAACGGTAACGCATGAAGTCGGGGGTATATTCCACCACATCGCCGTCCTCGTTGGTCATAGTCATACGATAGACATACATATCAGACTTAGGAGTATCCTCATACATCGCCTTGATATTGACGCTGGTAGCAGAGAGATCCCCAATATCTGAGGTGGAGGTTGCAACCGGCTGATCACTGATGAACTTACGGCCATTGGGTTCACATCCATAGCTGAAAACAGTGGTTTTCCCGTACTGTTTGGTAAACTCCTTATCTCCAACCTTTGAATTGTTACCAGGAGACATAATGGGCGTTCCGTCATCAGTAAAGCCTACCACTTCATAGTAGACAGTTTCGCCTTTGTGGAGCTTTCCCTCAAAGGCTTTTGCGTGCTTCTCACGAAACGCATTGCTGCCATAAAATCCGCCGTCATAGCCATCCAAAACCACACGACGAGTGCCAGTCACATAACCCCAATCGTAGATAGGAGTACGTTTGATGCGACGAGCAAGCCATCCAGGAATCTTCTCACTCTCATACAATGCCTTTGTCAAACGATTGCGGTAAGAGTATCCTTGAAGGATAGGAAGGAAGCCGGTACGCTGAGAAGTTCCGTGCATTTTCAGAGTAATCTCAATGAGATCACCAGGGCGAAATGCGCTCAGATTATAGGCCAGCTGCTCAGTATCGGAATGCTCGGTAAACAGAGGGGAAATAGGATCGTGCTTTTTACGAACACGATTTCCGCCAATACCTCCACTATGAGATCGGCTTGCCTTGGGAATGTATTTCTCACAAATGGTAACGCCATTCAAAATGGAGATGGTATCTCCCTCTTTGAGCTTGGAGATGTCTGTAAAATCTTTCAGACTGGACAGGGGAAGAAACAAACCGTCACTCTTCTCTCCTCTCAGCTTCAGCGCCTTGATATTGCGTTTTTCAGGATCAAGATATCCGCCGGCAGGATTCCCGTTCTGATCTTTACGACGCAGCAGATCATTCTTCTGAGCAAACTCAATGCCCAGCTTACCGTCTGTAGGGAAGTAAACGCCCAGCTGGTCAGGTTCCGTACCAAGATCCACAATAACGGTGTTGCCAAAACATTCGCCGCAGAGCAGACGATCTGCATTGGTATGCTTTCGCAGATTGCGAATCCTGGTCACATACGCGCAGTACAAATTGATCACTCCTTTAATGATTTTATGAGTTGCTATTGAAAAGTATATACTCCTCCCGTTAAAGAGAGGTGGTATTCATGGATTTGAGGCTTTTTGCAGCCGCAGCGATTGCTTTGGCAGCAGTTCTCATTTCATCAGCCGTAGTGTCTGTACCCATGGAAATACGGATAGTAGACGCAGCCAACTCTTCGGGAAGACCAACTCCCATAAGAACATGAGAAGGGTTAGGACTTCCAGCGCTACAGGCAGATCCAGCGGAAACACAAATATCATCTTGATCCAATCGAAGTACCATTGCTTCACTATTTACACCAGGTACGGTCAGGCTGATAATGTTTAGCGCGGTATTATCCCCACCATTGATGGAATACTCGTCGGGTGCCATATGAATGGCAAGACTATCAAAGAAGATCTTGCGAAGCGACTGCCATTTATCTCTCCATAGGCTCAAATTTTTAACAACAAGCTCAGCAGCGGCTCCCAGAGCGACGATGCCGGGAACATTTTCAGTACCTCCACGAATACCGCACTCCTGACCTCCGCCGTAAATAAAAGGTTTTTTAGGGATATCACTGCGGATATATAGAATACCAGTCCCCATAGGAGCGCCAAATTTATGGCCGGAAAGGGAAAGCATATCTATATGACAAGCTTTTACATCCATAGGCACATGACCTGCGGCCTGAATTGCATCCACATGGAAAGGAACATTATAGGTTTTACAAAGGGTTCCAATGTCTTTGATGGGATTGATAGTTCCCAACTCATTATTGACCCACATAACGGACACAGCACCAACAATACCATGGTATTGATCCAGTTTTGCTTTCAAGTCTTCCAAGTCTACTGCGCCAGCAATGTCTACTTTTACGAAGATTGGACGGGCATAAGCAGCAGAGATAACGCATTTTTCTACCGGTTCTAAAATAGAGTGGTGCTCTACTTTGGTGGTGATAATAATATGACGGTTAAGATTTTTGATCCAAGCATTGTTCGATTCGGTGCCTCCGCTGGTAAAATAGATCTCAGGCGGATCGGCATTGATCATCCGGGCAACCTGCCGGCGTGCCTTTTCGATTGCTTGATGTGCCCGCACACCCTGAGAATGAATGCTGCTTGGATTGCCTACATGATCAGGCTGAAGCCATTGAAGCATCTGTTTAAGCACTTCGGGGTGTACGGGAGTGGTTGCTGCGTGATCAAGGTAAATCATTCAATACACTCCCCGTAAATAAAGGAGACTCAGAAACGATTAACATTAGGTGTTTCTTTCGTTCTGAGCCTCCCTTAATTTAATGAGTTGCTAACTTATGCTAAAGAGCGCAGAGCATCCTCTACGGGCTGATAGCGCTCAGTATTGAGGGTTTCCAGCAGACACTCATAGGGATCGAGTTTCCCACTCATCACCATTTTGGCAATATTAGGAGAGAATCCGCTGACCAAAGCCACACCCAGATCGTTCTCCTTAACAGGAATAGTGCCGGTGCGCGAATTGACATTCCAGAAGACCATCCGGGGCAACTGGTAGCCAGCATCCTGATATCGCTGAGCGATAGTGTCAAAGAGAGTGACGCTGGGGCGATTACGGGTATAGCTGTACCGAGATCTGACACCGCAAGTAGCGCACCCATCGAACTCCATATCTGAGATGATGAGGATGTTCTGAGGGAGATCTTCCTGACACATATTGTTTTGGATGGCGGTATTAAGAATAAGATTGAAAACCGCCTCAATATTGGTATTAGCGACCTCGTTATGGCGGCGGGCGATACTCAACTTCTCGCGCAAGCTTTTACCCTTGCTGAGATCCACCAGCCTGGGAGTCTCGGAGAAGGTGATGTAGTTATCCTTAAACTGACCGGAGGAACGCTCAGCGAAATAAATTGCCAGAGCATTGGCAACTTCCAGAGCGGACACATCAGTGCCACCGACGCGGACGCTCATGCTTCCACTGCCGTCCGCCACAACAATGGTGTTGCCACATTCCTGAACAGTATCAGGCAAAGACTGCCACAGCGCCTCCAAAGTGGCGTCAGTACCAGACTTGCGACCATACTGATGCACGATGTCGTGAGGGAAAAGGGTTCCAGCGTTAATCTTTGCCTCGCCACGCTCGACGCTGGCAAGGAACTCACGACGACGATCCTCGTCGTGACGGAGGAACGCACTATTGTAACGCAGATTTGCACGAGAAGGAACGCGCTGATAATCAATCTTATCCCAATCACGGGAAGACATCTGGCGCTCTACAACCTTCAGATACTCGGACAGATTAGACAGAGTATGCTGATACTCTCGTTCGGTCATGTTCAGTGCCTTGCACAGCATGGATGCGTAACGACGTGACAGCTGAGAAGAGGATTTACGGCGAGGCATCCACTTGGCAAGCAGAGAAATACTCTTGTTCTCTTTGGCATCGGCCACATCCTGATAAAGCTGTTGAGCAACCAGAGTAAACACCTCGTCAGCAATGGCAGTATCCAACAGACACCAGAGGTCGTCCCAGCGGCCATATTCAGGCACCAGCGACACAACCGCCTGAATATATTCGGGATGCTCCTTTGCCATAGCCTCAATTACGGAGCGGAACAGACGACGCTCGCCCAGACCACCACGAATATCACGGGCAAAGAACAGCCACTTCATAGCGACAATCTTATCCTCAAAGAAAGCCGTAATGAAACGATCAGCGATATCTTGTTCAGAAGCAGAACGCAGAGAGGCGACCGCGAAGTTGAGATCCAGCAGCTTCCTTCCGGTAGTACGATAGCCCACAGCACCATTTTCGGTAATAGCGGGCGCACCATCAAGAGTAGTCTTGACAGCAGACATAAAATTGCTCATTTTCTCTTACCTCCTAAAAAATTGAGATACCCGGAACACGATTTTCATTTGTTTGCTGTTTGTGTTCAGAGAAGTGAAACGGCAGGCAGGATTTGAACCTGCGAATGGCGGCTTGGCATTTTTACCTTGCTGTTAGCGAATCTTGTTCGCATTTTTTATGGCCGCTGTCTTAACCACTTGACTACTGCCGCGTATAAGTCTGTCTTTCCAGACCGTCACCATTTCTGCCCATTTATGAGGTTGGTTTAGAATGGTTTAAGCAGCTCTTCCTCCGGTGCCGGGAGCAGGACTCGAACCTGCGACCACGGGATTAACAGTCCTAATTCATTGCTGATGGCGTACACCCGGTACGCACAATTACGCGCTCTATCCGCTGAGCTATCCCGGCATATATAATGAGCTATGAGCGCTTCCCTCATAGAAATGATGCCCTCCGCAGTTGCGCACCCGCTTCGGTAAGGCGCACGGTACTCTAACTACCCCGTTACGTTATTCACACGCTACACCATTTTGCATCAACCTTGAATGCCGTTGTTTACACCGAGTAGCTATCTCGATGCGCGTAGTTAGCTAAACCACGACGCCTGTTCTGTTTGTTCGCTCCAGCCTGGGACTCGAACCCCGGCCCTCCGGCCACACCTTGGCCAGCGTGCTTTCCGCTACACTACTGGAACTAAGGCACGACAAACTTAGTCAATGGGCTTTATCTTTGCCTACTCATTATTAACTTTTGGATGTCGGACTCACCAGAATTGCACTGGAGCGGCTGCAACCGTGACCCTTATCCGACAAAGATCATATATACTTTTCAGAAAGGAGGTCAACGCCAAATGTACGCTGATGCAGAAGGCGGGACTCGAACCCACGACACATCATTCCCTTTTTAGATTGCTGTTGGTGTCACATCAATAACACACTTTTATGATTACTCTACCAGCTGAGCTACTTCTGCATATTGCCGTCTGTCCGGCTGTCAAGCGTCAATCCGCTTTGTTTGAGAGAGAGGGGGAGAAATGAGAGTTAGCGGCTTGAGGGGAGGGAGCTACGGAATTGAACCGTAAACAAAAGATTTCAAGTCTTTTTTTGTTTAAGTTTGCTGTAAGTGTCCGCCGCCAATTACACTGAAAATGTTGCCACCAGACGCTCCCATATAGATGCCGCACTTACACGGCAGTAGTGGTCTTTCCCACCGTCATTTGAAAGGGGGTCAATACGGATTTACTATCGCCGGCCACCACACCAGCTGGCGGAGAGGGCGGGACTCGAACCCGCACACCGTTTGCACGGCTACTCGTCGCTTAGCAGGCGACTATCTTACCAATTAGGCTTACCTCTCCATATAACGGGCCGAACCCCAGCCCGTTTTTGACTATATTCCGCATTACCGCATCAGGGGAAAACATCGGATACTTCAAGTGACGCACTTACATTTATGTACCCAAAACATATGTATAAAGTTGCTGTGGGCGTCACAAACTCCCTTATTGCTCTTCTGTGACCAGAAGCTTAGAAAAGTTGGAAATAATCGCAGAGTTATGAGAACGCTGCTTATTCATGTTCTCACGGGTTTTTGCCAGACTTTCGGCATATTCGTCAATCTCCCGCACAGCGTCATCAAGTTGCTGATTGATCAACTCCAAACTGGAGATAGTACGAGTCACCAAATCCACAGCCTCATTTGCCTGCTGCGTCAGAAGTGCAACCTCACTGGTTTTTTCCTGAAGGATATCAGTAGAAACGCTCTGTTTCTTTACAAAAGCCATATACCCTCCTTAATTCATACCGTCAATGCTAACAATAGCATTTGAACCGGACACGGTGGGCAGCTTACCATCCCACTGCTCATACTTAATCTTCTCAATCAGGGCATCGGTCAAAGAGGCAGCAATTACGCGATTAGCTTCGGCCTCGGCCTCAGCAGCAATACGAACTACATCAGCCTCGGCATTTGCCTCAATAACGGCCTTTTCTGCGGCGATCTGAGCGACTTCCTTATCCTTCTCGGCGTTGATCTTGGCAGTCTCCGCCTCAATGTTCGCCAACTCAAGTTCTTGCTGAGCGGTAACTTTCTTTTGGATAGCCGCGGCAGTTTCAGCGTCTACAGAAATATCGGTGAAATTTACGGTGTCAATAATAATTCCGTACTTATCAAACTTTTCACGCAAGTAGGTATCCAGCTCGGCATTGATCTGGGTGCGCTTATCTCCAAAAATATCCGTTACGGGATAATTTGCGGAAACTTCCTGCGTCCAGGCCACAATCTTGGGCTTGATAAAGGTATCCTTGATGCTCTCTCCAGACTTGCCCTTAAACATTGTGAATGTCTGGGCTACACGATCTTCATCGAAACGATAGGAAAACTCCAGGTTGACGCGAACTGTTTTACCATCAGAAGTGGGGATGCTAAAACTCTCGTCTTTGGGGGAGTCGCCTTTATCCTCAGCGGTCAGGTAGGACTGTTCAATTCCAATAGAATAGGTTGTGACCTTCTTGGTGGGAGCGACGATATGCCAGCCCTGAGTCAACACCTCACCGTCCACGCCACCGTTCATATTGTATACGACACCTACATAACCTGCAGGAATACGCTCAGTACAGGTCAGTGTCAAAATTAGGCCACCAAAGATGATGATTGCCAGGACGATGGCTCCAATAAAGCCTTTCTTTCTCAACTTACATTACCTCGATTCGTCATTATTTGTTTTGGTCTCTGCTGTGTTTTCCGGTGTGTCTTCCGGTTGCGGATCTTCATGCTGCATTGCGTCTTTCGCATCGCCTAACACTCGACTTATCAGCCTGCCGATCGGGATGAATGCGAACGATAACAAGAGCCACAACACAGCCGCTATCAGGAAGACAAGAAAGATGAATACAGGCAACGATACCCCCCCCTACATCAAAATAGATGATTTAATGAGTTGCTATTCTAAACCTAAATGGCCGAAGCCATTAGGTAAAGAGCTGTTTATAAAGCTTGTAGTCACGCACTCGCGCAACACGCTTGGCTTTGTTATTCAGATCCTCGCAAAATACCTTGGAAGCAAATTCCGGGTCATCCAAATCAAAAGAAGAGCTTTCGCACTCCAATCGGTATGCGCGGTAGAAAATACCAGAGATATACACCACATCATACCGAAGAGAATAAACGCGACCAGCGATGGCGTTCAGACGATAAAGCATTCCGCGCATATTGTCCAAGTCAATCTGAGGGTTTCGCTCGGTACGAATCAAATACTCGGAATACATATATTTGTGAAAGATCAAGCCTCTGGCTTGCTGATAATATCCTTCAGAATCCCGTAACCGTTCAAATAGCCGGCAAATCTCGTAGGGCATTTCGATCTTCTCATCGCCCTTCATCACACCATCCTCAAGAACTGCATCTTTTCGGAAGTTGATAATTTCATCCTCGGTGAATCCATACCAGGCAAGGTAAAGTATTGCGGAGGGAAGATCGTAAAGTGTATCGTCATAGCTATCTGCGGATCTTACAGAATCGTTAATAGCTGCCTGCAGTGTTGCGAGATTTTTGTGGTAATGAATGTGCTTACTGTTCTTGATACTCAGGTCGTCAACGGTGACAGATGCTAAAATTTGTTCCTGTTCCGCAGGAAGAACCCCGTGAGCAATCAGATATCGGATATAGAACATTACTACTGCCTTGTGGTTGGGAAGAGTTCTGGTGTGCCGGATGCGCATAGAATTAAACATGGCGACAAACTCTTCTTTGGTAAATCCGTCATCCAGAGATTTTCCAATCTCCTGCTCATAGGCTTCAACCTTTTTCCAGACCTGATCGAATACTTTCAGATTTGCGAAAGAGGAGTATCCGTTTTCGGAGTCCTCGAAAAACTTCTTGCGGATCATATTCCCCTCTCCTATCCGTCGAATATTTTTCTGTGTTACTATAATAGCACTTGTGCCAAGCTTTGTCAATAGCAAATCAGAAAATTATTCAAAAAACTTATCGAGGAATTTTACTTGCATTTGCGAGAAAGATATTCCAGTAAGTATGCTCGATCCTGGTCGGAGATGTTGTCCAGAAAAGCAGTCAGGCGGTTGGGTTGTACGGTAAGCTGCCGCCAAGTGATGTAGTTGGCCTGCCAAATACCAAGCCAATATGCAGAAAGACCAGAGTTTTCTTTTTGATCAAAGAAACGATCTAACAGAAACTTGATTTCTTCTGTGGTAGCTTCCAAAGCATACCGTTCCTTTTTTCTGCCGCTGCCGGATATCACCAACACCACTCTGATTGGTTGGGAAACCTGAATATTCAGATAGATTTGAGCGCCGGACGCCTCGGAAAGCTGTGCGGGCAGCGTACCATGATAGGGAAGCATGATATTATCTTTACTCGCACTGCGCAAATCAATCGCATTGGCATCCAGCGCAAAACCACCGAAATCTTCGACCAGGCTATTCAAAACTTTCATTTAGCATCTCCTCCAAACCTTTAACTCATTGACTCACACGAACTGATGTGATATAATCAGGCTGAAGACACGATTATATTCGTTCTGGGTGTTATGATACCAGAATAAAATCGTATTGTCAATACCCTTTCACGAAAACTTTCGGGAGGTTGTATAATGGATTCCATAATTTATACCAGAATAAAAGAATTGTGCTCTGAAAATGGGATCACAATCAATAAATTGGAAGCTGAACTGGGTATGAGCCAGTATTCTATTGGAAAGTGGAAAAATACTACTACGCCAACTATTGATAAAATTTCCAGAATTTCAAAATACTTTAATGTGTCCATTGATTATCTTGTGGGCGCTTCCGAAATCCGATCCACCGTAGACGATCTGATGAAAGATCGGGACTTTGTTTCTCTGCAGCGAGCCAGAGAACGACTGTCCGAAAAAGATAAGAGTCGCATGATGGCAATGCTCAGGATTGGCTTTGACCATGCCTTTGCTGACGAAGATACCGATACGTCCAATTTATCGGACACCTGATATGATTCAATATAAATTGCCATAAAAGGAGGGAGGTCAAAATGGTTAGAAGAGTTTTTGTGCAGCATAAGGTTCTGGAGCTGTATCAAAAAATGGATACTATACAATTTCCCATTCAGCCTAACAAACTGTTGACACATATTCCGTATCGCTGCCGCATTCTGACCTACCAAGAGATGGCTACGATAGCGAACTGTTCCAAAGAAGATGTGGCTGTAATGTGTAAGAGTAATTCTGGCGCAACCCACTATGATATTGAAAACGACCGCTATCTGATTTTGTATAATGAGTCAATGAATCAAGGTAGAATTTTATGGACACTATGCCATGAAACCGGACATATTTGTTTGGGGCATTTGCAAACAATCGACTGCGCAGAAATTGCCAATAACGATGGGCAGGAACCATACAACCAGTATGAGAGTGAGGCAGATTACTTTGCATGGAACTTGATTGCACCGTTGCCGATTATGCGAGAAATGAGCATTCGATCTGCTTCTGAGATTAAGGCAAAGTTTGGCTTATCTACTCAAGCTGCCGCCTTGCAATACGATCGGTATGTTAAGTGGTGCCAAGGGCACATTAAAACATCATGGGAAAATAATATACTGCGAGAATTTCATGGGAAGTTCATTCGACAGTAATTTTGTTATGCCTATTTGCAGAAAACCGCCCTCGAATGAGGGCGGTTTTTTAACTAATTTTTTGTTGACCCCAGGTAATCTGAAACTTTCCGTTTTCATCCTCTTCACGGCTCATTAACAAAGACATAAGATCGTAATCCACGCCAAAACGATCATAAATTTCATCCAGATCTACATCTTGTCCCTTCATAAAGAGATTGAGACGTTCTTTAGATAGAACCATCTGCATTTGGTTGGACTCAATACTTCCGCCATAAGTGACAAAATAAATGTCTTTCCAATCCACGGAGGTAAAGCGGATAAAGCGGTGATAAAATTGGCTCATGCGAGCGTTATTGAAATGCAGTTCTGGGATAATGATCTTGTTTACAAACTCAAAGTTGACACTGGATGGGAGACTTTGCTGGGTACAGAGCAAAATACCATTGCCACTTGCTCGCAAAGTTTTTCGCAAAGCACGGCGCTTTGTAAGAGTGGTTGTAGACCCAGTAACGACAAAAAGAGAACGGTTAGGAAAACGAGCGCGAATTTCTTCAGCGTATGACTCTACTACATTCTTGTGGCGGACGCCAATGACAACAATTTCCTCAGAGTTTTCCTCCAACATATCCATGACTTTGGCAATCTTTACCGGAGTATCATTAGAATGATACTCTTCTACCGTATTAGGAGCGGCAGAAATACGGAGCAATAAGGTGATCTGTTGAATTAACGCCATCATGCTATCCTTACGACTGTTTCCGGTTGAAGCAAAATAGCGACTACGCATGGTATAAAACTCCTCAATCGCCTGATTATAAACAGCATATTCCGCAGGGGAGAATTTAACGGGAACCTGATGAATGCGGCGAATATCTTTACCGGTAATCTCCTCAAAAGTGCGGGTAATCACAGAGTAAGACAGGATTTTGCTAAGTACATCCGCATTATAAATATCCTGGGAGCGCTTGCCTACACCAAAGACAGTGATCTTCTCCGGCAAATGAGACTGCGAAAACAAAGTATAACCAGGCTTGTAAGCTGGGATGGGACTTCCATAATAAGGGTTGTTTGTGACTTCCAGATATCGCTCGCCTTCGCTATCCTTATCATAGTGATACAGAGTTTCCGCCCAAGAGATCATATTGTAAGAGTTATTATAAAGTAACTCAAGTTGGGTTGCAGCTTCCGAAATATTGTTGCGAGTAACCGTGCCGGTCATCGCCAACTTGAATTTGACGCGACGAAAGCAGTCCAAAATAGCTTTGGTGCGTTTGCTGTTGGGGTTTGTCATCTCATCACTTTCATCCAAAACCAAACATATATTTTGGTTACGGGACTTAATATGACGCTTGATGTGCTTGCGATACTTGGTGAGCATATTCATAGTGATAATTACATACTCACCATCCTGTACCTGTTCCAGATCTTTGAGTCTCGTAACCATCCGGTAGGGCAGGGAGTAGTTACTAAGCACTTCATCCCAGTTGTTATTGATAGAAATAGCAGTAGAGACCACCCAAGTGTTTCTGGCGTGCTGATGCTGCATACGGTACATACCAACAGCAATGCCGGCCAGAGTTTTGCCACTGCCTTGTTCCCATTGGAGAAGATGATACTGCTTCTGAAGAATAAGATTGATGTCGGATTTTTGCCTGTCGTTAAGATGAATTTCTTCCTCGTTCTCAAGATCGTACACCATGAACGTATCCAAAAACTGTGCGATTTCAGAGTCGGGAGACATCTCTTCAAAGGGCATAGTCTCGATATGGTACTGCCGCTGTTTACGACGAATGACGCGAGCAAATTCACCAAGATTCTCAGGAATTTCACCCTCGGTGACAAGGCGGTGAATAGGGCCAGGATTCTCCAGTTTTTGAAGAACGGGTAACACCTTCCGGCTGTACGCCTTAAAGACGATTTCGTGATCTCGCTTTACCATTTTTACCACATCTGCGGTAGGTTTGGTATGCTGAGAGCGAACTGTGCGACGAAGATAAGCCAAAACCTTAGCTTCCGTAATACGGATCTTTGCCCATTCTTTGTACTTCATATTCTCCGGCATGACCTGGTGCTCAAATCTGTAAAGATATTCCTGACACTTGGCATACTTATCCCGGATTTTCGGATTGCTCTTGATCTGATAGAGCATCTTCTGTACTTGATAGTGAAAATCGCTGTCGTTCCCAGAATGAAGCGCAAGTTTTGCACGACTACGATCCCGCTGCATACGCTCTTTTGCGGGAGCCACTACGTTCTGACGAACAGTATTCAGGAGACTATCTGTGTTTTCCAGAGTAACCATAGAGAAGCAGTTGGCTTCTGTTAGATCGTAGCGATTTCCCTGATCTTCTGGGTTTAGCTTTTTCTGCCAAAACATTAAGCTGGTAGGAAAATTTGAAACGCCCAGATATTTGAAGGCACCGGCAGGAATAGATACTTGTCCCAAAAAAGAAAAATCTTTTTCCAGTTCAGAGATTTTTGCGTGATCCAAAAACTCATCCGCAAGGAACGAAGAAGGAACAACGATTGCCATAATCCCCAGGGGTTTGAGCAACTGCGCAGCTTTGACACAATAATACATCTGGGAAAGATATTCACCCTGGTCGGTGTCCCACTTCAGATTGAAAGGGGGATTGCCAACCACATAATCAAAACGCATATTGGGATTATAATAGCGAATGTCACGATGTTCCAGATTGGCGGCTGGATAGAGATAATGGGCAACTTTATGTGATTTGATGTCCTGTTCACATCCATAAAAGTTGGCCTCTATGGGCATGAAATTACAAAAGTTAGCAATGCCGCTTGTCAGATCGGCCACGGTCTCGTCCATATCAGGCCGCAACGCCTCCATGACAAACTGGCAAAGCGCAGGGGGTGTGAAGAACTGCCCATTTTCAATCTCTTTCTTGGCTTCTGAAAATTCGTGGTAGTTGTCAAAGTCAGAGCGGTTAAGTCCGTGTAAACCACCATCGCCAGTATAGGCATTGAAAATATCCTCGCAAGAGATCCCGGACTGAACAGCCAAATCCTGATCCACCAAATAAAGAATCTTTTCGTTCAGCTCTTTGCGGGCTTCCTGGGGGATAGGCTGATTATGATATTGATACTTCATCATGTCACCTACTTTCTACTCCTATTACAGACGATTATGACATACTGCTAACCGTTCCCAAAAAAATAGAGGGAGATTTTATCAGAGATCTCCCAAACTCTGCGCTACCCATTCCACCGCTTAACAGTAAACAGGATCTTTTCCGCGCTCTTCGATTTCGCCGCAGAAGCAATGTCCGCGATACTCCCAAATACTGTTCGGCCATTCGCCGCCGATCTTGGTAAAGGTGGCAAAAGTGGGACGAAGCTTCCCGGTGTCGGGATCTTCTCGGTGAGAATATGGCTCTCCCATCTGAGAGCAGCGGGAGCAATAGCAGGCAGGCGGTAAGCAATCCATTGCGTTGTCCACAACCTCCTGATTTACATAGTCGCCGATCTTAGCGGTAGAGTAATCGAACTCTTCCGGGGTAAGTACGGGCTTATTATTGAACATCATTGGGAAATACATCTCCTTCCTTAATACAAAGCGAGTGCTCCAGATCCAAATAAACTCCAACTTTATCGCTGTATATTATGTAGGTTTCGTCCTTAGAAATCAGTTCGTCTTCGGAATGGCAAATATGGAGACGAGTTCCAGGTAGGGCGTCACTAATACTGGAATGATAGTATCCAGTAATCCGGGCGATAGCCTGCAGAAACTCACTGAGCGAGTGGACTTCGTTCAGATCATCCAAAATCTCCTGCCAAGTTTTTTCGCAAGTATCTTGCATACCCCAGAACTCCATCTCCCGTTTGTCTCCGTTGAACTCTTCGGAAACATAGTAGGTATTATTCTTCCGGTTATGAAAAATGATTTGTCGTCTGGTCATTTGTGCCTCCTAAGCGGTAAGACAAGCGCAAAAGAGCAGCTGTCAGGATTATCCATCCAATTCTTGGGATAGATCAGCAGCGTGGAATTGCGGGCATTGGGGATACGCCCCAGATATGCCAGAGCGCCAGTGCCAATGGCCTCCATAGCATCTACCACCAGGCGAGGATTAAAGTCTGTATCTTGTGCCGGCCCAATAGTAACGCGAGCAGTAGCGCCGCTCCGTTCCGCTTGACGCGCCAGCTTCTTCCAATCATCCAGCGGGAACTTTTCCTCAATCAAGGTATGATTACCGTTATTGCGCTCGTTCATAATAACCCTACCCAAGCTATCAGCTTGGCTTGCATCTGCGAATCCCTCCGGCTTCTGATGGTAGTAAACAGCAACATAACCATCGGTTATGACATATCCATCTTCGACCGGATGGACGCCTCCGAGAACAAAATTTCCATGATCTTTCACACCATTTTCGTTGTTGCGGGCAGTTTCACGATTGATAATCCGCTGCAGCGCCGCTTGCTGCTTCTTAGTCATGCTACACCTCCGACTTTGACACGCAGATAGTTGTTTACAAACTCATTGACCGCCGCCGCACTAACGAACTTAATGTCCACGCGACCATTTTTGAAGAGCTTCACGCTACGCACCTTATCCAGCAAAGGGAAATCGAAAAAGTTTTGCTCGTTTCTCCAGCCAAAAAGAGCTGGGAAGAGCTTACAGCCATAGTTAAACTCTCCACGCTCATAATGAGCGATACCATTGAGAATATCCTTAGTGCTTTCAGGAATCTCCCAGCGGGGTGTGCTCCAGCTTCCATCATAATGACATCCGTAGCCTGTGATCTGAAGGGTATCCTTCTTAATCTCAAAATCTTCGGTTTCGTCAGTCTTGTTCCAGTAGTATCTGCGATGAGAAGCGATATAGCACTTTTCTTTCAGCTCGTTAAGCGCCTGTTCTGTAAAAGAGAACCCACCCAACTGAGTAAAGATTTCATCTATGATGGCCTCATAACAGATGGATAGGTGAGTGAGAGCGTTGTTGTACTCTTCCAAGCTCTCTTCGTATTCAGAGTGCTTTCTCCGATCTTCTTCTGCCTCCTCCTGTGTACGCTCGCTCAGCCTGCGGAACTCATAACTGTAACGGGGTTCTTTCGGCGCTTTCGGGATCAAATGCTCGATGATAGTATCTGCATCAAGCTTTACGGAGTAGGTGTCCGCAAAATATCTGGTAACACCAGAAATAAAGTTCCGATGGTTTTTATGAATAGTAGAAATGGCATCAGGGCTGGACACAACGCTTCCGTTATGGATAAATCTGTAGGAATAGTCGTCATCCGATCCAAGAATGGAGACCAGATCCGCCTCCATAGCGTGAAACAGATCTGCCAGTTCCCGAAGCCGCTCGTTTGCCTTGTTATATGCTTCCTGGCGGCGTACACAGAATGTACGATCCGCCTCAGAGATGCGATTGTCTGCCTTAATCTCAACGGCAGCGAATTTATCAAGCAGGTTCATCCAAAATTCCCTCACTTTCACTTAACTCCAAAAGCTTTCCTATAGTCTCATCCATGGTTTTATCCAGATTGGCAGAGGAAACAGTCTGGAAAAGTTCATCCAAAATGCGAGGTGTATACTTGCGATTTTCCAAACCATTCTCAAATCTGGCGAAACTATCTTTCAAATTATTCAAACTGGAAATCACACCAGACTGGTTGATCAAGTTGAGCATAGTACAGATGTCCTTGTATTGTCTTCGGCGCAAACGCATACTCTGTACGGCCTTGTACAGCTTATAGCCCTCCACTACACCCACATTGGTAAATTCAATCTTATGCAATAGGTCTTCCAGCGCTAAATCTGCGCTTCGCACTTGATTTGAGTAGTAGCATAATAGCACCCGCATGACGCGCCCGGTCTCGTAAAGGTTATTAACTAAACCGGGCAGCGTTTCCAGATAGTTACTTGCCTGTTCCTCAGTAATCGTGGCTTCTGGGGATACCATAGGTTCAATCCCGCCTCCTACTGTGCAAGGTAAAATTTCTACTTGGTCAATAGGAACAGAGGGTTTTACAGAATGAGCAAAATTGTTTGCCATATAGTTTTTCACAGCCTCTTCGTTATTGAACTTGCAGGCTCTTTTTAGCGTACCCCAAGTCCCAATGCCGCTGCTTAGTTTTAAGAACTCCCCAGTGTCCTTACGCCGGACACAATACTTCATCATGTGCTACCCTCCTTATAACGCTTGTGAACTACCATCTCAGCGTATTGATCAGCCTTGCGTCTTGCGTGTGCATCAATACACAGCTTGACTGCTATCAAGATAATACTGATGAATATATCCATCAGTTAATCACCTCCTGATGCGCTTCAATATACATTGCAAAATCAAACTCCGTTTTGCTAACCACATAGAAGCGTTCTCCGTCTGTCATACGATGCTCGGTTTTAGGCTTGTTTTGCTCGCCGGTGCGTTTGTTCCACGACACCACATTTTCTCGAAGCTGCGGGGTATAGCCCTTCTTTAAGAGAGAGATGATAAACTCACGCTTTGGCATTACTTCGCCATTTACACGCACCAAGCTTTCCATACGCGCTTTAACCTTGCCAAATTTCATAGGCGTCATGTCATCAGCCCAACCCAGGTACTTGTCTTTCTCGGCCTGAAGCTCAGCCTCCTGCTCAGCTTTCTTACGGGCTTCCTCGGCTTCATATTCTTGCTGACGAACCGCTTCCTGCTCAGCTCTCCGGCGTAAATAATCCTCGCGATAAGTAACGCAACGGTCGGCCAGGACAGGATTCCACTGGCGAACAAAACGGATCATAGCGTTACCAACAAAACGCCCCTCATCCATAGCCTTTTCCAGATATTGCTCGAAGTTTTCCGGTGTATCCATTTTGAAGCGAACAATCTCTTCCAGCATCTTCTCTGGGGTATACCGAGAAAGATTACGCATTTTGTACTGCCAAAGAAAGCCATCCTTTACATTGGGGAAGAATAGGAACAGACTGCTTTCATCTTCGCCCCATTCATTTTTAACTTCACGCTCTTTGTAAAGCGGGCCAACGATATGCTGGACATCATAGAAATTGCGGACAGCGGTGCAGCCGTCTGCCTTGCTGTAAGAAATGGCGGAACGACGCTCATACTCAGTAGTGAAATCAGCCAGCGTCATATTGATCATGCTTAAACGCCCCTTTCTACCGTATAATCAATGTGGTGATCTGCCAGCCCAAGAAGAGCTTCGGCCAAAACATCATTCAGGCGAGAAGTGGTCTGTGCCTCGGTTTCTCCTTCGCGTGCAAGGATAGAAAGATTGATAGTAAAATTTAATGTATCCATGATTCGCCCTCCTCTTAAACTCGTCATTATATTTACAGAAGAAATATCGTTCTTGCTAACCAAAAAAAATAAAAAGCGCCCACAAATGTGGGCGCTTTACATTTCGGGTCTGCCTGGTTTTCCTCAACCTTCTTCATCGATCTCGTCTGAGTATCCAAGCTCAGTTCCAGTCTCAATGCGATACAGAGTCTCCACAGCCTGTAACTGCTTCATATGATGGGGAAGCTGATCTTGAAGCATATTACGAACGTACTCTGCTTCATTCTGCTGACCAGCCAACTCTAACTTCTTTGCCAAATCAGCAGCCTCGTTGCGCAACTTAATAATTTCAGACTGGATATGCTGTCCAGCCATTGCCAAGATCGCAGCATGAGTAATAATTGGTTCCGAATTTTTAACTTTTGCCATCATTGATTCCTCCTATCGTATAAATCATTTATCCTGTTTGTATTACAGGAAAACGCCAACATCTGCTAACTTGAAAGAAAAATTATTTCAAATCGGATTCACTTTGTTTAATCAGCACATCAGTAAACCCGTTCATATACTGATAAACCCCATTTGATTTTTTCTTTACCTGAGTAAGCTGAAACATGGTACAAATACGCTCAGAAAGCGTAGGATTATGAGTAGGATACTGATAAAAAAGCTGCCGCAATTCATATCCGGGACGAGTCGCCGTATTCATAAAATCATATAGAGCTTCCAGAAGAATACTTTCAATCATCCGTTCGGAATACTTCTCCCACGGATAATCGCACTCCTTGCCAAGATAAATTTTTACGGCGTCCACCAGGGTATCAGCCATCGCCGCATAGCCGCAGTTCCCCTTGCAGGTCATTATGATATTACAGGTTCTTTGCTCCATATAATCACTCCTTCAAAAAGAGTAGGGGCGGGAATAATCCCGCCCCGTTCTGTTCAGCGCACCAGCAAGGAAGCCATCTTATCCATCATGGCGTGACCGTCCATGATACGCCCCCAATTATTCTCCCGATAATTGGCCGTCTGCCGGCGAGGAGCATTGTGGGAAACCATATCGCTCATAGCATTCAGAGCGCCCCAGGCGGTGCCTTTGAACTTGAGAATGTCGGGAGCGAAGTAGCAGATCATATACTCATCACGAACTGCCTTGACATTCCGCTTTTCGCGGTCGCTGGCATCCTCAGCAATAGGGAACATCTCTTCCAGAATGGCCTTGATCTTATCGTCGGTGACGGTAGTGTTTGCCATCTGGTCGGCGTAGACCGCCAGATGATCCATGTACTTGTTCGCCATATCCAGACACATCCGCGCCTCATGGAGCTTGGCCTGAATATCACCGGTGTGACGCACAGACCACGCACGCTTGGCAGTACCCAGCGCAAAATTCAGGGTGTTGTTACAGACCACACGGATGGGGGTCATACAAACACGGATCGCCCCGCTGCCATCGTGGGTATTAGAGAAGCACAGGTAGGGTTCCGTCTTATCGCCGACAATCTCGGTATCCGGGAGCTTGGCAAGCAACCAGATCTTTTTGCCTCCGTTAAGACTTCCGGCGGTCTCGTAGTGAACCTCGCCATCGATCAACGAATCAGTGAACGCGAACGCTTCCGCATTCTGGACGATCTTATAGCGGTCAGAAACGACGCCCAGCACAGCGCCGTCACTACTACGGACATTGGCCTTGAAATTCTGAATTTTTGCGCCGCCGCAGACCTGGATGTTTTTCTTATCTACCGTCCAGTCCAGACCAGCCAACCGCAAAGCATCAGCGCTGGTGGGAGCTTCCTCAACCATAGTGCCCAGCCCATGCCAGGGCTTCTCGCGCACATACATCATAGTTTCAACATTAGCTGCCATTGTATTGACCTCCTCAAAATTGTGTGGCAGGTGGTGCTGCCTATTCTTATTTCAGAATGATTTAGTTATTTGCTAACTTGGATTTTGCTATCAATCATAGATGAAATTATCACGACCGATATACTCACCACACTCGTAATCCTCATCACAATATCCAGAATACCAAGTGAGCGATCCATGCTTTTCCTCCAAGTCAACAAGTTTTCCCATACAGTCTTCTTCGCTGTTTCCACATACGATAACCTCTTCGCCATCAGAAAACTGACCGACCATTTTCCAAGGACTCATTTTCTCGCACCTCCTATTGCTCTCACAGATCAAAGTGCAGTTTTGCTAACCGTTACTTTATTCTGTCCAGATTTTTTCCGTTGCGAACGAAACGCGGATATGATCGGCATCAGCAGAAATCACAACGCTATCCGCCATACCCATAATTTGTGCCAGCATTTCTGCCGATACCTTATCCAACGCGGCGGGACGACGAAGATCAACAAAGACTAACGAGTTCTGTTCGCACTTGTTGGGTTTAATCTCCTCAACGCTACGGACGCAATCGCACACGCCCATGAAATCAATCAGCCCCTCTTTGATCTCCCGGTGTTGCTGGATTTTGACAAAGTTGGCGGTGCGGCCAACAAAGCTTTCATTATAGTCGTGCATCTCTGCAATCTGCTCAGGGGTATAATCTTTCACTGATCTTTCCTCCTCAAATCCATGTAGTCTTTATAGCTCAACCCCATGCACTCAGCTGCAACATGGAGCGCATCTTTCTTGCTGCCCATAGAACCAGGTACAGGAATTTTGGGTGTTTCAACCTTGTGCGCATAGTAGCGATTACTGCCCCTCTGCTTAGAGACATCATAAGTAATAGTCATAAGGCTATCATACCTCCTCACATTCAATTCCGAGTTCTGCATGGCACAGGACTTCATAAAACGCAATAGCTTGATCGAGATCGTCGAACCCCCAAACGAAGTAAAATGCTTTCACGGAATTTACCTCCTAATAAACCGTATGCCATTCCGGGTTCGACACAAGCTTTTTAAGATCAAGCTCTCGCAGATCAGCAGCTTCTTGCTCGCCAACATCTGGAAAATCAGAAACATCCAAATCGTAAACATCGACGGAGATATCCCCATTTGCATACGCGGCCTGAACAAGTCCGCCCTTAACCTCTACGGCAACACTCAAACGCTCCACAGGCGACTCCATCTGCGACCGGAGATTTTCAATCACAGCATCGATCATGTCAATCGCGCTGGCATTTGCCTCCAGAATATCGTCAGCGTCGGTATAACGATTTTCGCTTTCACGATCTTCGAGCGCGGCATTCAAAGCATCCATAATGATGCTTAGCTCGATGTCGGTCAAATTGATATTCATAAAAAACCTCCTGTTTTTTTAATTGGTATTATATTTACAGACAAAGCGTGCAGTTTGCTAACCATTAAATAAAAAAAGCCCGCCTGGTGGCGGGCTTTTACCTCCTATCAAGATACAGCAGCGTATAGTCTGGTACGGGGAGTGGCAATAGAGAATCGGGTTTCACCATTGGAAAACCATCCCGTGCAGACCAACTCATCAAATCCATACCGTTTAGCAAGATTACTTAACTTGCTATTGATCTTGTTGATCTCGGATTGATATTTCCGGTAGGCCACACTACGGCAGCAGTCGAAATAATAATGACACTCATCATTGTCATAATCGTATCCGTGAAGGTCATGCTCTACTTCAACATAGAGCTGGACACCGGAATAGTATCCGCTCTCCAGCGTGATCTTGTGGAACATATACTCACTGTTCAGATCGTCCAACTCAGAACGGATAATATCGCAGACATCCTCGCATTCCATATCATCAAAATAGCAGCAATCTTCCAGCTCTTCATTGGTATCGCAAAACTCACATCGCTCATTTTGAGCATCCTGAATAGCACCACAAGCAGGGCATTGTTTGGCTTCCACATAGAACTCTTTGGCAAAGAGGGGAAAGTCCCTCATTATTCTAAAATTGGGAGCACTCATCTTTACACCTCCATCAGTTTGGAAAGTACCGCATAAAGGGTGCGGTAGCAATCGGAATTATACTTGTTCTGTGCGATTGCTTTGAGCTGATACAACGCTTCGGTACAATCATTGATTTCAGCTTCGCTGGTGACGCCCACAATCTTGCATAACGCCTGGGCAATATCGTCGGGGTAGTATTGATCATGTGCAGGTTTCATAACTTGCCTCCTCATTTTTATTACAGACCGATATGGGCATTTGCTAACCCGGTAGAAAGATTTTCCCCGTCATAATAATCCAGAACAGATTGAATACAGTCCAGCGCGGAAGGAGTAAAATGATCGCGCAAATCGTCAATAATAGCCGGTACATCCAGCCGGCATCCAATATACGGCTCGATTGCCTGCTCTATATACAGCTTTGCAGCAGGAGAATCAGCAACGCCAGCCTCAACAATTTCATCGTATAGGTCGCTAAAAATAATACTCATATTAAGTCCTCCACCTCATGCCCCAGTGCAAAGACTTCATAGGCAGCAGACTCCAACCGCTTGATGGAAACTGTAGCATAGGGTTCATTTTCTTTGATTGCATCAGCCTCAGCACACAAGAGATCGTGAACAAAGTTCAGAGCCTCAATAGGATCGGCTTCCAGAATCAACAGGGTAGAGTAGCGACTCTTGATCTCGTCAAACTTTTCTTTGGAAATACTCATATTTTCCACCTCCTATTATATTTACAGACTTCTATCACTTTTTGCTAACCAAAAAGTAAAAAAAAGAAAAAGGGAGACCGACCACCACGACGATCTCCCCAGAGGTTCCTGCTATTCAGAAGGTTAAAACATATCGATTATCCGGGACAATATCCATCCGAGAAATATGTAATACCAAAGAATCCAGAAAATCGTGAATTACCTCACGACCCTGCTCATTATCAGTGATATAGACGGTCTTCTCCCAGACTGGTGGACGCTCAATAGACTGGCCGGGAGTAAAGCATTGAACATTCACATAAAAAGTCTTTCCGTCTATCCAGGGGAAAACACGCACCTTAAAACTGCCTATCCATTTTTCAAAGTCCATTCTTGACCTCCTTAATAAATGTCAATGCGTTTCGTAATTAGCAGATGAATACCCATTGGAGCCAGTAGAAAGACGGCACCAGCATCCCGATCCTCTACAGTTTTTCCGGTGGAACATACCCACAGGATCACACCACACAGTATCAGTAAAACCAATCCCATCAAACGCTGTTCTCTTCTTTTGCGACGATACATCTCTCTTGTCATTCGTGCCATTATTTATCACTCTCCTTATTTATATTTCAGAGTGATTTTCTGTTTTGCTAACTGACAAAATAAAAAAGCGGGGAGAAAATCTCCCCGCTTGATGTTATGCTACGATGTAAGGGTTGTTCAGAGCCTTGGCATATTTCTTAGCCTCAGCCATGATCCGCTCGTCGTTCCACTCTACGGTGAACTTTGCCAGCTCGTTCCAAACTTTCCGGGGGAAGCTGGTCTCGCTCAGTTTGAAAGCCGCTCCCATGCCGCTACTGGTCATCATGCCGTTGTCGGTAGGCGTCCAGATCGACAGGTGCATCTCAGGCTGTACCAGACCGGTATAGCGGAAGCCGTCACGAACTTCTACCCAGCTGATCGACGCCTGAAGAACTTTGCCATCAGGCAGTTTGATGTTTCGCACAGCACTCTTTTCATTCCACATCAGTAGCCGGTTCAGGTCAAGCTGAAAACCGTTGGACAACTTTTTGTTCCAGCGGGAAATCTGATCTCTCGTATAACTCGCCATTGTATTTCCTCCTCAATACTCAATCTTAATCCGTTTATCGCCGTCTTTAATAGCATCACCCAGGCGGTCAGCAATCCCAGATAGCTGCTCGGAGCGCAGCCGCAGCAGTCCGGTCTCAATCTTCCCGACATCTGGATTTTCTGTCGCCTGAAGATATTGGGAAGACAACTTTCCCAACGCGCCAATTATCCAGGTCAGTTCATGCTTGGTGAAAGTCTGCATATCTACACCTCCTATTACTATTACAGAAAGAAAAAGTTATTTGCTAACCAACAGGTTAAATTTCTTCAATCTTGTAATCGTAATCCGCATTCATCGGCCAACAGGGTTCCCCGAATAAGTCGTTTCCGGTAGAAGTGTAGAGAATATCATGGCAAAGGCGGGGCTGATCTCCAGGCTCGCTATACTTCCAGAGCTTGCCATCCTCGTCCTCATAGGTCTCTCTGCCCCACTGGTCAATCCCGTGAAAATGCAAGGTTTTGGTCTTGATCGGTGCCGGCGTTAGCTCATAGTTTCTGACGGTATCGGGATCAAGAGGTTCTGCATACTCCACATAGCCCCAGGCTTCGCGTCCGATTTCTTCACGAAACACTTTCTGATCAAAATTCACCAGATTGACAGGATGATGTAGGTGGTTTGGAAAAGCGCCTGGTGTCAAAGGCCGCTGAGTGCTGAAATATTTCATAGAATCCTCCTTATCTCCGATTGAAAAGAGCTTGGTCAATTACCTGTGTAATGGCGCTCATAGCATCCATCAATTCCATAGCCTTTTTAGAGTCATTCTCCATTGCAGCGTCTGCCCAGTTGCTATACAGCATCACAGTCATATCCCGGACATTTTGCAGCTCAATGGCTGTACGGGCATCGATTTCTAATGCGCCCTGGATTAACTTAATCTCGGCCTCGCTGACTATTCTTCGCTGTGCAGGATGGTAACGCTCGCTCAAATCTCGGATAGAATGGAAATCGGTTTTGGTAGTCAAGTGTATCACCTCTCAAAGTATTTGGGCTTTCTATTTTAATTACAGATAAAAAGTATGATTTGCTAACCATAAAATAAAAAAGCGGGGAGAAATCCCCGCTTTTGATCATATTGCTTATACGGCATAAATCAGCTCCACACCATCGCGATCCGCAAAGAACTTCTCAGCCACAGGACAGTTGGAACAAAGCATAGTGTTACACTCGCTGGGATGTCGGCAGGCTCGCCCTTCAATGCCGCAGATCTCAGGAACTTTCCGCTTCTGGTGAAGAATGATCCGCTTCCCGGTCAGCTTCTCTGCCACAAGCCGCTTTAAGTAATCCAAAGCATACTCGTCCTTGCTGAATACCTGGCCGTCGATCATCCACTCCCAAGTCTGACCGTTGTACTCAGGCTCTTTCTCCACGGCAATGGTCTTTCCGTTGCTCAAATGGATAATCCAGCGCTTTTCGTCTAATACCTCGGCATTTAGAAATAGAACATACATTTCAGTCATGGTCTCGCCTCCAAAGTTCATTTTGTTATTCCTATTTCTATTACAGAACCGAACGGCATTTTGCTAACCGGAAAAATAAAAAAAATGGGAGGCTTGATCCCGGCTCAAGTCCTCCCAGAAAGCCGACCATTTCATCGGGGAAACGGCCTCAAAAACCCCGCTGCGACGTATTATTATATCAGTTGTTAGGTTTCGTTTACCCATCGCAGGGCACAGGCGAACGACTACTTCCAACCGGCCATATGGCTTTTTTGAAAACTAAGTCTGATCTCTAATTCTATTCAAGTTCATCATCCTTTGCTGGCTATTCAATCAATTTTGTCAAGAAACAAAGGTTAATAGGGAGGGGAGCGTGCGTGCATCATATAATCAACTCCTTCTATTTATATTTCAGAAACTACTCTGGTTTTGCTAACTATAAAATTATCCGTAAATGATTTCTCCAAAGGCGGCATATTGAATAACAGCATCGCCATCATTGGTGTCCCAATCATCCATATCGGTACTTGCGCCGTTTTCAAGGTAAAGTTTGACGCCTTTCTTCAAATCCTCGATAGTCATAGGATGATCCTTATCCTCTTCACGATCCCAGATATTCAGCTTTCCGCCTCTCTCCAAAATCTCGGCCATGACATCCTCATAGCACGGATCGTCCTTTTTGGCATCCACCAAACGCTTCCGCGCCGCCTCGTAATCCTCTTGTTCAAAGCAAAGCTCTGCCCAGTAGTCAAAGCCGCCGGCCTCCATGGAGAGAATGTTTACTATGCTGTCAGTAGTCAGAGTAAATTCCACATTGATCTTGTGTTCCATTGTATCAGCCTCCTATTTTTATTACAGAAGGGAAGCGGTGTTTGCTAACCGCCTCCACAATTTATTCCCTTGTAAATATCGCCTCGTGATGCAACACGGTGAACAATTACATCCCCATTGCTTTTGTCGTAGGCAAAAATGATCCGATATTTTCCAACGCGCAGACGATAGGTTCCCTCGTAGTACATAGGAATGATATCGCCCTCCGGCAGTAGTCCCAAAGCTTTCTCCACCCGCTCCCTGTTACGGTGATCCATTGCTTTAACACTACGCTTCGCTGTATTCAGATATTTGATCTTCATGGTAGCGCCTCCATTATAAGTCGATCCACCATTGCGGTGCCAAATAATAACCCTCGTCAGCCTCCATCAAACCTATTTCGCCATCCAAGTCTTTTTCAAAACCGGGATAAAGATAGAGAAAGCTACCATTGTCAAGCTGACAGCGAATTTCTCCGCTTCCGATATGATCCGCAGCAGTCAATAAGCGGGTAACAGTCCCGTCTGTGATATAAACCGGACGAAGGGAGAAAAGCGCCTTAACTATGCGGTCAAATAATGTGGGCGTGGCCTCCGGCTGATCCTGGGCTAAAATCTTAACATAGGTACTCACGGTGCCATCCATAAACCGCACGGTGGTGGTGCCATCCACGGTTTCGATATGATCAACCCCAAAACCACGACTTTCCAAACTCAGAACCATCCGAATCTCTTCTTCGGATAATCTCAGCTGCTTACCAGTGGTGGTCTTAAACTTATGTTTCATAGTGTTGCCTCCTTTGTTTTTTGTTCTCATTTCTATTACAGATAGTTTTTGATATCTGCTAACTAAAAGAAAATAAAAAAACGGGAGCCTTATAGCTCCCGTTCTGTTATCAAATTTCAAAAGTTGACAGGTTCCAGGCATTACCCAGCTCATAGCTCAGGCCATATTTCTTCAAGATATCCCGGAACTCGGCCTCCACACTGTTATAGTAGCTCATTGGAACATACATATTCAGCAGCTCATACATCGGCCCTTCAAAACTCATACAAAGGATATTTTCGCCGGTGTAATCGAAATATCGCCGTGGATCAACGTCTTCTATCACATAATCCACAGCGGGATTATTGTAGGCATAGTGGCCTTTTCCATCATCGGTGCTGAGCGCTTTCCCGTTGAAATAAATGCGGGTATCCATCCAAAGTCCATGGCGGATCATAAAATCTTTGATCTCGTAGGCCAGTTTTTCTCTCCGTGCGGCGTTCGGTTTACTCATTAGATTTCGCCCTCCTTTTCACTCGTTCCTATTCTTATTACAGAATACTTTTTGATTTTGCTAACCAGTCAATAAAAAAAGATAAGCGGGCTGGAGTACCAGCCCGCTCAGATGTTACGCGATTGCGACGCGCTTACTTCCCGCCTGTTCCATATCGATCCGCTCACTCCCATAAAAACCACGGATATCGTCAAGGCTCATATGTTTGTTGCTACGTTTGCGGTATCCGTCCCGATGGAAATACCATGCGCTCTTGTTGCTGCTCCACCGGAAGGAAAGCGCCTTTAGCTCTTCTTTATGCTCCCTGGTGTTTCCCGTAACCCATACCCAGGAACCGCAAACCTCAATGATAATGCCGTCCATATGGATCAGCTTCTCAATGATATCCATAAACTCGGCGGCGGTTTCGGTGCTGGCGGTCTTTGCGGTGTAGGTCTCGCCCTCGGCGGTCTTATGAATGTCTTTTAGTCTGGAAAATAGCGTCTCATACTCGGCGTTGATTTGCTGCATGGCCTCCGTGGAACCACCACGATCCGGGTGATGCTTCATTGCTAATCTCTTGTACTGCTTCTTCAGGTCTTCCAAAGTCTCAGGATGATCAAACCACTTCATAATATTTAACCTCCGTCTGTGATATCTTGACTTGATTTCAAGTTCCTATTATAATTACAGACAGAAAAGCGGTATTGCTAACCGTTCCAAAAAATTATTTTTCGGGTGATTTCGTGGAGCTTGCGCTTGTAATCGTCGTGATCTGGCTAATAGCCGATGCAATCAAAGGATATAAGGCGGAACGATACGCACAGAAAACCGTATTCGGTCGCAAACTTTCGTTCCCAGATTATATGTGTTCCAAACACCCGATCATGTCCACTTGTATCATAATCTTCCTCTTGCTAACCGTGATTGCAATTTTCCTTGAAATTTTTTGACATAGAAAAACCCGCTGGAGATGATCCAGCGGGCATTTTTATAGCATAGCCTCCATAATCTTAACTTTTTCCAAAGCCTCGGCCAGTAGCTCGCGATCCCGTGGCAAGCATTTTTGCATTTCCGGGTCTGCCTGGTCTTCCTCAATCTCTTCCTCCCAATATTTCACCGTATTCCGTGCATCTTCAAGCTGTTTTAGGAAGCGATCTGGGCGTCTTTCTCGGAGCCGCCGCAAACTTCTCAACTCTCTTTCCGTTCTTTCAACCTCTCGGCGCTTAGCAAGGTCTGCCCGCTCCTGCTCTGTCGATCCAAAAGAAATTGTCCCGCAGCCGTTCAACTTTGAATAGTTCAGGGTAACTATGCGGCCTCTCCATTCTCTGGTGTAGTAATGGTGTCGTGTCCGGTCTCCCTGGAACTGGTCAACCATGACCGTGTGCCGTTCCATGTATCGCGTGCATATAGCCGTCTGTTTGCGTGTCAGCCAGTGTGTCTCCCGTCCAAACCGCTCAAAAAGAGACGGAAGAAAAGTATCGTCAAACCAGCTCATTGTTACGCCTCCATTCGTTCTATCTATTATTATTACAGACACAAAAGAGGATTTGCTAACCTGTTTTCAAATAAAAAAAACGGCAGGCCGTAGCCTGCCGCCCTGGTCAACTCAATTCAAATTCCAGCGCTTCAATAATCTCGGCCCGCATAGTTGACGGGCGATCCGATATAGCACCCAGCGCCGGCGCTTTCAGACACTCAAAAGCCATATAGGTAACACGTCCGACCGTCGCCGTCTTGACCTGACAGCTTTCACAGTGGAGACAGCCACCATTGCAAGCCTTTACTGCTCGGAGCTGGCGCTTTAAGTCGGCAATCTCTTTTTTGGTCTTGACTATTCCGTTACAATTATACGCACTCATTTTACACCCTCCATTTTTCGTTGTTCTATTTGTATTACAGAACGAAAGAGGATTTTGCTAACCAGTCCATAAAAAAAGAAAAGCGGCGGGAAACCCCGCCGCCGTCTTAGAATGGACATACGACATCACGCGGTCTATACCCATAGACATCCTTGTGATAATCGGAATAGTAGGAATAGAGATCATCCCATTCGTCTCTGTCTATTCCGCCTTGTTCCAGCCGCTTCTTAATGCCCAACAACTTCTTTTTGTCATCTTCAGCCTCTTCGAGCATCTTTTTATATCCGTTCAGCTGCTCCGCGATCTTCTCCAAGGTGTCTCCGCCCAGCCACGGAAGGGAAGGGGAGAACACCAGATAATACTCCACCTGATCAAAGGACTTAGGTTCCACGACGCCGCCGCAGGGCTTAATCGTCACCTCATCACCATTGCACGCCATTGTTACGGATATTTCCTGAAACTGCGCAGCGATGATCCGCCTCCGTAACTCCTGAGCTGTTCTTTCTATTGTCATCATCTTTTATCGCCTCCTATTATTATTACAGACTCCGATCCGAATTTGCTAACCATCCAAATAAAAAAAGCGGCGGGAAACCCCGCCGCCATGTTTATAATGAATGCGTCTCTTCATACTGGGAAACCGTTTCCTGCAGGCGCTCGCGCTCCCTGTCCAGCTCTGCCAGTCTCTGCTTTGCGTCGTCGTACCGCTCCCGTGCGGCCAGCATATCATCGGCACGCCGCAGTCGGTCATAATGTCCGCGCTTTGCGGTCAGCTTCTCCACGCCGATCAAGTCCACGATCTTGCAAAAGTCGTCCTTGTCCAAGTCCAGCAGCAGATACAAAGAGTTGAGCGCCCACAGCTGCCCCTCGTTGATCTGCACGGTCTTTAACCGTTCATTAGCTTCACATAGCATCATAGTCCATAGCCTCCGTTCTGTAGTTATCATTGTCTTCTGTTATAATTACAGACGCCGGACGTGATTTGCTAACCACCGTAAAAAAATATTTCTGGTAACAAAAAAAACGGCGGGATCACTCCCCCCGTTGTTCAACATTGTTTTCCTTAATGTATTCCGCTATGCTGTTATGCTTTTGCTGGTCGATCCACCAGACCGAAAGAATAAAATCAATCACATCCAGGCTGTAGTTGTTTTCGATGATATACCGGATAAGCTCGCGCTTTACATCATGTTCTGTTCCACAATCCATCGCTCTTGTTATTCCATCGCCTACATTGCCATATCGAATGCAGTCGGCATAAAAACGGCGGGCGTTATAATTGTCTCTTCCGTGCTTTATGTCGTCCCGCCGATCCAGAATCACATCAATAATCATTTGTTTTCCTCCGTTTCGTTTTGTTCCTATTTTTATTACAAGCATTTTCCCGGATTTGCTAACCAGAAACAAAAAAAAGAACGGCGGGAGACCCCCGCCGCTTCTTTTACAGCCAGCCGTCCATCATCTGCTTCAAAATGTGCGCTGCATCCTCTTCGCCGCTGCACGTCCCCAGCAGCCGGAGCGCCCGATCCATCCGCCGCCGTAGCTCCGCCACAATTAGAGCTTGCGTCTGCTTGCGGTCTTCCTGGCTGATCCGGTTCTGCTCAAACCCGTAGGCGCGAAAGAGCTGTTCCATGGTTCGCGCTTCGTAAATCAATTTATCCATCTCCGCCCTCCTGTTCCGTTGTGCGTTACTCTTCTGTTATTATTACAGACGCATCCCGTGATCTGCTAACCGATACGAAAAATTTTCTTGTGCGGCCTGGAAAAGAAAACGGGCGGGAGCCTCAGCCCTCGCCCGTCGTCCTTCGTTTACCACCTGACAATAATCATCTTGTCGTTGCCGCTATGCTCAATAGCAAATCCGTTGCTCTCCAGGATGTCACAAACGGCGCTGCACAGCTTCTCGGACTCAATGCGCATGGAATAGGAAGTGCGCCCCATGTTTGCCTCCTGCATGATGCTCTGCTCCACGCTGGAGACCTTCTTTTCTGCGGCCTCAATCAATGCGGCCTGCCGCATGGCTTCACAGTTCTTGACCGCCGCTTTTGCGGCCTCGGCGTTGAAATTCATAATCATCATATGTCCCTCCATGATTTATCTGTTCGTGTTCTGGATTTCTCTATTCTTATTACAGAAACTTTCCCGGCTCTGCTAACCATTCCAGCAAAAAAAACAGGCCGGAGTTTTGCCCCGGCCTGCCGTTCCATTCAGTCTTCCATGTTGTCAGCCAGTCGATTGATCCAGCGATCCAGCGGCGGGATCAGCGGAAAAACATAGTCCGCAATCAGACCGCCCACGGCCAGGATCAGGAGAAACGCGGCCAGAATGCCCAGCCAGATAATAGCGTCTGCGATCATGTTCCCGCCTCCCTCAGATGAAATACATCTCGCCATTGATTTCCAGGGCAACGGCTTCCTGCCCCATCTCGTTCTTCAGTTCTTCGCACAGGGAGACGACTTCCTCAATGTGCTGCTGCAGGTCGGCGTCGCTGGCATAGGCGAAAACTACGGTGGTGTTCTCGGCTACCAGACCGGCCACAGGGGAAAGCCAGTAGCCCAGCGCCGGGGTGCTGGTGGCACCGCCGAAATACTCAGAGAGGGCAGAGGCAACGCGCTTGACCTGCGCGGTGTTGTCGGTGGCCGTGTCCACGCCGTTGGTGGCGGGCACATAGACGGTGATCTTGCTGGAGAGCTTCAGGCAGTTCTTGAGCTTGGCGTTGACGATGTTCATAATTCAAACCCCTTTTCTATTCATGGCCGGCGGCCTGGTGTTGACCGCCGGCTCGGTGTTCCTGTTCTTATTTCAGAATGATTTTATGAGTTGCTAACCAAAGGAAAAGATTTTTTCAGCAGGCCACGGACTGGAGAGCCGCCCGCATCTTCACGATCCGCTTGTGTACGGCCACATTGGAGATCTTGACCTCGGCGGCAATCTCCCGCTCGGTCATCCCAGCGGCCACGCGCTCCAGGATGGCCTGATCCATCGCGTCCCGCCCGCTCTTGAAGCGTTCCAGGTCAGCCCGGATGATGGCGCTGGTCTCGGTGTTCGTGGTCAGGTCGGCAACTCTGGTCTCGGTGTAGCTCTCGGCCTCGCCGTTGTCGTTGGTAATCTCGAAGTCGGTCGCGGCGGCGTGCTTGCTGTCCTGGTAGAAGATGGCCGCGATGCTGGCGCGGGCAGCGTTGTAAACGATGGAGATCAAAGTGATAGGGCGCTTGCCCTGAGCGGCGCGGCGCTCATTGGTGGCGGTCAGCTTGTCAGGATCAAGGGCAGCGGCCACGCGCAGCCAGGTTTCAGAAACAAACTCGTCGAGATCATGCGGCCCGTACAGGCCAAAGGCGGGAACCTCGGAGAACTGCAGGTAATGGTCTTCGGTGCTGTAGCCGATGGCGTTGCGGGCGGCGCGGTGAATGCAACGCTTCATCATGTTGACCTGCTCGGCCTCGGTCATGTTGCCCCAGCTGGCGACGCGCTCCGCAGCGTTGCGGGCGGCGTGCTGTCCCTCGGCCTCTGCCCACGCTATGCGCAGGCACTCGCCCATGATGACCTCGGAGACCTTGCAGCCGATTTCCTCGGCGGCGTTGCGGCGGATGTCCCAGGCGCGCCCCATGATGGCGGTGAGGTTGTAGGTCTTGCGGGTGGTGTTGGTGGTGGTAGTCATAGTATTGAACCCCTTTCAATCATTTTATGAGTTGCTATCTGGAGCTATCCGGGAATCCAATCCATCCGCCACGGCGGAGGCCGTTTCCCGCTCCCTTATCTATAACCTATTTTACCACCGTCAAGGGTATTTGTCAATCATTTTATGAGTTGCTAACCTGACAGAGAGGGGTGAAAAGTGACGAAATACAAGGCTTAAAATTGTGCAGTATGACGAACGGGAACCGCCTGCCCCCAGCCCACCAGCCCAGCGGGATCATACCAGCCCAGCGCCCAGCCTGCCCACCTGAGACGGCAGCGCCACGCCGCAGGCCAGCAGGAGCAAGGCCAGACGGCAGCGCGGAGCAGCCCGCGCCCGTACAGGCAGAGAGGCAGGCCAGCAGGAGAGCAGGAACGACGGAGCAGGAGCGGAGCAGGCAAGCCGCCGCCAGAGCCGCAACAGCCCCACCCAGCCACACCACCAGCCGCCAGCCCCGGCCAGCAGACCAACCACGCCACCAGCCGGAGACCGTGCAGCCGATCCAATCCAACCCAGCCCCAGCGCCCGGAGCGATCCCGTGAGAGAGTCCAGAGGAGGGGAGGAGGGAGAGGGAGGGAGAGGGAGCGGCGCGGCCATCGGTGCAAATTTCCCGCCCAGGTCATAATATGCCGAACACGCCGCCCAACCGCCCAGGGCAGACCGTCCCGGAGCGATCCAGCCCCAGCGCCACCAGAGAGCAACCGGAACCGCCCGCCGTGCTGCGCTGCAGTTCTGCTTTTGGAGAGAATGCAGAACCAGCGACCCCGCAACCCCCGAAGAGCGACGGGAGACAGCCCCACCCGGCAGCAGTAGCCCCACCAGACCGGGGGAGCCTCGACATTTCCGCGACACCCGCTCATCTACGATAAGCGTTCAGTACCTTCACCTCCACACCATTTCCCCAAAAACCAACTCAACCCCCAACCGCCATCGTATGTTATACCCTTACAACTCCTCGTCGGAGCCTCACTCAAGCTAACCCACGTTTGTCAAGGTATTTTTGCTGTTTTCATGCACTTTTGAAACTGCTGTCCTTTCAGGGCTTTCCGTTATTTTGACGAAACCGTAACCTACGAAGATCTCCGTTGGTTCAATCCGAAAAGCAACAAATTAAATTAAAGATACTATTGACTTTGACGGTACTTTTGTGTATAATAGTGATGTGGAAATCCACGACTTTAATCGTAGATAGCAACTCATAAAATGAGGTGATTTGAATGGAAATCCAGATGTCCTTGTTCGATACGGTACCTCAGATCACTGAGACGCCGGCAAGAGAACCTGGCAAAGTAATCCCTTTCCCTGGTATTCAGGAGACTCAGCCTCCCAAGCCTACTAACTACCGTAAGGGTGGAGAGCAAACCGTATTCCCCATCAAGAAGCAGGAAGAACTTGAGGCTATGGCGAACTGGCTACACAAGAATGCAGATCGAAAGTATCTCCTCGGATTTATCCTTGGTATCAATCTGGGTCTGAGAGCAAACGAGCTGCTTACCCTGAAGCCGGCAGATCTCTTCCACGAGGATCATACTGTAAGGTACTCCCTGGATTTCTCTGATACTTCTGATCAGTATTCCCTCTACCAGAAGAAGGTTAATAAGCGTAGACGGTTCTTCCTGAACGAAGCCTGTGTGTCTGCCCTTACATGGTACTATCACGGAGACTTCTCTAAGGCTTATAAACATGAATACATTTTTTACTCTCGTGAGGGTGGTCACATCGAGGTAGATACCTTCCGTAAGAAGCTGAAGGATGCAGCTACGGCCTGCGGCATCCGGCAGAACATCGGAACCCATACACTCCGCAAGACCTTTGGTTATATGCACTACATGAGAAATAAAGATATTGTGTTCCTCCAGAGGCTCTTTGGACATTCAAGTGCTCTGATCACCATGCGCTATATTGGTATCGCTGAGGAGGAGGAGAAGAGAGCGTACCACTCGGTATCTATCAATTTGCTTGACTCTCTTCCTGTTGAGGCTGACGGCGACATTGAGAGCACCACCGGCCAGTAGGGGAGGAGGCTTCTTCCTGCAATGACCTTGCTACGGTCTGCCGAGCGAAGCGAGGCAGGAAGAAGGCAACCCCCTCAGAATTAAAAATTGCGTTTTTCATAACTTTTTAGCCCATTTTGAACGAAGTGAAAAAGAACCTTTTTCCTTTAAGGGCTTGATTTCACAAACCCCGATGAATCAAGGGGTTGCGAGGGGTCAAAATCCGAATTTATAACCTCGAAAGTTATAAGCCCATTTTTCGATATCAGAACTTTTGAACATTTTTGGCTTTTTAGGAGGTGTCTATTTTGAGTCGTATAAGCAAGGATGACTACTACCTGAACATTGCTGCGGCGGTGTCAAAGAGATCTACCTGTATCCGCCGCCAGTACGGAGCGATCATCGTTAAGAATGACCGCATTATTTCCACCGGGTATAATGGATCTGCTCGCGGAGAGATAAACTGCTGTGACTCCGGGCGCTGCTGGAGAGAGGAGAACGGTATTCCTCATGGCGAACGGTATGAAGCTTGTGTTGCCGTACACGCTGAGGACAATGCTATTTCTCAGGCCGGCAGAGAGACGATCGGCGCTACGCTTTACTTGGCAGGATTTGAAAACGGAAAGTCTATTCAGGCAGAGCCGTGTATGATGTGCGCCAGAAAGATCAAGAACGCAGGGATTGTTAAGGTCATTGCTTCGCAACCGGAGGGAGAGGTTTAATAAGTGGGAAGAAATTTATACATCGCCGATACCCATTTCGGCCACAAGAATATTATCCGATTTGACAGCCGGCCATTTGCTACGGTTGATGAAATGGAGGAAGAGATGGTCAAACGGTGGAACGTGGCCGTCGAACCATCTGACACCGTATATATCTTAGGAGATTTCTGCTGGGGAAAGGAAGATGAATGGCTGCGCATCCTGAATATGCTGAAAGGTAGTAAAGTGCTGATTTTGGGCAATCACGATTTGAAGAATATGAGCAGCCAGCTTCGCAATAAGTTCCAAGATGTCAAAGATAAGAAAGAGATCACGGACGGCGGGCGTCATGTGATCATGTCTCATTATCCAGAGCTGCTTTACAAGGGTTCTTATAATCCCTGTTGCTATATGCTTTGCGGTCATGTCCATGTTACCCGCGAGAATGATTTCTTGGAGCGCTGGACAGAGGAGCTGCGGCAGAGTCGGCGAGAACCCAGTCATAGCTTCGGCAACATTATCAATGTAGGCTGTATGATGCCGTGGATGGATTTTACTCCCCGCACGCTGGAAGATATCATTTCCCGAAGGTGGCTGAAATGTATTTAAGCGAAAAGCAAACCCGTGCTTTAGAGATGGCTCTTGACGCTATGGACTATCGAAACGGCGGGGCAAAGGACGAAGAGCAAGAAGAGGCTTACGATACAATTTGTGAAATGCTGAAATCTGCTGCGGAAACAAAGGTTAGGCAAAAGAAAAGACGGGATGAAAAATCCCGGCGTAATTCTTACAATAGCAACTCATAAAATTATACAGTGGGGAATATGGAAAGCAAGTACGATTGCAATGCGGTGGCGGAATAGGTAGACGCTTACACTGTAAGGAAACAGACGACGGGAAACCTTTATGCGTAATGGCGCGTTCAGCGTGTTTCTATGTGAGGTGCAAATCCTCACCCGCATTTTCAGATAGATCAACCACAAAAGTAATGCAGGAGTATCCCATATATCTCCTGTCAGAATAGGAGGAGATAAATATGGGGCTGTTTGTAGATAACTTTGCCGGTGGTGGCGGTGCGAGTACCGGAATTGAGCTGGCGATTGGACGCAATGTTGATATTGCCATCAACCACGACCCAGATGCTATTGCAATGCACCGAGCAAACCATCCCAACACCAAGCATTACTGTGAAGACGTGTGGGAAGTCGATCCGGTGGAGGCGTGTAACGGTAAGCCGGTGACGCTCGCGTGGTTCAGCCCGGACTGTAAACACTTCTCCCGTGCTAAGGGTGGTAAGCCCGCCGATAAGAATATTCGTGGTTTGGCGTGGGTGGCTGTCAAGTGGGCATATCTGGTGCGTCCCAGCGTGATCATGTTGGAGAATGTACCTGAGATCCAGACTTGGGGGCCACTTGGGAAAGACAATCGCCCTATCAAAGAACGGGCTGGAGAGACATTCGACGGCTTTATTAAGGCGCTGTCTACTGGTATTTCGACGGATCATCCGGCATTCCCGGAGATGTGTGAAGCGCTGAGTATTTCATGGGAGTCAGAAATGGCAATGGCGCTGGTCAAGGGTCTGGGGTACGATATCCAATTTCGCACACTGCGCTCTTGTGATTACGGAGCGCCCACAACGCGGCAGCGCTTTTATATGATCGCTCGTTGCGATGGAAGAAAGATTGTGTGGCCGAAACCCACTCATGGACAGAAAAACAGCGCCGATGTGAAGTCTGGCAAAAAGAAGCCATATCACACTGCTGCGGAGTGTATCGATTGGAGTATTCCAGCGCAGAGCATTTTTGAGCGAGATCGTCCGCTTGCGGAAAATACGCTGCGCAGAATCGCAAGAGGCATTCGGCGCTTCGTGATCGATAACCCGGAGCCTTTCATTGTGACGGTCAACCATGGCGGAGATAATTTCAGAGGTCAAAGTATCAATGAGCCGCTACAGACTGTGACTGCAAAGCACGGCTATGGTATTGTGACTCCCACCATTATGTGCAACAACGAAAACAATGTGGGCGCAAGGGTAGACTCTCCGCTGCCCACCGTAACTACTGGAAACCGGAATTTTCTGGTGGCACCTACGTTGATCCAGTATCATAGCGAAACCTCAAAAGAAGAGGTACGCGGGCAAGAGGTAGATCAGCCGATTATGACTATTGACACCGCTCCTCGGTATGCACTTTCTTGTGCGCACATTATGAAAAATTATGGCGGCGGATATACGGGAGCCGGCAGTAAGGTGGATGCCCCGTTGGATACGGTGACTGCAACTGATCACAACAGTTTGGTAACGGCTCACATTATGACCATGCGGAACCATATGGATGGTCAGCCGGTAGATGAACCTCTTGGAACCATTACGGCAGGTACAACCCACCACCTGGAAGTACAGGCGTTTCTGCTGAAATACTACGGCAATGGAACGGCCAACTCTGTAAATGAGCCGCTGGACACAGTGACGGCGAGGGATCGTTTTGCTTTGGTAACAATCCATGGCGAGGAGTACATTATTACTGACATTCGTATGCGTATGCTGCAGCCTCGCGAGTTGTTCAATGCCCAGGGATTCCCGGAAGATTACATCATCGACCATGACGCGGATGGCAAGGTATACCCCAAGGTAAAGCAGGTGGCGAGATGTGGAAACGCGGTGACGCCGCCGGTACCTGCGGCACTGGTAAGAGCCAATTTGCCGGAATGTTGTGTGGCCGAGGTCAATGTAGCATGAGAAAGCAATGCTATGGACGATGCGATCGGTGTGTATGGAAGTATAATGGCGGCTGTTCAGAGTGGCCGTTGATATGGAGGTTTGAAAATGACGAGCATTTTAGAGTTGATCGCGGTTTTAGAGTGGATCGCCCTGGGTGTATTTGTACTCTTCCGGTTCCGAAAACTCGATAAGAAACTGAATGGGGTGCTGGATGATATCAAGCGGCAGGAAGAGGAGAACGAAAAGAATGTTTGCTATCAGGAATGCAACTTGAGCTGTGATAGCTGCGCTAATCAAAAGGAAGATGGCTGTATGTTTAGGAGCGTCTGCGTAGCAGCTGTCTTCCAAGGGAAACAAGTGTCAAAACCCTCGTTTTATGTGCCAAAGGAGGCCGGCAATGAGTGAGGGAAAAGTCGGGTTTATCAGTCCGTTTCAGAATGATCCTTTTGCGATTGTTTGTCAGGCGTACAAAAATCTATTCGACAAGCCTTTTGTAGCCTACTATGATCAGCACACGGAGAAAGAGCATAAGGAAGAGTACGGTTTTACTCACTTTGTCGATGGTGAGATTCCTGTTGTCATTATCTTTGCTGAACATCCCATCAATATCCAGGTAGAGACCTTTGCACATGAATTGGCTCATGTGGCAGTGGGAGCAGACCACGAGCATGATGAAGTGTGGAAGAAAGCTTTTGATGATATCTTTCGAGAGTACAACCGTCTTGGAGATGAGCTTTTTGAAGAAAGGGATGAATGATTATGGCATGGTATTGGATTGTACTTCTCACATTGCTTGGTGTGTGGACGGTTTCGGTTGTTCTGGCACAGTTTGATGAAGACTATACGCTCTGGTGGGCGTGTGGTCTGTTGTATCCGGTGCTGTATCTTATCTTCTATCCCATTCGGGCAGTAAAACGCTACAATAGCGGGAAACAGTATTATGAACGGCATGGAATTTCAAAGGTGCAGTACATATTTGGAAAACGTCCGAAAGAGAGATGACCCCTATGAGTAAAGGAAATGCTTTTCACAAGCTCTTTCAGATAGATGAATTTGCGCGGAGGTTTTATTGTGAACACGCACGATTGAATCAGCTGCGTAGCGATAAATTCAGGTCAAAACGAAAGGTGCGCCGTCAGATGAAAGAAGAAACAAAAAGGAGTGCTGATGAGTATGATGACCGAGATTGATAAGGCGATTCAGGAGTTTGAAGATGAAGCATATCACCATAGTCTTCATCCTGAGATTAGTGATAAAGCTAAAACAACAGCTCTGGCTGCTTTGTACCGGGTCAAGGCGTTGGAGTCAGAATTGCAAGATTACCAAGAGATCAAGAAAGAGGTTTTAGAGTATCGAAATGCAGCAAGGTTGTATGGTGTGGATGCCCATACCATGCTGATGTTGGCAAAAAGTAAGATCGTGACCTGCGCAGATAATATCCATATGGCGGAGCGCATGGAGCAGTTGCTTAAATTGTTTGACTATGTGCCGGGGAGCTTAACAGATAAAGATCTGGAAATGGCGCTGATGCACTATGATGGCGATGAGTCAAAGCCTTACTGTGATATTGTTTACTGGGGGCTGTTGGTGCTGCGAAAATATCTGAAGGTGAGGGATGAATGTGCCGAGTGGCGAAAAAACTATGTTTTCTGAAATGCGCCAGGGAATCCTGGTTGACGCTTCAAGAACATTCGATCTGAGCCAAATTGTAAATTCCGGCCAATGTTTTCGTTTAGTAGAATATCCCCACCGCAATTATGTGGCTGTTACAGGGAATCACATGGTAGACATCTCTTACATAAGTTTAACAGACTCTTATCTTTTTCGATGTTCGAGAAGGGATTTTGAAAATATCTGGTATCCTTATTTTGATTTTGATACCGATTATCGGATTTTTCAGGAGAAAATGCAGGGAGATCTGTTTTTGAGGGATGCTATTCAGGCCGGAGGCGGCATTCGCATTCTCAAACAGGACATATGGGAGACAGTTATAACTTTTGTCATATCGCAACGCAATAATATCCCACGGATTCGAGGTTCTGTGAACAAATTGTGTCAAGAGTACGGGACTTTGATTGGGTATGACCGGTTTAAGAATCCTCATTATAGTTTTCCAACTCCTGAGCAGTTGCGTGGCAAAGATCTTTCTGTAGCGTCTTTGGGGTATCGTTGCAAGTATGTGGAGATGTTGACCCATTACAACGAAGGTTATTGGAAAGAACTGGTTGAAATGAGTGACATTGAAGCAAAAGAGGCGCTTTTGAGTATCCATGGTATAGGAGAGAAGGTAGCAAACTGTATTATGCTCTTTGGCTTGCACCGTATGGACAGCTATCCCAGAGATGTGTGGATCAATCGACTAATCGATGATGTATACCATGGGGAATTTGATGCCGGCAAATATGAGGGTTTTGCGGGGTATGTGCAGCAGCTTCAGTTTTATCACTACCGCAAGATTCAGAGAGAGGGGGGGGTAAAGAATGATTGTAAAAGTATGTGATATGATTATGGGAGCCGGCAAAACTGAAAGTGCGATTACACAAATGAACCGAGATATCGAAAGTCGATATATTTTTATTACTCCTTATCTGGATGAAGTAGAGCGAATTAAACAGAGCTGTCCCGATCGGGAGTTCCACGACCCTTGTAATAAAGGCGACGGTAAATTAGAGGATCTTCATGCGTTGCTGCGGGCTGGTGTCAATGTTGCCAGTACGCACGCACTGTTCAAGACATATAACGATACTACAAAAGAGTTGATCCGAGAGGGTAAATACAAGCTGATTTTGGATGAAGTTGCAGAGGTTGTAAAAATCCAGGAAGTTTCTAAGGATGATATTGAACTGCTTCTGAATGACAAAATGATTGTTGTGGGGAAAGATGGTCGTGTTAGGTGGAATAACGAAGAATATGACGGTGCATTTCGGGAGTTGAGAGATCAAATTCTGACCGGCCATGTAATTATGTATCACGGGTGCCTGATGTTATGGGAATTTCCCATTGAAGTATTTACGGCATTTCACGATGTAATCGTGTTGACTTATATGTTTGATGCTCAGATCCAGAAGTATTATTTTGACATGAATCATGTGGAAATACAGCGCATTGGCACTGTATTTGATCGTGGAGAGTATCATTTTTGCGACTATACCGGCGTGCCGGAGTATGTGTATACACTTCCTGAGCGTATTCATATTCTGGAAGATGAGAAGTTGAATGGGATCGGAGACTCTTACACCAGCCTTTCTTCATCCTGGTATGGAAGAGCGAAGAGCACAAAGCAGAAGCCTTTGCTGAAACAGCTAAAAAATAATCTGACTAATGTATTTATTAACAAATTTGCTTCACCTACCAGCCAAAATCTATGGACTACATTTAAGGATTATCGGGAAGTGTTGAAAGGTAAAGGGTATACAAAGGGATTTTTGTCCTACAACATTCGGGCGACAAATGATTACCGCGATCGTGACCACCTGGCCTATTGTGTGAATGTGTTCTATAACCCCATTCTGAAAAACTACTTTGTGGATCATGGAGTAGAAATTCAGGAAGAGCGCTACGCACTAAGCGAGATGATTCAGTGGATCTGGAGATCAGCAATTAGAGACGGTAAGGAAATTTGGATCTACATTCCAAGCCGGAGAATGCGGGAACTGCTGCAGGAGTGGTTGGCGGATTTATCTACTCCCGTTAGCAACACATAAAATTATCGGAGGTGATAGCAGTGCGCGACCCAAAAAGAATTGGCCTGTTTTGTGACCGATTGAAAGCAGTATGGGCGACCAACCCCGATTTGCGCTTTAGTCAGTTGGTTGCGATGCTTCAATCAGCAGGAGGAGATTTATTCTATCTGGAAGACGATACGGTTTTGCAACTGATTGAACAGAAGATTGGACGGGAAGTTAATGGATAATTTCAAAGAGACGGCCTGGGATCACATTTCAGGTGAAAAAACGGCTACATTTTCAACTTCTGAGAAAAAGTGGATCAGGTTGATTGAACGACTAAAAGAAGAGTACCCGGATGAGGTTGATATTCGCCATGTCAATCAGGATGGCAGCATTTACGTTCACCTGCCGGCTGATTGGATGAGGATTAGACCTAAGAAGAAGAGCAGCCTCACGCCGGAGCAGATTGCAGCGTCCACAGCGAGACTTGAATTGGCAAGACAGAAACGGTTGGAAGATTTGAGGCAAGCTGGAGTGGCGGAATAAAGGAAAGGAGGACAGCGATGGACGCCACGCGAAAAGAGTGTATTTGGTTTGAGCAATGTGGTTCTGATTGCCCAGGGCATTGCCCGGATTTCTCGCCGTTGGATGAAACGGAGAATACAGAAAACTATTATCATAACATTCTGAGAGAAAATACCGAGGAATACCAGAGCATGATCAAAGAGTATTCCCATGGAGGTGAGGCACCGTGAATCGCGAGCAAAGACGGGCGCTGAAACGTAAGCATAAGGATATCCGGGCAGAGTTTGCCGATAAACTGAACAGGATATCCAAAGAGATCGATAATCCTTTGCGTGATGGGGATCGGGTGCGTTTGGATGTTGACCGAATTACCGGTAGATCTGATTATGCGCATACCCAGCAATCGTACCGGGATTTTGTAGAGAGTAGCAGGGAGAAAGTCTTTACTGTTCGTTTATACCGCAAGAGGGAAGACGGGTTTTCTGCTCTTGCAGAATTGGTCGATGTTCCGAATTGGATTTTTTGGCACGGCGATCTAATTCGCGTAGAGGAAGGGGCGTAATCCTATCAATAACTCAGTTTATATCGTATCTGCAGATGCGAAAGATTTGTTTTTGACTAATTATTCTAATGCCAACTGTACCGGATATAGCGTCCGGTACAATGGCGGGGAAAACCGGGGTGAGTTTAACACTAAGCGTTTTTTGAACACTCTGGATTACAGTCTTGATTTGATTAAGCTACGCGAGGTATATGAGAAGGTATATCGACGCATGGACTTCACATTTAGTAAACATGGCAAGGAGTATTGCCGCCGTGTGATCAATGTAACCTTCAAATACAGTGTAAAGGAGTACAATCGGTTCTTTGATAAGACTTATATCAAGTTTGGATATTTGCCAGATGACGTGACTTTAACCGACAATGTTTGCATGAAAGATGGGGAGCTGATTGCTATTCGTGTAGATGAGCCTGTGGAAAATCCGCTCTCGGCTTCTGCACTTGGAGATCTGTTTGTATTTGACAATGGGGCATATAGGCTTGGTAAGAGTATGAAGGTACTCTTTACTGTAGCGCAGTTGCGTGAAAAGTTGTATCAAGATGGATTTGTATGTGACGGAATCTTCTTCCGCCGCTTTAAGCGCTCCTCTGGCAGCAGCCGTGTTGGTAAATGCCTGTTTATCGACGATCAGCTGTATAGCCGAATGCACCGGTGGGAGATGTGCGGCCTGCGGGTGAAAGAGGGGCAGGAGGTGGATTTGGCAGCGCTGGAAGCCTATATTGCTCTGACACTGAGCAGTATTGTAGGTACGATCCCATTGCGGCCTGAAAACTTTTTGGTCATCAAGGATTATACCAGTGTGTTTCAGGATCGTGTGGTAGCATCACGCATTGGCGAAGACGGCTGGCTGAAATCGGAACCGGAGACAGTGAATGTGGAAAACAGCATTTGGGACGGCCAATCGCTGATCGACAAGAGCGCCATGGGCAGCTATGGAATGTACGGTATGATTTTGCTGCGCAACCGGTTTTTCAAATCGGCTTGTTTTAACACAAACATTCGACTCTTTTTTGAGGATCGGGGTATCACTGATGTTTCGCAGCTGAACGGATTTACTCTGGCAAAGTCTCTTGACGACATCAAGATCATTACGACGCCCAGCAGCATCAAATATTTGAAATTCGGCACTCTGGAAGACTGGTTACGGCTGTTGGACGAAGACGGTAACTTTGGAGTTGTGAAGCATGAGAAGCCCACCCACTTCTTTGACGGGCGTATGGTTCAGATCCACTATCAGCTGCTTAATACGCTGCAGATGTCTCAGGAAGAGGTAGATCTGCTTGTGAAGCCGTCACTGGACTATCTGCGGATGATCCAAACCGACCCGGCAGTGCTGCGGTATCATATCCGGTATTCCGGTGAAGAGGAGCCGATTAGCGCGGTATCCACTACTAACGATGTGGTGTATCAGATGCTTGGCGTATCTGACCGATTTGCACAGACCAGGTTGTATTACACTTTTAAGCAGGATGTAGTGAAATCTTTCCGTAAAACACTCTCCAAGGGGCATATCTTGGTGAACGGCAACTATTCTACGCTGCTGGGCAATCCTGCTGAAATGCTGATGGAAGCCATCGGAAAGTTTGACGGCACCAGCCAGATCGGTGTGGGTAATATCCATAGTAAGCGATTTAGCTTCAATCAGACCATTCTTGGCTCTCGCAGTCCCCATGTGACCATGGGAAATGTGCTGCTGACCAAGAACCGCAGGAATGAGGCGATCGAGCGCTATTTCAACCTGACGAATGAGATTGTCTGCATCAACAGTATTGGTGAGAACATCCTGATGCGGCTCTCTGGCGCGGATTTTGACTCGGATACCATGCTGCTGACCGACAACCCTATTCTGGTGCGGGCGGCAGAGCGGAACTATGAGCGCTTTTTGGTGCCTACCAGTATGGTGGAGGCTAAGAAAGTGGTACGTCACTATACCAAGGCGGAACAGGCCGATCTGGACATCAAAACCTCTGTCAACAAGATCGGAGAGATCGTCAATTTGTCCCAAGAGCTGAATACCAAGCTGTGGGATGAGCTGAACGGTGGCAAGACCTATGAGGAGGTGGAAGAGCTGTACTGCGACATTGCCAAGCTGGATGTTTTGAGTGGCATTGAGATTGATAAGGCCAAGCGCGAGTTCGCGGTGGACAGTGTGGCTGAGATCAAGGCGCTGAAGCGGAAGTATGAGGCTAAGGACGACGATGGCCGGCAAATCAAGCCCAACTTCTTCGGAAAGATCGCCCGTATGAAGGGCTATTACGACAGCGACCGAAAAAATTATAAATTTCACGATACGACCATGGATTATCTGCAACATAGTCTGAATGCGTTTCGTGCTGGGTGTCGGCAGGTATCATTTATCCCCTTTGCCGATTTGCTGGTGTCTGATGAAGATTATTCCAATCGTAATGTAAAATACCCGCAGGTAGACCGTATTCTGGCGTTGGTGCGGAATATGCGGGCACAGATCCAGGCGGTATGGAATAGTACGGACGACGGGCTGGAAAACAAAGATAAGACGGCATTGGTGACGGAGATCCGGGAGGAGTGCTACAGCTACATTAAGTCAATTCAGCTGAGTCGCCACACGGCGTACCGACTGCTGCTTGCGATCGAAGATCCGGCGAATAAGGACATCTCCCGCAGTCTGTTCTATATGCTCTTTACGCTGCCCAACGACAGCTTTATCGAGTTGATTGAGGAGAGCAAGACGCCTATTTCAGTGCTGACAGAAGATGAAAATGCAGCCGGTAGCATTGAAATTTACGGGTTCCGATTCCGCAAGGACTCTTCGATTCCGCCGAATATGAACGGGGTTATTTGTTGAAAACATACAAAAAGCACCTAAAAACGGTCGAAAAATTCTAAACAGAGTTGTGCAAACCGACGAACTCAAACGGGGATTACGAAAGCAAAAAGTTTAGTCATATAGGATAGAAGTGAATACGCTATCCTAATTTATATGAAAAGGATGAATTTTTGTGATCCCTATTACCAAGGAAGAGAAAGATTTGCTGGTCAAGTTGTTCCCTCGTCAGAAGTTTCCCAGAACTATGAAGCAAGATTCTAAGCGGCATCATTATTTCTGTACTGAAAGCGAGGAGCTTATGCGGGCCATTGCCCATAGCAATTCTCAGGCGGCTCGGTTCGTTAAAGAGGCTGATCAGCGTAAGGAGCTGCGCGAGGCGAGAAAGAAGTATTTTGGTGATTGCTGATGGCTTTCACAGAAAAATGCGAACAGTACAAAAATGCGGTTCTTGACCTCTCTGATAACACACTGACTGAGTTTGAGCGCGACGATGTGCGCGTTTATAGTATCGAAGAGATTTTGAAACGCTGGGATGGTATACCCGGTATTGTACTGACGATCGAACGGCGGGTAGATCTTCCGCCGATGGAAGAGAGGTGAAACCATTCGTGAATCCCAAATATGAACGAAAAGAAGGAGAGACAGATTTTGAATACGGTTTGCGCCTAATTGAGATCAAGGTTGAGCAAAAGCCTGACGATTTGGATTGGGAGGATATTGTTGAAGCAGCTGGTTTGGATTGTCACCGGGATAGTTTGCGTAAAGCAGCATCCGTTACTCCTTATTCGGGATATGCCGTAGCACAATATTTCAAACGTAAGTTTGCGGCGGAAGGGAGGCTTGACCAGGAGGAATACTTGGGTGAACTTGATTTTAAGATTATGCAAATGCGTAAGGAGACAAAGCGTTTTTATGATCAGCGGCGCGAGTTCAACAAGTTAGTAGACCGGATTGGTCGCGAAGAAAATCTGGAAGACCGACTGGTGGATGCGGCGGTTGCGCTGAATGAGCAAATCCCGCTGCGCATGGATAAAAGTGCGTGTTATACATACGACGATAACGAGGCTGTTCTGGTGTTTGCAGATTGGCACTACGGCATGAAAACAGATAATATCTGGGAGAAATATAACACTGAAATCTGTCGAAATCGTGTAGAGCGCCTGGTTGCTACGGCGATTGAGCGTATTCGGCTGCATAAGTGCCGTCGGTTACACGTCCTTCTATTGGGTGATATGGCTCATGGTGCTATTCATACCAGTGCCAGAGTTGCTTCAGAAGAGTTAGTGTGTGATCAGGTAATGCAGGTTTCGGAAGTTATTGCTCAAGCTGTGAATGCTTTGGCTGACGAGGTGGAAGAAACGATAGTTCATGCTACCTATGGAAATCATTTGAGAACCGTTCAGAACAAGAATGACAGTATTCATGCAGACAATATGGAACGCCTGATTCCTTGGTGGCTGGAACAGCGTCTTGGGAGACGGGATGATGTAGTTTTCCCGGAGGCGGAATATTATGAGTTTCTGTACTTTAATGTCTGCGGATACAAAATTTGCGCTACACATGGAGATCTGGACAATGTAAAGAGCGCAGGTCGCACACTGAATACACTATTTGTGAAGAAATATGGTTCTGAGATTGACTATGTGATTCTTGCCGATAAACACCACAAAGAAGAATTTGAAGAGTTGGGCATCGAAAGCATGGTTGTCAGGAGTTTGTGCGGCACGGATGAATATGCTAACGGGAAGCGTTTGTATTCAACGCCCGGACAGCTGATGATGGTGTTTAAGCCCGGAATGGGTGCGGACGCTTGTTACCAGATCAAATTGAATTGAACAGGAGCGATAGCGCGTGATCAAAAGCGATTTGGTCAATGCTCTGGCCGAGATGGATTACTGCAAGAACCAGGCGGGTGAAGTAATTAGCGATATTTTCAGGGTGATTGCAGAGGCACTTGTGGAGGGAGAAAAGGTCACGATTCGTGGCTTTGGAACTTTTGAGGTGAAAACAAGAAAAGGGCATCTGGTTCAGGATGCCCATACTAAGCAGAAGAAAATGATGGATGATTACCAGACGATAGTTTTTAAGCCTGGTGATAATTTGAAAGATGCTGTGAAGTATCGCGACGCCGATAGGCTTACTCTTCTGTCCAGAGCAGAAAAATAAAATGAAAAATTTAATGAGTTGCTATTGACAATGAGATAAAGCTGTGGTATAGTATGAACATAGCAACGCATTAAAACATTTGTTGGTGAAGTAAATGATAAAATAAATCGTTTTGTTTACCAACTATGGACTTGTTCTTTGAAAACTCAATCTTTCAATCATGCTTATTACTAACTCAGTGAACAAAGTGTGTCAGCGCTCTGAGGTATGGGGTAATTTCAGTCTGATCTGCGAGGGATACCTTTCAGGGAGGGCTGCCGCTGTGTAGCGATACATGGCGGGTAGGCGGAAACCGCCAAGAAAAACTTATAGCGCCAAGAGTTGTCGCTTTGTAATGCACAGAACTTTCGGGCGAAGCAATAGACGCTCCTGTGGAGAATAAGCCTTTGGGATTACGGTGTGGCAGCTGTAACGACGGAGGTAAAGCCAATAATTCGCTCCTGTCTTGATGTCGGAAAAATCCGGCTATAACGAAAGTCGCTGGTTAGAGTAGCCGTAGGACAGAGAGAAGATGATCTTTTTATAATGCAAATTGGATTGCGTTTTGTAAAAGTAAAATTTCTGAACGAACGGTGAAATTTATGGGTAGGCAATCCCGTGCGGGAATAAGCGGACATAGAGCCGTGTAGGAGACTGGAACATCTCTGGGGTAAGAAGTTAGGGGTCGCGCCCCGAAGCTCAGACTTATCTTCCCGGTGGCAGAAAAACGAAGAAGGCAATGGAGGTAGGGTGAAGATCCAGTAATAAGTATGATTGAGAGATTGAGTTTTTCAAAGCAACACATAAAAAGATTTGGGGCCATAGCTCAGATGGGAGAGCGCCTGCCTTGCAAGCAGGAGGTCGGGAGTTCGATCCTCCCTGGTTCCACCAGTAAGATGTGTTGGATATGTTGACGATTGTGCGGTTCAGCTCATTACTTTACTGCTATTTTAGTCAAAATCCTATCAGCTGCAGATGAGGTTCTTCGGACGCACATCGTAAATCGGGATATAGCTCAGCAGGTAGAGCATACGATTGATAATCGTAAGGTCGGAAGTTCGACTCTTCCTGTCCCGACCATAAACCTTGAAAAGTAAATATGGGGTCGCAATGGGTTCGACGGGGTTTTGAGAATGTGATGTTCGCAGGTAGAAGACCGCCTCAAGGCTTAACCAAAATAAAATGACGACACTACTGTTGTAATGATCCATCCCGCACTGGCTGCTTGTGTAGCAGAGGGGATTGCCGCCTAATTGACGGCTGGAACCAAAACAATGCACTTGTACGGAAGGGGCATTTGAGGTTAAAGAATCCGTACATAAACAGTTTCCTTGTTCTGTAACAAAATAAGGTGGTGGAGGTGTGCCAAGCCGGTACGCCCTAAGTGTAGATTTGACAGTATCGCAAGCAACTTTCCGCAAGGAGAAAGCTGAAACACTGTCTATTGCGTAAGAAGACATCTCATATGTAGGAATTTCGGACAGGGGTTCGATTCCCCTCGACTCCACCATATAGAGGATGTAGTGCTAATGGATAACACGCCGGCTTTGGGAGCCGGAATTGCGGTTCAAATCCGACATCTTCTACCATCTTTGGGGCACTTACAGCAACATTAACAAAACTTGTATAGGTTTCAAGAAAAAATGTGCCCTATAAAATACGGAGACGCTAACAGCAACTTAACAAAAAAATCAAAGCTATTTACATTTGACAATAAAATGCGTCTTCAAATATTGGCCCGTAGCTCAGTTGGTAGAGCGCCTGACTGTTAATCAGGATGTCGCAGGTTCGAGTCCTGCCGGGTCAGCCAACAATAACAGGCGTAATGCCGTTTACCCTTGGGAGACCGGGGTTATATATTGCGGGGTAGAGCAGCGGTAGCTCACCAGCCCCATAAGCTGGGGGTCGTGGGTTCGAGTCCCACCTCCGCAACCATGCCCGCCTCACGAACAGAGCGGAGACTGTAAACCGAATGAGGAATAGAAACCATCGTATCTGGCAGCGGTGATTTGCAGGTTTAGGAAATCTGATGACGAGCGGAAAGACGCTACACCCAAGGCTTTTGACCAAGTTAGGTTTGGGTTGAAGAAAAACTGGCGGAGATCCATTACTCCTGAACTGGTGACGCTTCGCAAAGACGAAGATTGCGCCGCAAGCGGCGCATATGTCCGGTTAGCTCAGCTGGGAGAGCATATGCCCTACAAGCATGGGGTCGGCGGTTCGAGTCCGTCACCGGGCACCATAAATGCAGGCGTAGTGTTTAACGGATAGCATACTGGTCTTCCAAACCAGGGGTACGGGTTCAAATCCCGTTGTCTGCTCCATTTTAATATGCGGGTATGGCGGAATTGGAAGACGTGCGGGATTTAGGTTCCCGCGCCGTAAGGCGTGTGAGTTCGATCCTCACTACCCGTACCACTGGGGCACTTACAGCAACTTATTTTCTGGAATCAACTGTTAATTGATCAAACCAAAACAGTGCTCCGTATATATGCCGGCGTGATGGAATTGGTAGACTTGACGGACTCAAAATCCGTTGGTAGCGATACCGTGTGGGTTCGAGTCCCACCGCCGGCACCAGCTTTTACGCGGGGGTGGCGTAACTGGCAGACGCATCAGGCTTAAGTCCTGATATCGTGAGGTGTAGGGGTTCGAGTCCCCTTCCCCGCACCATATTACAACTGGCAGCATGACTGGAGATGGCTCCAGCACGGCTTCATAAGCCGTAAGACGCAGGTTCGAGTCCTGCTGCTGCCACCATATGATGCCGTAGCCAAGTGGTAAGGCTCTGGGCTGCAACCCCAGGATCATAGGTTCAAATCCTATCGGCGTCTCCATATTGGGGTATCGCCAAAATGGTTAAGGCACAGGACTTTGACTCCTGCACTACTGGTTCGAGTCCAGTTACCCCAGCCAAAAAAAATAAATGCGGTGGCGGAATAGACAGAACCCCACGGGCCGCGTAGCGGCTGACAGTGCTCAGTGCAACTAAACCAGCTTGGGGGTCAACTGGTAAAGCCTAATGCTGGATAGGTAATAGTAGACGCTTTATGAGCGATTGGGTAGATAAGCGTGGAAGTATCTTGGTATACAAGGGGTGCTTATCATGTGAGGTGCAAATCCTCACCCGCATTTCATATATATGCTCCCATCCTCTAACTGGAATAGGAGGCCGGCCTCTCAAGCCGGCAATACGAGTTCGAGTCTCGTTGGGAGTACCAAATGGTGCCGTGGACGAATTGGTAGAGTTGCTGGCCTTTCAAGCCGGAGTTTGCGGGTTCAATCCCCGCCGGCATCACCAGAAATGAGGATCGTATATGGGCAGAAAATCTAACGAAACACAAGTTAAAATTGTGAAGAAGATACCGTCTACTGAAAATGGGCCGGGTGTACATTGTACTACTTTATCTGGGGACATATATATTATTTCTCAATGCGTAGAGAAATGCAGATTTACATTATGGCACAAGGTTGAAGGAGGTTTTGTCCAGATAGCAACTGCGAAATCTCCATTAGATCTTGATGATATGATTCCTTGGATAGACTAAATGGTGTGTTAGTTCAGTTGGTTAGAACGCCGGCCTGTCACGCCGGAGGTCACGGGTTCAAATCCCGTACACATCGCCAATAGGGGTTTGGTGTAATTGGCAGCATGACGGTCTCCAAAATCGTTGGTGAGGGTTCAAATCCTTCAACCCCTGCCATGCTGATGTAGCTCAGATGGTAGAGCGATTGTTTCGTAAGCAATATGTCCAGAGTTCGATTCTCTGCATCAGCTCCATTTGCTGGTATAGCTCAGTTGGTAGAGCGACGGATTTGTAACCCGTAGGTCGTCGGTTCGACCCCGGCTACCAGCTCCATATATATAGGTGAGCGCCAAAGTCGGAGAGTTGGGGCGGTCTGTAAAACCGTTGCTTTCGAGCTGAGTGGGTTCGACTCCCACCTCACCTACCAAATTATATAAAAAGGGCGTGTCCTTAATTAGAGGAAACTGTATTGTTTGCGGGAGGTTGCTTGATCGCGAAAATCAATCTGGATATTGTATGGGTTGTTTGAGAGAAAAAAGAAAGCGCGATAAAATTCAAAAATGGCTCGAAACCGGAGATGCCAATATTGGCGTTTCAACGACACTAAGGGGTTGTATTCGAGAATATATTTTTGATCGTCAAAATGGTCGATGCGCGATTTGTGGAATGAATAGTATCTGGAATGGATATCCAATAAAGTTTATTTTAGATCATATTGATGGAGACGCATCGAATGATCAAAGTGAAAATTTGCGTTTGATATGTCCAAATTGCGATAGCCAGCTCCCAACATATAAATCAAGAAATAAGCATTCAGCAAGAACTTATCGTCGAGCTACTTAAATATGGCAGAGTACCGAAGCGGTCATAACGGCGTAGTCTTGAAAACTTCTGTGTCAGTGATGAGCTGGCCCGTGGGTTCAAATCCCACCTCTGCCGCCATACTTCATATACCATGTGTATATTGAAGCCAGGGAAGTCGTATTGCGATTTCCCTCTTTTACGGAACGATAGCTTATGAGGTCTGAGCGGCGGTCTGAAAAACCGCAGGATGAAGGATCGTTACCTTCTCGTTCCACCATGCCAGAAATGGCAACTTTACTCCTATCAAGGTGCGAGGCGAGACGGATAGGCGTCTAAGACCCACGCAACATCTTATCTTATGCCGGCAAGTGTATAGGGTCATTCCCTCCGGTGAAAGTCCGGCGCAGAAACGCGATAGATCTAACTGAGCTGCTGTGAGCAAAGCAGGCAAGCCGATCAGGAGCGCGGCGGGCCGACATACCCCAACAGGACTTTGAGAGCCTGAGAAAGTATGCCCCTCTAAAGGTGGTCAGCAACTGAGGTAAAATAAGTGTAGTAACCGTGCAAATCGGAACGACTGGTAAATTCCATCCGTGAGAGCCGGACGTTGCTTCTACGAAAAGAAGCCTTTATGCGCCTGTAGCTCAGATGGAAGAGCAGCGCACTTTTAATGCGTGGGTCGGGGGTTCAATTCCCTTCAGGCGCACCAAATCATATGACAAATATTATGGGGAGTCCGACCATTTCTGGTCGGACTTTTTCTATATAGAAAGGAGGCCGCAGCAATGGCGGTAAAAAAGCAGCTGATGAAAAAAACGTCGGCTCCGAAAGTAAACAAGAATGCAAAGCCTGGTGCGATTGAGCCGCGCATTGAAAGCGACGAGGAATACCGTTGTGTAACTTGCGGCCACAAGTATAAAAAGCAGGAAAGTAATTTTGGAGCGTCCAAATCTCCGCTATTTTCAGGCAACAATGGATATATCCCTTATTGCCGGCATTGTATCGCAAAACTCTACGAGAGCTACATTCCTTTTTATGATAATGATGAGGATGCAGCGATGGAACGGGTATGCCAGATTACTGATATGTATTTTGACCCAGATATTTGGGCTATGTCCCGGAAGATCAGTACCAGCAAGGATGGGAAAAGTCGGAATAGGGTGAGCACTTATATTTCAAAGTTGAATTTGAAGCAGAGCGATGGCTGCAATACCTATTCTGATACCTTAATCCGCAGATGGGAAGCAGAAGTTGAAAATGCTGAGACTGTGCAGGAGGCCGTACAGAATGATGACATCAAGGTTACACTGGAAACTATGCGTAGATTTGGTATGGGGTTTACAGATGGCGATTACGATGTGATGCAATCTGAATATGATAGCTGGATTGAAAAGATGGGTGAACCGATCGATAAGCGCCAAGAAGAACTTTATGTAACAATTTGTTATTTGAAACTCAATCTACAAAAAAGTATTCAGGGCGGATCGACCGGTACTGGAACGACTGCCAATTCCTATAAAGCCTTTATTGAGGCTGCGACAACTGAGATCGAAGACCGGAAGAAAAAGGCTGAGGCCGAGATGGAGCTTAAACCTATTGGTATGCTTTATCGAGACATCGAAGAGTATTGTCCAGCCGAGTATTACAAGGACAAAACTTTGTATGCGGATTTCGATCATTTGAAAGAATATATTCTCCGGTTTATGTCTCGACCCCTTAAAAATCTTCTGACCGGCTCCAAAGAAATGGATAAGGAATTTAACTTGTCTGGATCGGAGGAGTAATTATGGATTATGAAAAAATCATGGATGAGCGTCAAAAACACCTCCATGAACACTTTTCTCCTAATAGTTATCTTGGAGATCCAGATCGAGTTAAACGGTTGTTGGACTGGATGACGTTCTGGCGACGAAATCCAAATCGATTTGTCCAGTATTACTTTGGAATCGTGCTCCATCTGTATCAGCACATCATTTTATATCTGATGGACATTTATCCCAGTATTTGCATTGTTGCAGCGCGAAGCGCAGCTAAGTCATTTATCATTGCGGTATACGCCTGCAAGGAGGCAATTTTACGACCTGGTGCTCGTATCGTTATTGCGTCAGCCACCAAGAAACAAGCACGATTGATTGTTTCGGAAAAGATAAAAAAAGAAATTTTACCGCGATCTCCGCTTTTGCAGGAGGAAATCGACACCTTTAAGGATAGCCAAAATGATATTGAGGTTATTTTTAGAAACGGTAGTTCTATTGTGGTCACAGTAGCGAATGATACGGCTCGTGGCCTGCGTGCTACGGTTATGATTTATGAAGAGTTCAGAATGATCGTGAAGAATATCATTGATACGGTTCTGTCTCCCTTTCTGTATGCTCGGCAGGTGCCTTTTATGCAGTATGAGGAGTATGATTCGCTACTGGAAGAGCCGAAGGAAGTTTATATCAGTTCTGCATGGTATCGAAACCATTGGATGTGGGGCAGTATAAAGACTTTTGTAAAAGATATGCTTGGCAAAGACTCTTCTGTAGTGATTGCAATGGATTACAGTATCGCTTTGAAACATAAAATCAAAACCAGAAATTTCCTTATCAAAGAGCGAAAGAAGTTGGACGCTATTGCGTGGGCAATCGAATATGAGAACCAAATGATTTCGGAAAATGCTCATGCGTATTTTACTTACGAGATGTTAAACAAAAATCGTATTTTGAAGCGCCCGTTTTATCCAAGAAAAAATGAGGACGTCCTCTCTCGTGTAAGGAATAAATACGCTATTCCCAAGCAAAAAGGAGAAGTGCGAATTATCAGTTGCGATATTGCATCTGAGGGAGGCACCGGAAACGATAATTCCGTATTCTCATGTATTCGTGCTTTACCAGAGTCTAAAGAGTATAAGAGATCAGATACGGGCGGAGATCATATCGAAGTGCAGCAGGGTTATCGCCGACAGGTGGTTTATATGGAAGCTCAGGAAGAGTTTGAAACCATTAAGCAGGCGATCCGAATTAAGCAGCTGTTTGCTGATTTTGAGGCGGACTACTGTGTGTTGGATACCAGAAACGCTGGTGTCGCCATTTTTGACGCACTGGCGAAGGTACTCTATGATGAGGAGCGCAATGTAGAATATACCCCATGGACTTGCATGAATGACGATAAGCTAAAATCTCGTATTGTAATTGCGGGCCAAGAAGAGGTTGTATTTTCTGTTAAGGCACAGTTGGATACCAATAGCAAAATTGCAGTTTGTATGCGCAATACTCTTGAAAATGGCATGATTGAGCTGATGATCAATAACCAAGAAGGTATTGAAGAGCTGCAGCGTCTTGTTCCAGAGTATGCAACAGCGGATGTAGATACTCAAATTGGGTATGAGCGTCCATTCCACGAAACTTCTGCGTTGGTCAATGAAATGATTGGTTTGGAGTACACAGTTATGAACCAGACGGGCTTAATCCGCATTGAGGAGAAAGCTGGCGCAAGAAAAGACCGTTATACATCGGTATCCTATGGCAACTATTTTATTGAGCTTTTGGAAAAAGATTTGTTTTCTGATAGCTCTGAATACGAATACCTAACTCTTGTAAATTAAGGAGGTGAAGATTATGGCAGGTGAATCAAGATTTCGATTGTGGCGAAGCCAAAAGTCGCAAGCTGAACCCGTTCAGGTAGCAACAGAGCAGAATGCGGCAGGTGAGGTTGCGGCGGCAATTTTACATGAGTTCAACACACAGCTTGGTGCATCTTATTTGAATATGATTAGCGGATACAGTAAGGGTTCTGCGCCTTATTCTACGCAAGAAATCTTAAATATGGCAAAAGACCCTATGAACCATATTTCTGAGTTGAGACGCTGGGCAAAGTGGGCATATTATTCTAACGGTACAGTTGGAACGGCGGTGGATAGCCTGATGGGTCTTCACTCTTTGGATTACATTGTAGTGGCGAAACCTAAAAAAGCAGGAACAGAGCGCAAAAGTTATCGTCAGAGTGCAGATCGCATGAATAGTGTTTTAAGATCCATGCGATACAAGGAAGTAATCCGCGATGCCATTTTTCGTAATGCCAATGAGGGAATGTATGTTGGATATATGGAAACGCGGACAGTTCCGGTGGAAAACAAGATAGCGTTGACAGATATGGATGTGCAGGGTATTTCTGAAATCAACTCTGCTGGCGTAAACACCATTGTTATCCCGCTTCCGTTGGAATATACCAGAATTATTGGCCGCAGAAACAACTGCTACGAGGTAGCGTTTGATCTGCGGTATTTTAACGGCATGATTGAGAGTGAGCGTAAGCGCAAGCTACAGGGGTTTCCACGACAGATCCAAGACGCATGGACACAGTACGAACAGGGGGCTTTCCCTGATGGTGCAAGTTGGCTTCGGCTGGACTGGCACAAAACAATCGTAACTAAAATTAAGAGCGGACAGAGTGATCCCTATGGCGTTCCGTTTGCAGTGGCTGCGCTGGACGATATTGAATATGCAAAGTATTTTATCAACACCAAACGTCGTGTGCTGGATACTGTCAATAACCAAATCTACTATGAGACATTCCCGGAGGGTAAAGACAAGGGTACTTCTGCGTTGTCAAAAGGGCAACAAGAGAATCAGCATAATACCGTAAAGCAAGCACTTACACAGCGCAGCAACGGCTGTGGGATTTCCTTCTTCTCTCTTGCGGCAGGCACTAAAATGGATCGTTTGCCGGTGGATATCTCTCTGTTGGATGAGGAAAATGAGAATGCAATCAAAGAAGATGTCAATGAGGATATCGGGTTTGCTTCTGCTGCGTTGAGCGGAAGCTCGACGGGTAACTATGCCACGGCAACGCTGAACCTTGAGATCATTTCTAATAATGTGTTTACTTGGATCGAAGCGATTGTAGAAGAGATGAACAAGTGTCTCAACTACAATGTGATCCGTGACGGAAGCTACCGTATTGAGTTTCGTGTGTTGCCGATTACATTTGTCAATCGTGAAAGATCGGTAAAGTTTTTCTCCGATCTATACTCTCGTGGTAAAGGTAGTTTGATGGCGTGGATTGCGTCAACAGGCATCAATGCCGATGATTACCTTTCTTTGATGGATTATGAGCTGGAAGAGGACTTTGAGAATCGTTACCCGGTTCATAAAACTTCCTTTACTGTTACTGGTAAAGATGCCCCAGATGAAGATGTGGATCATAGTACGAGAGGACTTGAGACAAATCCCAGCACAGCTTCGACCAAAGCAAATAATGGCAATGCAAGCCCATCTCCGTCAGATTAAGGAGGTGAGAGGGAATGTATCAGGTTTTGAAAGGGTGTTCACCTATCTATGAGATTTCCAGTGAAAGAACCGTGGCTGGCAGACGGCCTATTAAAGTTGTGTTGCACGAGATTTTTCCCAGTGCAGACCAATGGCAGGACAATGGTATCTCATGGAGCGAACAATATACAAGGGATAACTTGCCGTCCGTGGCGGGTATGTCAATCGTTGCAGAATTTCTGACCGACGATCGAGATATCCCCTATGGGCACGGCATGACAGAAATTCGTTCCGATAATTTGCCGTTATTTGAAGACGCCACAATGGTGGGTCATTTTGAAAAAGCACATATCGACGATATTGAAATTGACGGTGTAGCCAAACGTGTTTTGATTGCGGAGGGCACACTGGATGAAATGCGTTATCCCAAATTCGTTACCTGGCTGAGAGAGCATATGGCGGACTCTGTTGTAAAAGGGTCGGTTGAAATTGTTGGTAAGCCAGAGAACGATGGACACATTATTTACTCCGGCGGTTGGAAAGAGCAGGGACGTGTGCCACAAATTTATGATTATAGCGGCTATGCGATCCTGGGCGTCAAACCGGCTGATGAGGCCGCTATCGTAATGGAGTTAAATAATAAAAAAGATGACAAGGAGGATTGTAACATGGATGAGAAGCTGAAAAATGAGCTGATGGCGGTCATCTCCGGTGCTATTTCTGAGACAAACGCAAAGTGGGATGAATATTACGCCAGCGTTCAGGCAAAAGAGGCTGAGATTGCCCAGCTACAAGCTGATATTCAGGCAAAAGAGGCTGAGATTGCCCAACTGCGTGCTGATATGGAAAAGTATCAGGCGGAAAAGGCAGCAGCTGAGGCTGGTTTGTCTGAGGCAAATGCCAAGATCACCGAGTTGGAGAATGAGCGTTCTCGTGCTGAGCTGAACTCTGCGCTGGAACCCTATTCTGAAGAGCAACGTGCGGTGGCTCAGGATGACATTGATGCGTTCAATGCTAATCCTGGTAGCGTTGAGATCAACAGCATTATCGGTAAGATCTGTACCGAGATGGTTCGCGTGGCACGCGAGGCCAGCAAGGTTGCAGAGACAAACGCATCCAATATTGATGTGTTTGGCATGACTGAAGAGACAAAGCCGCATAGCGACGACGGCGATGTTGAAGTATTTTAAGAATGGAGGAATGAAAGATGAAGTACAAGACAATCGGTGCTTTCAAGGGCGTACAGAATGTCGGTAACTGCAAAGCCGTTGTCGATCTAAAGGTTGGCATGGGTGTTATCCTGGATCGCGCCGCAAAGACCGCAGCTCTCCCCGCCTCTGAGGACGAGGCTAAGGCTTGCTATCGTATTGTTACCAATATCAATGACAAGCCTGAAATGCACAATTTCAGCGAGACCACAGTGGTTTTGACTGGTGAGTTTGTTCGCGCTGATGACCTAACCAGCATTGCAAACATGGAGATTGAGTTTGCAGCTTCTGAGATCAATGGTGACATTGCTGATCTGGCTGTAGGCGATAATATGGTCTTCGGAACAGACGGTCTGATTGCTAAGGCTGATGCTGTTGATGGCTACAAGGTCTATTTTGAGATCATTGAGAAGACTGCATACATGGGAAGCGGCATTCTGGCCGTTATTCGTGTACAGTAATAAAGGAGGGAGAAAATAATGAGCATTTATGAGATCAATATGGCAAACGCTCGTGCTGATGTTGACACATTGCGTGTCAAGCAGAACTCCCCGGTTGTAGAGGTGTTTTCTGCCCTTGCTGCCGGCAATCAGCCGAATGTTGCTGACAGTGTGAAGGATAAAGCGATCGCTACTATTAAAGAGTTGTCTTCTAAGGCTCTTGCCGGCGATCCTGTTGCCCAGAGCGAGATTAACTCTATCATCCGGTTCTCTATTGAACCCAAGCTGCTGGAGGCCGTGAAGCTGTTTAGCTTTATGGGCAACTATAAGCGTATCGGATACCATGAGGCTCCTATGATGAAGACCTATAAGTACGAGAGTATTGATTCTCGCTTCCAGGCTTCTTCTTCTGATGTGCCTTTTGCAGCTTACAGCTTCCGTGAGTATCCCATCGGTACTCAGACTATTTCTGGTGGTTTCTCTGTGGATTATCGTGAGCTGCAGAGCGGTAACTTCGATGGAAATGTTGCCGAGGGTATGAATCAGGTTCAGATCGACATGAAGAATAAGGCCGTATACTATGTGACCAGCGTTCTTTACAATGCGCTGAAGAACGCCAAGGGTGTAAAGCATTTTGCTGAGTCCAGCGGTATCACCAAGACTGGCGTTGATGCTATGCTGAAGTCTATGCGTCGTTATGGTAAGGTCAACATTGCTGGCGACTACAGTGTGGTTTCTCAGTTCAATGATTTTTCCGGCTATCTGACTGTCGGTGCCAATGCCATTCCTTTCGGTGCTGATGTTATCGCAGATGAAATTCGCAAGACCGGCCTGATTAGCTACTACAACGGCGCTTTCGTGACTGAGCTGCCCAATGCAATCAACTGGACAAAGCTGAATGCTGATGGTACTGACTATGATCTGTATCTGCCCCAGGGCTTGCTGTTCATGCTGCCCCAGGGTGTTGTGTCTCCTTTGCAGGTCTTCCTGCGCGGCGGCATGACTACTATGACCGGTGACGATATCGTGACCCGTCAGCATATGACACGCTTCGATATGGAGCTTGGCGCTGGTGTTGCTGAGGGCATGGAGGATCAGATTGGTCTGATTTCTGATACCAATTACGAGGTGCCTGTTGCTATCTAATGCAACTAATTAAATCATTCAGGGAGGGGTTGTGCGCCCCTCCCTAATTTTGAAATCAAGGAGAATCAATAATGGCTACAAACAATGTTCTGGTAAACAACCTGTGCGGTTGGCCGCTATATTTTAAGCGTGCTGCTGGTGTAGGTGACATTACGATTCCAGCTAATGCAAAACGCTTTCCTATGCTGTCATATGACGAGGTACTGACTCAGATTCAGTTAGGCAATGTCATGTTTGTAGGAACAGATGGCCTTGGAAATCATGCACGCATTCAGATCATCGACGAAGCGCAGCGTAAAGAACTGTTTGGTATGAACGATCAGGATATGGACGCCGCCATTGTGGTGGATTTGGAATCTGTTAAGGCTCTGCTGGCAATCCGCACTAAGGCAAAATTCCATGAGCAGCTGAATCGTATGGTTACGACCAGTGCGGAGAAAAAAATGCTGCTGGAATTGGCAGATAAGGCCGGCGCAGCTGAGGCTGAATCCTGGAAGGTGGACGCTTTGCGCGAACTTGCTAATACAGCCGGCGTGTAATTTGTAAAAGGAGAAGGTGTGGTGTATGGCAACAACTTTTTCTGAGATTGAAACACTTTTCCACTCCATGCCTTTGACGAAGTTTGAGATCCCGGAGGGGTTGGAGGCAGAGTGGCTTAAAATTGCGGTGGCAGATTATGAGTTGAATTTGGGCTGCGATTTGAAATATGACGCAGAAAAGCGCGAGTTTTCCGGCATTTTGAGTTCGATCACTTGCCGGACATTGGCGCAAATGATGTATGTGTCGTATTTACAAAGAGAACTTAGCAGAGTCATGGCGTTAAATGGCATTTATGGTAAGGATGTTCAGCTGACGGGCCAGGATGCAACAAAACGAGTGACAAAGCAGGAGCTTGACAGTCAAATCGCCCTGGTTGAATCTTTGCTTCATCGACAAAAGCAGCACGCATATGGATAAGGGGTGGTAAGATGTCGGCTGAATCAAAAAAATGGTATCGCATGACACGCCCCTTGTTTAACAGTGGTTTTGAGGACGATGAGTTTTGGGCATATGGGCGAGACGGCTTTCAAGAGCTTTTGGATTCCGCTATCGGGTCAGATGTTTTGATTTATGATAAGAGTATTCAAAAGGAGCCGATAACAGTACGCGCCATTATGCAAAACAAAATGAGTGATGTTTACAACAGTACCACTGTAAGGCAGATCCTTTGTAATATTGGTGTGTTGAAGTGCGGGCAATATGTAGAATGCGATGGAGCTATGTGGCTTGTGAGTGCTTTGCCTGATAATAACCGTATTTACGAAAAGGCTGTACTTTGGAAGTGTAAGCATACGATTCGTTTTATCTCGCCACTGACTGGAGAAATTGTGGCATATCCGGTATTTAGTACGAACAGTACACAGTATGGTACGGGAGAACTTGGAAAGACCTATATGACGGTTGGTGAAGATCAACACTTAGTCTATATTCCTTATAATGAGGAGACGATCATGCTGGATGTCCAATTTCGTTTTTTGATGGACAAGAATCGCAAGAATCCAGCGACGTATCGAATTACAAGAGTCGATCCTGTATCGTATGCGGTAGGTGATGAGCGGATCGATGATGGGCTGATCCAATGGGCAGTATTGCAGACGCAGTTCAACGAAGCAACAGATAATAAGGAACTAATGGTTGCTGATTATTACCCACAGAAATCGGAGGGCGATACTTCTTATATTGATCAGGGTGGTTTTGCATTGATTGATTTAGATGGAGATCAAATGCTTGCCCTTGGTGAGAAAAAGCAAATTCGAATTGCTTATCGGCTTCCTGATGGTTCGGATACAACGCTTCCTGATTATCGTATGGAATATGATCTTGCTGGAGGAGCTGCCAGTGTGGTAGAAGAGAGTGCCGATCTGATTACTTTGCAAGCGTCAGACAACCAGGATTTTGTGGGTAAAACGATTGAGATCCGGGTAATTAGCGATGTGCTGAATAGCAATATAACAATGAAAATCCAAATTGTGAACTGGTAGGAGGTGACAATATGCCGCATTTTGATTCAATCACCCAGCAGAAATTGTTGCTCAGGAAGAAACTGTTGCAAAATCAAGCGGTTGTAAATCTTCTGGTCAATACAGGCAACAATGTGGTGGAATTTGAAGATGTGCAAACGGGAAGTAAAAGCCCTGCGGCAGAATTGATTAAAACACACTTCTATGTTCCCGAAAATACAACGGTTGACAAAAATTTCATTACGATGCGGAGTCGCGTGATTTATACCGACACGAATGTAGTGAAGGAGACTGCGTTGACTGTTTACATTATCTGCAATGAAGACCAAATTGATTTGCTGCAAGGCTCCAGAGCGGATTTGCTGGCAGATGAGGTCGATCGTATTTTGAATAATGGGGACACGCCTTTGTTTGGTTTAGGCGGAGTAAAACTCAGCACGGCAGACGAGGTACAGTTCAACGAAGGATATTCTGGGTGGCAAATCCCATATGTGACCCACGAAATGAACCGGGAGGCTGGTTTGATTGATTGACTACTTAAGAGTATTCAGAGGGGGAGATTACCCCCTGAGTGCCAAAATCACGATCAAGCAACCAACCCTGGATGAAATATGCGCATATGGTGAACAACGCTATTGGGGTTTGGTGCGAGCGATTTGTTCGACGCCGGCTGATCGCAAAGTGGAAATTTGGGATTCACAACACATTTTTTGGGACAAAGTGGACGAGTATGAATTGTTTCTATCTCTTTTTAAGACTTTCTCTGAAACAGATATGTCAATCCTTTTTGGAGATTTAGACTTTACTTCGTTCAAACCATCGATGAACGGTTTGCAGGAGATCGCGATGAAGAACAAAGATAATGTTGTGATAGATCGAGCCACTCATAAGTTTCTGACCGATTACATTCGACGACTCCATAAACTGCAAAAAAATGTGGATACAGGGTTCGATGATTATACCAAGGAAATTATGATTGAGGACGACAGAGATGAGATGGCGATGCGAATGCGAAAACCGTTTGAGTCGTTGTTGCTGCCGTTGATTTCCTCTTTAACCAACTGCCCTGAGTTTAAGTATCGATGGGATGATGTTTGGGAACTGCCCATTGGTGTGTTTATGGACAGTGTGGAACGGGTTCAGAAACATAAGAATTATAGCTTTGTAATGCACGGTATTTACAATGGCTGTGTGGATCTAAAGAAGCTTAACAAAAAGGAATTGAATTGGATGGCGGAGATGAAATAATCTTCTCAAAATAATATGGAAAGGATGATAAATCATGGCAATTTTCAATGCAAATAACTATGTCATTGACAAGGTGCGCCGTGTAACTCAGATCAATCTGGAGACTGGCATGGTCGATTTCACCGGAACCAGCGTCGAAAGTCCCCAGGTCGAGTTTACTGGCGAGTCTGTTGACAAGACCGATGCTCAGGGCGTGCTTTTGGCTCGTTTTGATACCGCCAAGGGTGTAAACTTCTCTGGTGAGCTGTCCGTCTTGTCTATGCCTCTGATGGCCGCTCAGTTGGGTACTGAGGTACAGATCGCATCTGAGGAGAGCAAGTTGAAGGGTGAGGACTTTGAGATTTTGAAGGTTGTGGATGGCAGGGCTACCCTAACCCACACTCCCACTGTCGCTCCTACTCATGTGTATCCCATCACCAACGACAAGAATATTGATAACACCAATATTATTGAGGTTGGTGCCGAGGCTGAGCAGGCACAAATTACTGGTAGTGATATTACTCTGCCTGAGAGTTTCAGTGGCTCTATGATCGGCGTTTACTATCAGTATGAGACTGCTGCTGCAGTCAAGGTGTCTGATGGTAGTGAAAACCACGCTGAAGCTGCTAAGTATATCGTTGATATTCTTGCTGCCGACGTGTGCAATCCTTCTATCAAGCGTGCTGGTAAACTGGTTTTCCCCAAGGCCAAGATCGATAACAACTTCACGCTGAACCTGACTACCGAGGGTACACATCCGTTCTCCTTCTCTGCTCTGAAGGATTACTGCGCTGACGATGAGGAGTTGTGCTATCTGCTCTTCCACGAGTAAGATAGCGGAGCGCTATGCTTAAACATTGCAAAGTGTGCGGTACTGAGTACGACAGTTGCTTTTCCTGCGAGAAGCAAAATAGCTGGCGTGCTCATACCGACACAGCAGATCATTACTATATCCTCAGTGTTTTGATGGAATATCAGAGCGGCCACGACGCAAAGAAAGCGTATCGTGCGCTTCGGAAGCGTGGTGTGGATCTTCGCGCAACAGATGGATATTTGCCGACAATTCGTAAACTTTTGACAGAGATCTATGATATCTACCATGAGAGCGGGAAAGCAAAACAAGCTGCTGCGGTGGAGCTGGCTGTAGCCTCGACAGAGGCTGAGCAGATTCCGGTAGAAACTACTGGGGAAGTGACAATCAAAGAGTAAGAGGAAAGGAGGGCGCAAGCCCTCCTTTTTTCGCTATGGGGGTGGGGAGCATGAGAATACTGGCGGTTGATCAGGCAAGACACGGCGGTTGGGCCGTTTTTGATTATGAAAATAAGACATTACTCGATTATGGAGTATGGTCATACGACAATAAAAAATGTTCGTTTGAACAGGCGATGCTGCATATTGAAGCGTTGATTGATGAGGTGATTCACGCGCATGGCGCTGATGCAGTTTTCTTTGAGGACATTCAACTAAGGCAGAATGTTCAATCTTTTAAGAGGCTGGCACAGCTGCAAGGCGCACTCGTTTTGCTCTGCGAGAAGAACGAATACCTATATGGTTTGGTGGCACCTACACAATGGCAGAACTATTGTAAGGCACGCGGGCGAACAGAAAAAGAAATTAAGGCTAAGGTGACAGAAATTATCCCTGGATGCAAAAAAAACTCAAAAGTTCTGTCATTGCAGTTTGTAAAAGAAAAGTTTGGTATCGAAACGGAGAACGACAACCTTTCTGATGCGATCTGTATCGGGCACTATGTCGTAAACAATTTAGAAATTGCAAAAGGAGAAACAACATGAAGAAAATCCGTGATGAAAAGAAGCCTTTGGTTGAGTTTATGGACGAGTTCGGCGATGTGGAAACGCTAATGGAGACCAGTTTGCCCGATCCCACGCTGTTGGAATATTATCGTCGGCTACAGAAGCGCGAGATTTTGTGGAATGATGATATTGACGATACCACAATCGATATTGCCATGTATATCAAGAAATGGAATGAGGAGGATAAAGGTAAGGGCGTTGAGGAACGCAAGCCTATTAAGATCTTTATCAATTCGGACGGCGGTAGTTTGGATACTATCATGCACATTATCGATATGATTTTACTGTCAAAGACCCCTGTTATTACGATTGGTATGGGTCGTGTATATAGTGCTGGTGGGCTTCTATTGATGGCAGGCCATAAGCGCTATATTTTCAATCATACCAGCTGTCTGATTCACGACGGTTCTTCCGGTGCGATTGGCAGTGTTGGTAAGCTGCTGGACAATCTGAAGTTTACTGAGGCGTTTGAACAGCGAGTGAAGCAATACATTACATCACAGACTCGTATTACCTCTGAGATGTATGAAGACAACTATCGCCGTGACTGGTTCCTTTTCAGTGACGATATGATTCGCTTGGGTATTGCGGATGAGGTTGTGGCAGACATCGATACCATTCTTTAAGGGGTGAAAACTATGGCAAAGAAACGCACGGGATCGGATATTTACGATGTACCTATGTCTCTCCGGGATCAGCCCTTTTATGGGTTGGTTCTGGATGAGCAACAGCAGGTTTTCCGAGATGCGATCTGGGACGAAAACAAACTGATTGTTTTTTGTAATGCAAAAGCAGGAACCGGTAAAACTCTGATCGCTACGGCAACGGCAAATTTGTTGTGTAAGTATGGACGATATGAGGGGATCGTGTACATTGCGTCTCCCACTCAGGAGCAGAAGCAGGGATATCTGAAAGGTAGTATTGAGGAAAAGTCCGAACCCTATTTCGAGCCATTTTATCAGGCGCTCAAAAAAATTGGTGTCAATTTGAACACTGCTTTTTACGATGACAGTGTAAACGAAAAATATCAGACAGCATACATTGAGTGTCTTACACACACCTTTTTGAGAGGCACTAACTTTGAAAATAAGGTGGTAATCGTGGATGAGGCGCAAAATTTCTATTTTGATGAATTGATGAAAGTTTTGACCCGCATTCACGATAATTGTAAGGTGATCGTGATTGGACACGACGGGCAGAATGATTTGCTGTCTAACCCAGAGCGCTCTGGGTTTGTACCATATCTCTCATGGTTTAAGAATGACGAGAGAACAGCTGTTTGCCAGCTGGAGAAAAACTATCGTGGTTGGATTAGCCAGCACGCAGACGAGTTGAATTTCAAGAGTGCAATGAAATTTATGGAGGACTGAATATGAAGAAAATTGCAGTCAATACCGTAAAGGCGTTCCTGAAGGAGCACGCTGATACGGGGACGGTAACAAAGGAATTTCCTGTGGCAGATTCCACCTTTGAAGTACAGATCCGTACTATTCTGACTGTTGATGAGAAGACAAAGTTTATTTCTCGCGTGGTAAGAAATTGCTTTGATGCGGCAGGCAATTATCATCCTGAGTTTCTGACACCTATGCTCCGCGCTACCATTTTGCAGATGTGTACTAATGTACCTGTTTTGACGATGAAGGGCGAAGCAGAGAATATGGATTTGGATGCTATGAATGCTTTGTATCAAGCAATGAATTTGGATTATTTGGACAATGAGCCGTATCAAGCGATGATGCGAGAGATGGTAGGTCTGTGTCAAGTGGGTATTGAATGGCGCAAGGCACGCAACCTGAGCGACGGTAATAAGGTAAGCGTCAATGCAATGAATGCTTTGGGGGATGCTGCTATTTCTATCCGAAATGTAATGGAGGCACTGGCAAAGAAAGCGGATAGCGCTGATATGGATACTCTAATGCAGTATGCCGGAAAGATCTCCAAAGCAACAGAAAATTTGGATGAGGGTGGTATTTTGCAGGGTATTCTGGACGCTCAGATTAAATAAGCAACGCAGAAAATCAACCAAGGAGGTGGAGGCATGACAATTCGAGAGGCGTTAGCGGTGGCAAATAAGCAGCTGGTACAGAAAATTGACAACGCAATGACCAATGAAGTTTTTAAGGAAGTTCAGGATGAAGAAGCGGCCACCATCTTTTCAGAGGTTTATAAAGTCTATACGCCCCGGATGTATCGCAGACGGGGCGATATGGGCGGACTGGGAGACCCTTATAACATTGAGATTCGGGGAGGTAGCGCTAAGGGCGGCGTTTTGGTAGTGGTCAATGTGACTGAACCAAACCCCGGAGGCTGTTTTGATAACAGCAGGGTTACGACAGGGAAGAATCTGCCGGAGTTGGTGGAATACGGACACGGCTACAAATATTACACCTATGATTTCCCTTCAAAAAAAGGACGGTTTATGGAACCAAGGCCATTTACCGCTAAAACAATCGAGCATTTGAAGGAGAGCGGAGCACACATATCTGCTTTGAGAGCGGGGCTAAAAAGGCAGGGTGTGAGAGTGAAATGAATTTCAAAATAAAGGGTGGTGAGGAATGTGGATGAGGATCTGAAGATTGTAGTTACCAGTGAATTGGAGGCTGACGAACAAGCGTCAGCGCAACGAATTTCTGCGCAACTTCCGAGTATTGCTAAGTTGATCAATCAGCAAAGCAAGATCAAAGTGCGGGTTGAAGTTGATAACAGCAACATCCAGACTGAGGCTCAGAAATTCAGCAAAGAGTTGAGCAGGGCAACCCAAACGCATAAGGTGGGTGTTTCTGTTGGGTTGGATCAAGCTTCTGTAAGAAAGATGCAGGCTGAGCTGAATAGCTTGAAGGTTAGTCCCGACGTTTCTCACGCCATGACTGAGCAACTGGAAAAGATGGGCATTCAGATTGATCGCATTACTGGTCGTTGGGAACAAGCCAGCAATCAAGAAGAGAGAATGCTAAGCCTATCTATCCAAGGCACAGATCAGCTTGGACGAAGTGTATCCTATTTACAGACATACGATGCGATTACGGGCGATATCAATACACACTTAACCAATGTAACAATGAATTTGGAGAGGCAGCGTCAGATTGAAGCTCAGATTGCGGCCAAAGCTAAGGCAGATAATGAATCCCGAATTTCTTATTTGACAAAGCAAAAGGCGGTATTGTCTGATATTCAGGCGTCTTATACTGGGGCCACTTCTGCAAAGCCAGTAAATGATACTACGCACCTGGATGCGTTGAACGCCAAGTATGCCGAACTTGAGACCAAAATTCAGACCATGATTGGCACAACTGGTCAGTTGGATAAAGTACAACGTGCGAGTATTGAAGCAGAGATTGCTGCATTGAAGCAACTGGTTAAAGAATATCAGAATGCGGAGTATGTAGCAACAAAGCTTAGAACGAAAGATATTGGCTCTATCAAAACAGATCAGTTTGCAGCATTGGACACATTGGAAAAACGTCTACAGTCCGCCGGCACTTTAACCGATGAGTTCAAGAGTCGCATTAGTGGACTGAGAACGCAGTTAGGAGAAGCTTTTGATCCAGCATCTTTGACAGCATTTTTGAACAGCTTTGATAGGCTGGAAGGAGATGTAAAAACCTTCCAAGAGCAGTTGCGAGGTGTGAACGCTCTTTATACACAGATGATTGCTGTGGAGAATAAAGTCACCAGAACAAAAACTGCGATGGTAGGGTTAGATCCGACTGCAGATAAGGAAAAGTTGGCGGTACTAAATGAGCAGTTGGCGTTGTATGAACGTCAAAGACAAATGCTGAATGAACAGCTTACTCCTTATGCAGCGATCATCCAGTACGCGCGGCAGGCTGAATCTGCTGAAAGGGCGCGTCTTGAAAACGAGATTAAGTTAAAGCTTTCCGGTGCAGAACTGGCAGATAAGGCGCGAGAGATTGATCAGACCATGCAGAGAGTTCCTTCTACTGTTCAAGATCTACAGATGCGCTTTAGTCAGTTGGTTGCGCCAACTGATAATTTGATCCAAAAAATGCAAATGCTTCGGGAAACCGAGGCAGCATATGGTTCTGCCAAAACAGATGCAGAAAAAATTGCAGCCTATGAACGGCTGCAATTTTTAATTGGCGAATGCAGCAAAGAAATGTCTGAACTGAACCGCGTACAGCGCGGCGATGTGTTAAATTTCAAGTTTAATGAAAACTTGGAAAAGGCAAAAGCAGATCTGGCGGCAGTTGGCCGGCAATGGAGTGCGTTAAAAAGCGACCCTGGTTTGAATGCACAGTTCCAGCAGCTTGGATATAATCTGCAAGTCATTGATAATCAGATGGATCTGAATAAGTGGACTTCACAATTTAGCAGATTTAAGTCTGAGGTAAAAGCTGCCGGTAAGAATATGCAATCTTTGGGCGATGTACTGAAGAATAATGTTGGTAAGGTTTTGCAGTGGGTTTCTGCTACAACTTTACTATTCCGAGCATTCAGTATTTTGAGAAATGCAATTTCCACCGTTGTTGCATTGGATACGGCAATGATCGACTTGCGTAAAACAACTCAGGCAACGGAGGAAGAATATCGCAAATTTTATCTGAGCGCTAACGAGACAGCTAAGGCGTTGGGTGTTACCACTGAAGAGGTAATTTCTCAGACAGCTGAATGGAGCCGACTGGGTTATACTATGCAGGAAGCCGCAAAGCTGGCGGAGAACTCTGCAATTTTCAGAGCAGTATCTCCCGAAATGGACATTGATATGGCGACCGATGGCTTGGTTAGTATAATCAAGGCATTTGATATCGATGTGGATGATACCATGGACGGTATCATTTCTAAGGTCAATTCAGTAGGCAACGCATTTGCTGTAAGTAATGCAGATATTGTAGAGGCTTTGACACGCAGCTCCGCCGCTATGTCTGCGGCAAACAACACATTCGACGAAACAGTGGCTCTGGCTACGGCTGCTATCGAAATCACAAGAGACGCCAGCAGTGTTGGTAACGCATTGAAGACAATCTCTATGCGTATTCGTGGTTATGACGAGGAGACGGAAGAGTATGTTGGAGGCGTCGAGGAGCTGACGGGCGCAATCGCCGATTTGACAAAGACTGCAAGCAATAATAATCGGGGTATTTCTTTGTTTGAGGAAGGAGACCCAGAGACTTATCGTTCTACTTATGACATCTTGGCAGATATTGCTGCTATCTGGGATGAATTGACCGATAAAAACCGTGCAGATCTGTTGGATAAATTGTTTGGTAAGCAGAGAGCGCAAGTTGGTGCTGCAATGCTTGCCAACTTTGAACAGGCGGATGCAGCAATTAAAACTATGGCCAATAGTGCGGGCAGCGCTGAAGCTGAGATGGAAAACATCTATCAGTCTTTGGATTATAAGTTGAACGCATTGCAGGAGACATGGGTAGGCGTTGCTCAGAATTTGTTTGATACAGATCAAATGAAATTGGTTGTTGACGGTTTAACGGCGCTTTCCAATGCTGTAGATTGGTTGACAGATAAATTAGGGCTGTTTGGAACGATTGGTCTTGTAGTAGTGATTGGGCATCTTGTGAAATTTAGATCTACGCTTAGCACAATCAATACTGCAATTACCCCAGTTTTGAATACGCTTTCCAATATTAGTTTTGATGGTAGTACATCAAGCGTGCTGAGTTATGCTCTGGCATTGAGTTCTCTTGAGCCTACACAACAGAGATTGGCAATGAGTATGGCTGGGTTAAATGCCGAGCAGCAGCAACAGGTTATTACAATGATGACAGCCGTTGCTGCAATGAAACAATATACCGTTGCTGAGCTTGAAAAAACACTTGGCATGGAAGCCGGCACTTTGGCAAACGAATTGAATGTTGCTTCAACCGAAAGGGTTACAGTTGAAATCTTGAAGGCTGCGGTAGCAAACGGGACGCTTACCCAAGCGCAGATGGAACAGATTTTAATGACAAATAGGCAGGCTGCGGCAAATAATACTGCTGGTTTGTCATTTAAGAACTTGGGAGCAACTGCCGGTGCTGCGTGGAAGAGCATGAGTGCGCTGTCTAAATTTAGCTTGATTGCGGGCGTAGTAACGACTGCAATTTCTCTAATTTCTGCTGCATGGACTTATTTTTCTGAACGTGCTGAGCGAGCAAAGCAAAAAATGGAGGAGCTTGAGAATGAATATGAGGAGCTTGCTTCTACCATTTCAAGCACCGCTACGACATTCAGAAATTTGCGGAATACTTCTGAAGAGATTATCCCAAGATTTGTTGAGCTGGCAAAGGGCGTTGATAAATTCGGAAAAAATGTTAGCTTAACAGATGAAGAATATGAAGAGTTTCTATCTCTAAATAACCAGATTGCAGAAATGTTCCCAGAAATCAATATGGGAATGGACAGCAATGGTAATGCAATGCTGGCACTATCTTATAGCGCTGATACGCTTACAGAGTCTCTTATGGCTTTGGTTGAGGCGGAAAGAGCCGCTGCAAATGCTGAGATTGCGAAGACCATGCCAGACGTGCTTACAAATATTGAAGAGACGAACGAGGTATATCGCGATCAAATTGCTGATCTGAGAGACATTCAGGATGAGTATACTCAGGTATTTGAGGATATCCAAAATCGTAGTCTGCCTACAGAGGTGGGAAGATTTTCTACCAAAGAGGCGGGAGAAGCTGCCGCTCGCGAGTTTATTCAAAAAGCACAAGAGCTTGGTATGCACGGATCGGTATATATTGACGACCAGCAATCAACCAATAATGGATATGTTTTTAAGGTCGAGTGGGACTACTCTGCATTGGATGTTGCTCCCACACTCAATATGCCGTATATCGAAGATCAATACGAGATCGCAATTCAGCGTTATGAGCAACAAATCAATAATTTTGAAGAGCGGATGCGTGCGAAGTGGGCACAGCTTAATCCGGTAGTAGGTAGTTGGCTGCAAACTGATTTTATGTTCCAAGATCTCAATGGTCAAATGCAAGAAATTGCTGAGACGATGGTATCGGGACTGGATTTCAGTGAGCTTGGGCTAACGACCCAGGAGGAAGTTCAGCAGTATGTAGATGATAATATTGTTGAGCCACTATTTTTGGCTGCGCCTGAAGTAAAAGAGGCTTTCAATAGTATTGTTGATTGGAAAGAACAGTTGGCAAATGGCGAGATTACCAACGAGGATTTTGCTTCTAATATTAGAGAGGCGTTTGATGGTATTTTCGCTTCTTTACAGCCTGCTAATGCAGAAGCTTTTAAGAACATTTTTACTACAGCATTTAATGAAATGGGGATCGCAGGAAGCGATTTCAATTCTGTATTGGATGGCCTAATCGATGAATGGGCGGGGAATACTTCTGGTGCTCAGCAATTTAGCGGAGAGCTATCTGAACTATCTGAAACTCTCTCTGCCTTGAAGTCTTCCTATGATCTTTTAGAGCAAGCTCAAGAAGATATGGCAACAGGTGGTCTGACGGCGGAAACTATTGAAGCTTTAGCCAATGCAGAAGAGGATTATCTAAGCTATCTTTATGAAGAAAATGGTGTAGTAAAGCTAAATGTAGAGGCTTGGAAAGAAAAGGCTAATGCACAAATGGCGGGAGATATCGCGTTAATTGAGAGCGAAATTTCTGCCATTGAGCAGCAAAATGCCGCATTGCGGGATAACATTGCTTATTACGAAGAGCAGAGAAGCCTTGGTAATGACGGCGGATTGTGGTCAAGTCTAATCGCGGAAGCAACAAGTGAAATTGAGGCGAATAATGCAGCGATTGCAGAGCATCAGAAGAAACTTGCTATGTATAGCGTTTTGTATGGTGATATTACAGGTGATGTAGATGCCTATACTGCAGCGTTGCATAATTTCACTAATGTGGCGAACAGCATTGATAGTATTTCAAGCTCGTTCCAAACTCTTGCCGATCTACAAGCGACAGTGGCAGATGGATTTACAATGTCGCTGGAAAAAGCATTGGAGTTTGCGGCTGTTTATCCAGAGATTCTTAACAATGCTCAGGTTACGGCTGATGGTCAAATTGCTTTGAATGAAGGGGTTGTCAATACTTTCATTCAAGGAAAGAAAGCAGAACTTGACACTCAAATTGATGCTCAGATTGCCCAGCTTGAGGCTGACAAAGCGGTTCTGGAAGCTAAGATGCAAGCGGCTCAAGCACAACTTGATCTTGCCAAAAGTGTTGGTGAGGGAGAGGGGCAAATCTCTAAAGAGTTGGCTGAATATCGTATCAATGCCGGTAATGCTGTTGCGCAAGCATTGATTGATGCCGGTATTGACGAAGCAACTGCATTTAAGCTTGCGGCTGCTGCCATGTCTCAAAATGCACAAGAGTTTAATCAGATTGCAGCGGATGTATGCACAGATGTAAATGGCAATTTTAATCAGGCCGCCTACGATCTGGCGCAAACGATGTATAACAATCTGACGAATGTTAAGACCGACCTGGCATCTGTAGCAAAACAAGCACATCAAACAGCACAGGCTATCGCAGGTATTGCAGATGGATCGGTTGCTGGATCAAGCACTGTTCAAGGCGGATCAGGTGGCGGAACTACCGGAAACGGGATTAAGATCAATCTTACCAGCGGAAATTTTGAGGGTACCGAGTATACCTACGAGGCAAAAGAAATTGGTCTGGATGATTTTATTGCAGATTTAGAGTTGGATATTTCAACTTATGAAGACGCTATTGCTCAGATTGATGGTCAAATTGCTACGCTGCAAGCTCTTAAAAATATTCCGCTTAAAGAGTTCAAAAGTGACTCTGGAAGTGATAGCGGCTCTGGGAGCGATGAAGTAGAAGAGTATATTGCTGATATCGATAAGTACCGTGAGGCAGTAGAGCGGCTACGGAAAGCGCAGGAGTTGGTATCTGATATTGAGCTGAAAATTGAGGACAGCGACAATATCAAAGAAAAGATTCTGCTAACACGACAACTGATTGGCGCTTATGAGCGCGAACAGGATGCACTGCACGATCTAAACAATGAGAGAGACGCCACTATTCAGGCGGGCGTTGAATCTCTGCGAGAGTTGGGTTTTGCGGTTGAATATAACGCTGATACCAATGATCTTTGGATTTCCAATATGGAACATCTGAATGAGTTGACAGCGGACAGCGTAGGTAGTTACGGCAGTATGCAGGAGGCTACCAATGCTCTGCGGGAGGATACCGAAGGGCTGATTGACACTATTACTGAACTGAATGAGGAAAATCGTGAGGGCAGTGAATCGTGGAAAGAGGTTGAAAGTGGTATTAAGAGCCTGCGTGAGCAGATTACGGACTATCTCTCTGAGATTGTGCAGGAGGCAAGCGACTCTGTTGACTCTATTCAGAGTGTCTATGATACTTTACATGATGCGGCAGATGAGTATGCTTCCAGCGGCTATATCACGGTAGATACCCTGCAAAGCATTATCGGATTGGGTCAGCAGTACCTGGCTTATTTGATGGATGAAAATGGGCAGTTGGTAATTAACGAAGAGAGTATCAAGAAAGTTATCGCTGCCCGGACTCAACAGATGGCGATCGAAAGCTCTCTTGCCTATGTGGAAGCACTTCGCATGGCGAAGGCTGAGGGGGATATTGCAACGCTTAATAATCTTCTGTATGCCACCGAGCAGGCCACTAATGCTACATGGGGATTTGTCTATGCAAATCTGGCGTTGGCCGGGTTGGACGACGCTCAATATCAGGCAGCGCTGCAAAATATCAACGCTTTGCGTTCTTTGGCGGAAAGCGCGGTACAGAGTATTGGGCAGACAGTTGGCGGTGTAACGGAAGAGCTGGAAGAGATGCAGAATGGATTGAACGACATCCTTGATTATGTGATGGATATGCTTAAACAGCGTATTCAAGATCAGATCGACGGATTGGAGGACATGAAGGATGCGTACTCCGAAATCATTGAATTGAAAAAGGAGTCGTTGGAGGCCAGCAAAAATGAGGCAGACTATCAGAAAACTATGGCGTCTAAGATGCGGGAAATCGCAAAGTTGCAAGCTCGTATTGATGCGTTGAGTTTGGATGATAGTCGTGAGGCTCAGGCGGAAAAGGCAGCGCTGCTTGAAGAGATGTCAGAACTCCAGCAAGAGTTGGCAGATGATCAGGCAGACAGAACGCTTGAAGCTCAGGAAGATGCCCTGGACAAGATGGAAGAAGCTTATCACGAGGAGAAGGATAAGGAGATTGAGATCCTGGAGGATAGTATCTCTTCTTACCAGAAACTTTATGATATGGCGATTGAGTATATTGAGTCCCACTGGGATACGCTGTATAGCGAACTGATCAGCTGGAACACCCAGTATGGCGATGTGCTGAACAGTGAAATTACCAGTGCTTGGGATAATTGCCTTGCTGCCGCACAGCGGTACGGAAGCTATGTATCTGCGCTGAATAACATCGGTGGAGATATTGAGGCTTCGCAGTCTTCCGGCACAAACATCCAGGTAGGGAACACCAACTACGATAACAGCTCCAGCAATGAAGATATGGTTCATGCGATTATCAAAGAGATGTATGCAAACAGTCGGTTGCACCACTCAGAAGATGAGGCGGGTAAGGCATATTTGAATAAGCGGAACCTGGTACTTGGCGCTCAGCTGGCACAGTACGGCATTACTGCGGTGCGCGGCGACGATGGCGTTTGGTATGTAGATAGGGTTGGTGGTGAGCTGTTGTACGATAAGTACAAAAAGTATATCTATCACAAGGGTGGTATCGTTGGCGGCGGAGATTTGAAATCCAATGAGCAGATCTCTCTGCTGAAAACCAAGGAGTGGGTGTTGAGCGAACAAATGGTGGACAATTTGACCACGCAGATGGATCGTATTAACCTGCTTTCTGAAGCCCTGAGCGATCTACCGGATTATGCCGGTAACTCCACTTTTGCCGATGTAATGAAGCAAGTGGCCGGCAGTAAGACGGTGAATAATGTTACCAATAACAGCAAACCCATTGAGCTACAAATTGGTGACACGACAATTTACGGAGCGGATCAGTCTACGGTCAAAGAGCATATCAAGATTACACGCGATATGGTCAATCAGATCGGGCGGATCATTGGAATCGGGAGATAAGATTGGGACGCCCCAAACGGGGCGTCCCTTTCATTAGCAAGGAAGGGAAGACGATGTTTAAGAGCTATGAATTTACCTATGCTGGAATGCCCGCTTCCATGTTCAGTATGTATGTCGCGGATATGTCCAGCAATAAACACACTGCCAATAGTTTTGGCAATAAGGCAAACTTGGTGGAAAAGCGTCTTGCAAACCGCATTGCGCCTATTCACTATGGTGTGCGATATAACGACAGCCCATTAAGCTTTACCCTGATTTTCGGCGCAGATCATAAGTTAGACCGATATGAAATGCAGGCCGTTTCCAAGTGGCTAACTGGATATCAGGATTATCAATGGCTAAGTATCGATCAGCCGGATATGGAGCATATTCAATTCCGCTGCTTGATTCAAGAATTGACACCCATTCATTTGAGTTGGGCACCGATGGCTTTTGAAGCAAAAATTATTTGTGATTGTCCTTATGGGTATAGCTACCCTTTTGAGAAAACTTATCAGATTAGTGGCTCAACTACGGTGCGGTTTTATAACGATAGTTCCTGTATGGAACAACTGCGCCCGGAGATGCTGATCAATCTCTCTGCGGGTAACTCCAACTTCGGCGTGAAGAATTTGACGACAGGGGATGAGATGATATTCACCGGTTTGCCGGGGAGCGAACTGACCATTCGGATTGACAATGAAAATCAAGTGATTACGGAAGAAGTGTCTGGTTACGACTTGTACGATTACTTTAACTTTGGTTTTCTTAGGTTAGATCCAGGGGACAACGAACTGGTGTTTACCGGAAATGGTAGCGTAACACTTAAAGGAAGATACCTTTATAATGTGGGTGCATAAGAAAGGAGGCCAGAGGTGTATCTGGATTATTCAAAATTGAAAAGCGGCCAGATCAAGCAGCCTGAGTTGAGGCTACAAACTCTGGCTGGTAAAGAATTGGGGATTATCCCATGGGTCAATGGATTGAACTTCGAGCTAAACTATGCAGCGGTAAGTCGTGTAGAGTTCGATGTTCCTCGGCATTCTGATGGTAAAATCAATCCTTTGTATCAGAAATTGACCAGCTATAAGATGTTGTTTACCAAAGAACTTGGTATTTACATTCTGCAAAGACCTACTACATCGGGAGATGGTGTATCGGAGGTTAAGCATATTACTGGTTATTCTATTGAGCAGATTTTTGAAAAGAAGATGCTCTTTTTAGAAGAGGGAACCTACAATTTCTGGAACCCAGTGACGCCGGATGATACAATTCTGGGAAGAATCCTGGAGTTGGATACTACATGGAGCATTGGTTATGTCGATCCAAAGTTAATTGGATGTTATCGCACATTTGATGAGTATGATAGCGACGCTCTAAGTTTCTGCTACGGAAGTGCTATGGAGAAGTACAACTGCACTATCGTATTTGATGTGTACGCAAAAACCATCAATGCTTATGATGCCGGCAAGAGTCGGGGCACGGTACCGGTCTATCTTAGCTATCAAAATTTGGTGGATGCAGTAGACCTGGAAGAGTTGACTGACGACATGGTGACACAGCTGCATTTGTACGGATCAGACGACTTGAGTATCCGTGACGTAAACCCTATGGGTACGGACTATCTGGTAGATCTATCCTATTTTATTTCCAATGGTGATCTGGATGTAGTCCCGGAGGGAAGTACCGTAAAGTTGGCTGAACGTGTGAAGGGTTGGGACGCTTTAATCCGCAGCAATCAAGGATACTATACCAATCTGGTAGCGGCGCGTGCCTCCAAGACAGCACAAAAGCTGGCTGAGGAGGTAACGCTTGCGGATCTGAAAAGTGAACTGGAAGTGCTAACGACGGAGCAGAGTGTAATCATTCAGGCGATTGCGCTGGAGACCACCGAAGCGGGCAAGGCCACTCAGCAAAAAAACTTGTCTGATAAGACGGCAGAGATCGATCGTAAGAAAGAGGAGATTGCCTCTCAGGAGGCAATCATCGCAGACTTGCAGGATGAGATCGATCAATATGCTGGAGATATTCAGGCTGTAGTCAATCAGTTGGCAGTCTCCAAGTATTTTACAGAAGCCGAGCAAAAGATCCTCAACCTGTATTTGATTGAGGGCGATACAACAGAAGAGACATTTGTGGCGACCGATGTTGATACTGCGGCGTCCGGTGCGATTTCCACCATTCAAGGCAGCTTGAAGATCAGTGATTCAAATGTAGTGCGTGCGACATTGAACGGGAAGAAGTTGTATGGCGCTACAGGCGGAGCACTTCAGATTATCAGTGCCAAGTTGACAGCGGATATTGTGCAAGGAACTTTGGAAGTAGACGAGAGTAGCGGTGCATATGTGCTGACAGCCTATATGGGAACGATTACTTTTGGAGAGCATAGTTTTCCAAGCGGTATGATTACGGCATCTGGCACACTTTCTCAATTTTCCAGTGACATTTCTACTCAAAACAGCGAGGGTGTTTCGGAGGATAAAGGAAGTTGGATTTCTTTTGAGACGGCGTCGTCTAAGATGTTTTTCACTGTAAATGTGAACGATTATCAGAAGTATTCTGTCGCCCGTGAGCTTTACTCATTTGGAGAGGAGTTGCTGGAGGAGTGGGCGTGGCCGGTATACGAGTTTTCTATCGATACGGCTAACTTCCTGTTTCAAAAGGAATTTGAACCGTTCAAAGACAAGCTTGAGTTCGGTAAGAACATTTATTTGAATATCGGCGATGAGGGCGTTATTGAGCCGAAGTTTATCGGTTTGAGTATCGATTTTGATAATCCCGAAAATATTACCCTGACATTTTCCAATCGTTTTCAAAAGCGAGATGTAGTAGCAAATTGGTTGAGCGATATTAACAAGACCAGTGCTTCCAGTCGGAGTTTTGATGCCAGTAAGTATCTCTATAACAAGACGGCAAATAAAACTACGCAGGTTTCTCAATTTATGGAGAATGCGCTGGATGCTGCGGTGAACACCATTATTGGTGCCAGTAACCAGAGCGTCGTGATTAACGGTGCAGGTATTCAGGTGGGCGGTGACAGTAAGTATCAGTTGCGCATTGTGGATAATATGATCGCTATGACTGACGATAGCTGGCAAAGCGCAAAACTTGCGTTGGGGCGGTTCTATTCTGATGCAAAAACTGGTCTGAAAGATGACAGTGGAAAAGATATTCTAATTGGCGAGACTTGGGGTATTAACACAGAACTGTTGGCCGGTAATTTGATTATCGGTAATAATTTGGTGTTGGAAAACGCTAATGATGATGGCGTGATGCAGTTCAAAGTGGATGCTACTGGTGCGTGGCTCTATAATGCTTCATATATCATGCAACATAATAATGGCGGATTGATGATTTTCGACCCCAAATATGGCATTGTAGCGGGAACTAAACTTTTGTTCGATACCAACGGAACTACGGTTACTCCAGAATTTATTGACGAGTATGGAGATATTGAGTTTGACTCAGATGGTATGCCTGAAAACGCAAACTTCTTTTTGGATTTACGAGACGGTAGTGCATATTTTCGTGGTAAGGTAACGGCTACTTCTGGTAAGATTGGCGGATTTACCATCGAAGATACATTTTTGCATGGTGGTAGTAATTCTAATTATGTGGCGTTGAATGGATCTGGCAGTGGAGCTAACAGTCTTTATGCAATGTGGGCTGGAAGTCCTACCCCAGAAAATGCACCGTTTTCTGTTAGAAAGAATGGAGACCTCTATGCTAAAAACGGCACATTTAGTGGAACTGTGTCTGGAGCATCGTTTAGAGATCGTGCTGGAAATTCTATGATGAATAGTTTGTATGAGTTTACCGCAGATTATCTGAACCTAAACGGAATCAATGTTGGTAATGGTAACTTTGTAGTTGATTCGTCAGGAAATGTTTCTATCAAAGGAAGCATCACAATGGCAGCGGGGTCATCTATTAACTGGGCGCTTGTAAGTGAACAGAATACCGCACAAAGCGCAGCTTATTCCAGAGCGGATACTGCATACAATTTAGCGGATTCTGCTTATTCCAGGGCGAATACAGCATTCAATTTAGCGGACTCCGCTTATGATAATGCTGATGACGCATACAATCTTGCATGGGAAAATCGCCTGACAGATCTGAATGTATTCAATGTTTTGACGGGCGGTGGAAGTAGATTTGGAATTTTTAGTGATTCTACATCAAATAGACTATATATCAACGCAAGTTATATTCGTGCTGGTACGATTGATGCTGATATCGTTACGCTTGGAAGTGATTACGGTGGATTCTGTTGCGGAAGAGGTTCAGATGGTGTCAATACAACCTATGGCGCTATGGTATATGGCTCTGCTGGCCCATACGCAGACTATTATCTTTTTGTAAGCAATAAAGGAGCGATGATGTCGGGTGGAAGTGCGTCGATATATTGTGCTAACAACGGTATTCATGCTTCGGAAGAAATTTCTGTTGACTCAGACATTCGACTGAAAAATGACATTAGGTTTGATGTAGAGAAGTATGAAGATTTCTTCTTGGGATTACAGGCGTCTACATTTTGTTTGAATGGGAGAAATGATAATTTGCGTCATATCGGGTTTATTGCACAAGAGGTGGAGAAAACACGAATTTCATGTGGTATTGATAAGAACGATCTGGCTCTTCTTGAATATTGCAAGAAGAATATTAGGGGCAGTGATGGAGATTTATCAGATAACTACTATGGTATTCGGTATGGAGAATTTATTCCATTGTGCGTACATATGATTCAAAAATTATATCAGCGCATTAGTTATCTCGAAACAAAACTTATAAAGGAGTAACAACTTATGAAAACTGAAATCATGCAGCGTCTGAATCTTATTTTAGGAGCACTTAACTCCATTTCCGTTAGCGGAAAAACTAATCTTGCAAACCTAAGTGGTAGCATTGCGATGTTGGAAGAAGTAGCGCAGAAGTTAAATGGTGTAGAAATTGTGGAATCGGATGAACCCACTGAAAAATAATATGGAGGGTGGTGATGGGCGTGAATTGCGACTATAACCCTTATTCGCTCCCCACCATTGACTTTGTAGGAGGATCAACGCAAGAGTTAGTGTTTCATACCTTCTTTTCTCAGAATAAGAAACCGTTTGATTTATCCTCCTGCACAGCCAGTTTTGCGGTGATCAGTTTTATCAATAAGAATGGATCTCCGCTTATTATCAAAACTATGCAGATTGATAAAAGTGAGGACGGAGACGGGACAGTAACAAATGTTCTGCGTGTGGTATTACAACCGGAGGATACGGTAGATTTGGTGGGTAAGTTTATCTATCAGATTTCGATTCAAGATATCTCAGGTGATATTGAGATCCCGGATCAGGGTATTCTTCGTATTGCAAATAATATCCACAAAAATTTTTCTCGGTAAGCAACACATAAAATCATTTAGAAAGGATGACGAACAATGAATACGACCTATTTTCTAAATTTGGTATCGGGCAATGTGTTCGGTTCCAAAAAATCTCCGGCTATTCCTGAAAAGTATTATCTGGGTTTGAGCAGCACTGCACCTTCCTTGGACGGTAGTGGCGTAACCGAGCCTGGTGATGGTACTGGTTATGCTCGTGTAGAGCTGACATCGCTGAGTGCGCCTATCAATGGTGGCGTGACTAACGGTGGCGCAATCGATTTTGCGGAGAGTACCGCTGAATGGGGCACTATGACACACTATGTCATTTACGATGCGCTATCTGAAGGTAATCTGTTGATGTATGGCGAGTTGTCTGCCAGTCGTAAAGTTGAGGCGGACACGATTATGACAATCAAGTTGGGTTCTCTGAATCTGTCCGTAGTAAACCCCACGGCATAAGGAGCGATAATATATGAAGGAGTACGATATTTTCCTGAAACGGCGTTTGGCCGAGGGCACGATCATCGTTTACTCCCTCCCGTATCGTGATGGCGTATCCGTAGTCAACAGAGTGATTTTGCAGGCAATGTTGTCGTACTTTGCTTTGCAAAAAAAGATTGCAGTGTCCAACCAATCCTCTTTGCTGGCCGAGCTGGATGAAATGCTGGCAACAGTCAGTGAGAGGATTGGCGATCAGGTTTGTCTGGATGCGCACGCTAAACTTGCGCTCAAGTATCAAAATGAGTTAGAACAAGCGGCAATGGAGTTGGATATTCCAACTTTTGTGTTGTTTGCTCAGAGCTTTTTTGCTTTTGAGAATCAGATCGGCATCCAGGTAAGTCAACCAGAGGGTTATACCAAAAGTTCTATTGGTAACGCTTTGAGCAAAATGTCGCTGTTGGTAGCAAGCCTTGGAGAGCAAAAGCAGGTTTTTGAGGCTATTCAAAATCGAACTGTTTTTCAGGCAGATTCCCTGGCGTTTGTAAAGCATGACTTTGAGCAGGGAGAGAGCGCGATGGAAATTGGGCCGGCAAGCCCAGAACTATATTATCGCTACACAATGGGTATGGAAGCCGCGTTTGCGATTGCGGCAAGTATCGGTGAAACAGAGTTCCATTACTCTTTGGGAGACGGTAGTAGTGTGATGAGTATTACTACTTCTAAGCCGGAGACTGCGGCGGAGAAGAGATTGCAAATTAACAATGCCATTGAGATATTCTCATCATTGGTAGTCGAAACGATCAGTATGTTTGCGGTATCAAATAGCGCAGAAATTCTATCGGCGTTGAACGCAGGGATGAAACGGTATCGCCTACTTTCAGAACTGGATGATAAAGCGCTAACTGAAATTGACAATATGACTCTGAAAGATTTGGACTTTGTTGTACTTGCTTAGGAAAGGAGTAAAAAAATGTCACAGGCACATTTGGGGAGTTTTAACGGAACTGTGACGCCAAACATCAATATGTTGGATGTATTCAAGGCAAATGAAATTGCTGATAACCCTAACAGCATCTTGAACTTTGGCGATATGGTGCTGAAGAAATTCGGCATCTCGTGTCCCGCAGGAACCACAATTATTATTAACGGGAAAGAAATCCCGTTGTTTACAGGAGTTTTTGAGCTTGGTATGAATCAAATTGATATCACATCATTGGTTTTCAAACAAGCCGTTGATGTAAATATTTACTATATGTTTTAAGGAGGGGAGTGTATGGCTGATATTCCTTTCTTTGGTGGAGTAGCTACATCGGGCGGAGGATCAGGCGGAACAACAAACTATGATATGTTGATCAATAAGCCGGTAATCAATGTATCAGGCGATCCAGTTGTAATTTGTGATTTGGAAACCGGAGTTTACAACATTGAAGGTACATGGTCAATTACTTCTGACGATGTAAAAAGAGAGACACTGAAAGACGATCTTTTCTATGTATCGAACGATGACGTTGAATGTAGGCTTACTTGGATCTCAGCGGGTACATTCCGTACATATCAAGTTCCCTCTGGAGGCAGCGCATCTGATATTAACGAAGATACACTCGCAACAGCCGACGGCATTATTTCGCAAATGGTCGGACAATTTTAGTTGTGCATTTGAGCATTAGCTCTTTGCAAATAAATAGCCATTTATGGCAGAAAGGATGATGGTATGGCGCATTTCGTTTATACCGGTTTGAAGGAAAATCTTCCTTCAGTTCGTGAGGCGGCATTCTATCTGTGTACGGATACCCGTGAGCTGTATTTTGGGGAAAACCTATTTACAGCGGCAGTTCGCCCGTATACAGGTGAAAGACCCACGAATCCGGCGGTTGGCATTCTGTATGTCAATACAGATACTGGCGTCGGAGAGATTTACGATGGCTCGCAATGGATTCCTCTTATTGGAGACATTGACGCAAGCAACGTGTATTTCGACTCTGATCTGGTATTTACCTATCAATTTGGTAAGTATATTCCTGTTGATGGTAAGGTGACGGTTCCTGCTGAGGGGAAGAGCTTCAAAGAGGTACTGTCAGACGCATACGCAGAGGATCAGATGCCGGATATTACACAACCCTCGGTTTCACTCGTATCGTCTCAAATTAAAGCTTACGAGGTTGGAACATCTGTCACTCCGGCATATACCGCTACTTTTAATCCTGGATCATATGAATATGGCCCAGAGACTGGTGTGGAAGTAGAGAGCTGGGAAGTAACTGACACCAATGGTGGTTCAAAGGACACCGCAACCGGTTCGTTTGATGCGTTTGTTGTTGGAGATGACACAAGTTACTCTATCACCGCGAAAGCAACTCATACTGCCGGCGTTGTGCCTAATACTGCGTTGGAAAATGAGTATGCAGCCGGCCAAATTAAAGCTGGCACAAAGCAGTCTACAAAGTCCAAAATTTCTGGCTACCGGAACAGCTTCTATGGCACTCTTTCGGCTAAAGACGGAGAGATCAATTCTGCTCTGGTAAGAAGCCTGCCCACTAAGAGTAATAAAGCTTTGGCAAATGGCAACACCTTTACGATTACCATTCCAACCGGCGCATTGCGTGTAATGTTTGCTTATCCTGCTACATTGCGCGACGTAACTTCTGTACAGGATGTTAATGGTATGAATGCAGAGATCAAGAGCGCTTTTACTTTGCACAATATTGAGGTTGAAGGAGCTTCTGGTTACACCGCTATTGGATACAAGGTTTATGTAATGGATCTTGCCAATGCAAATGACACTGCAAATACCTATAAGGTAACGATTTAAGAAAGGAGGAAAAGTAGATGGCAAACTTTGGTCAACTGAATTTTGCGGTTAGTTTTAATCCCACCACTGCTTTCCCCCTTGATGCTCGAAGCTATTTTGACAGCTTGAGCGAAGCACAAGCGGCGGCAGCTACTGCTGAAGAGGTAGGCAGCTCTAACAGTGTGTATTATATCGGCCAAACTTTGGTGGTTGTTGAAAATGGCGCTGCAACTCCCTATACCATTCAGCCGGATAAAACACTGAAAAAACCGGGTGTTTCTTTGGATGAGCTTGTTGCTGATTTTTAACAACAACAAATAAAATAAAAAAATGAAAGGAAATGATGAATTATGGCAAATCTGATTTACAAGGGCAATAAGGCAAACCTTCCTGCTAAGCGTAATGCGACTTCGTTCTATCTGTGCGAGGACACTCGTGAGCTGTACTTTGGCGCAAATCTTTATACTGAGGCAGTGCGCTTCTATACTACGGACAAGCCTGTTGCTCCTGCACAGGGCGTCCTTTATATTGACACTGTAACTGGTGCTGGCGATGTTTGGAATGGTACTTCCTGGAGCAATGTAATCAAGGGTTACGCAACCACTATCGCAGAGGGTGCGAATGATACTACTGTGCCTACTACCAAGGCTACTAAAGACTATATTGATCAGAAGGTATCTGATGTAGTCGCTGGCTCTATTGATGGCCTGGGCGCTCTGGCAAGCAAGGATGAGGTGGCCGAGACCGATCTTGCCGCTGCTCTTGCTCAAAAGCTGAATGGTAAGGCCGACCAGACTGCTTTGGAGGCTGAGATCGCTCGTGCAACTGCTGCCGAGGGTCAGAATGCTACCGATATTGATGCTCTTGAGGGTCGTATGGACACCGCCGAGGGTAAGATTACAACTCTGGTTGGTGCCGATACCGGTAAATCTGTTCGCGCCATCGCCAACGAGGAGTTGGCTGCTCAGCTGATTCCTGAGGATGCTCAGGACTCTCTTGATACTCTCGCTGAGATCGCTGCATGGATTCAGAGCCATCCCGACGATGCTTCTGCAATGAACGCCGCGATTGCCGCACTGCAGGCCATCCTGGACGGTATTGGCGATACCGAGAGCGGCGAGAAGGCCACTGTGGTTGCTTATGTAACTGACGCTATTGCAGCTCTGAACATTGGCGATTATGCTAAGGCTTCTGCCCTGACTGCTCTTGCTGGTCGTGTGACTGCTCTGGAGGGCGCAACTCACACCCACGCAAACAAGGCTCTGCTGGATACCTACGCCCAGACTGAGACTGACCTGGCTGACGCCGTTGCAAAGAAGCACGAGCACACCAACAAGACTGTCCTGGACGGCATCACTTCTGAGAAGGTAGCTAAGTGGGATGCCGCAGAGCAGAACGCCAAGGATTATGCTGACGGCTTGGCAGATGATTACGATGCTGCCGGTGCAGCTAATCAGGCACTTGCGGATGCAAAAGCCTATACCGACGAGAAGGATACCGCTATGGGCGTTCGCATGACCGCCGTAGAGGAAATTGTGACCGTAGGCACCTTTTAATCGAGGATACATTATTAGGTTTCTCGAATGACAAACTGCGCCCCCACAATGTGGGGGCGCTTTCTTTATAAAGGAGGTGCGCTGTGGGCTACAATTTTCGAGTTTATGAAACGGTTAAAAGCAAGGCAGAGAATACAGGCATTTGCCCGATCATGCCCGGTCAGTATCTGATTTGTACGGACAGTGGTGATGTCTACTATGACACAGGAGATAATGTGCGCAAGCATTTGACTGACATTATCGATCTTGCAACAGAAGAGGAAAGATTGGCCGTCCTTGCACCGTTGGACAAATTCTATTTCGTGAAAAGCACCGCACATTTTTGGCGGTATTTGAATGGTGAATGGGTTGATTTGACTTCTGGTGGTGGAGAAAGCGTAGCGGTATACGCAACTCTTTCCGCTAATGCGTGGCAAAATGCGCAGCAAACAATTTCTGTATCGGGTCTTGGAGTAAACCAAAATGGCGTAGTTAGTGTAACTCAAAATATTTCAGCTCAGGCAATGGAAGCAGTAAGAAATGGAATGCTGTATGCCTGTGGGCAAGGTGAAGGAACACTGACTATTGCGGCAGACGGAGATGTTCCTACCTGTGATATTCCGGTTGTCATTATTTTACTTCGTTAAAAAAGGAGGTGTTGATGTATGGCGGAAACACCTAATTACGGACTTTATTTAGAAGATGACGCCTCAACAAAATTTCAAATGTGGCGTGAAAAAATGAATGGTTCCGATAATTCAAATATGGTGAAAATCGACACTGCTTTGGGCGAAAAAGCTCAAAAGAGTGAACTGATTACTGGTGTACTATCGGCATCAGCATGGAGCGGAGTTGACTCACCCTATACACAAGTTCTCGCAGTAACGGGCCTTACTGCAAATCAAAACGGAACAATTTCAGTCGCACAAAATGCGACGATTGAGCAGCGGGAAGCGGCTCGTATGGCAATGTTGGCTGTGATTGGACAATCGGAGGGGAATTTAACCATTGCTGCTGATGGCGAAATGCCTGACATTGACATTCCTGTTGTTGTTATTCTCTTGGGTTAAAGGAGGAAATCTTTATGCCTATTATTTCAAATTTTCCAACTGGAGGCGGTAGTGGCGGAGGTCTTCAGCTTGCTGCCGTTTCTAATATTGTAACAAAGGTCTCGCATGAGAAAGTTTATATTAAATGGACTGATCCTGAAGACCTTATTGTTGCTGACTCTACGCTTGCTGAATGGGCTGGTACATTGCTTGTGCGTAAAGCGGGTTCTTATCCTACAAGCAGACGGGATGGAACGGTTATTTTGGATAGTAAGGTGCGTAATCAATATCAGAACGCATATTTTTGTGATAGCGGATTGACTGATGGCACAACCTACTATTATAAGTTTTTCCCCTATACGACAACTAATACCTATACGGAGCATGATGATTGTCAGTTTACGGCGACGCCTGCGGCTCCGGTTATGGGTAATGTAAGCGGCATGAGCGCAGTAGCGGCGGGTAATGGCAAGTTGGCAATTAAATGGACAGACCCTGCAGCTACTATCACTGACGACGGCCTGACGCTTGCTACATGGGCAAAAACAACGGTTGTAGTTAAAGCGGGTGGTTATGCTACATCGCCTGACGATAGCGCAGCTGCGTATAAATTTGTGAGCACTACACGCAATGCTTATGCAAGCACGCCGCTTACAGCAACAGGGTTGACGAACGGAACAACTTATTATGTGTCGTTCTTCCCTGAGTCAACTGATGGAGCAGTAAATACAAATACGGCTAACAGAACCACCGGAGAAGCGAATCGTATGACTATTGCTACGGTTCCTTCGCAAAGTGGTTCTTTGACTTATACGGGAAGCGCACAGACTCCTTCTTGGAGTAATTATGACACTTCTAAGATGGCGCTGAGTGTAACTGCACAAACAAATGCTGGTACATATTCTGCGTCGTTTACGCCTAAAGATGACTACCGTTGGAGTGATGGTAGCACCTCGGCAAAAAGTGTGTCGTGGACGATCAATAAGGCTACTGGTACTCTGACCGTCAGTAAGGGCACTGTGAATCTTAGCCTTGATACGCCAAGCGATACATTTACTATTGGCGGAAACCATGATGGCACAATCAGTGTCGTATCAAACAATACTGGTATTGTAACAGTTTCAAGAAGCGGGAACACTGTGACTGTAAACAATGTCAATCAAACAACCGGCAACACCACTATTACGGTAAGCTGCGGTGCTGGTACGAATTATACTGCACCAGCAAGTAAGACCGTTAATGTGGTTGCTAAGTTCGTTAGCAATGTTTTGAATGAAAACTCTTGGGATGTTATCAAGAGCGTTTCAGACAACGGACAGGGCGATAACTATTGGGATGTTGGTGATACCAAGACCATTACTATCAATG